TCCTCTTTTAAATTTTCTAGCATATCCTCTACACCAAAAAACGGGTTATTTTTCTTTAACTCTTCTCTTTTATATGTGTAAAGAGACAAGATATCTTCTAAATATAATAAAACAGTTTCCTCTAAATCTGGATTTATTTCCATATCTATTATATGCCTATTCATGTCTACTTCATATACTTTGCCGCCGAGGCTTTCAATAAAGTCTATTATCTCAGAAAGCATCTCTTTTTCAGAATACAGTCTATTCATTATATACCCCTTAGTTTAAATGCGCTTGTAGCACAGACATAACCAGCTTTTCCACTTTAATATAATCGGGTTTTACTGGTAGTTTACTATGCTTAAAACTACATTCTATCTTTTTAAATAACCTTTCAGCCTCAGCTTTTACTTGTATTAAAGACCATTTACCTGTTTTTATTTCAAGAAGTTCTTCAAAATCTTCTCTATGTATATTTAATTCACCAGAATTAAGGTATTCATCACCCATCCTAAGTAATCTTATACAGTGGCTGGCATTTTTTGGGTCAAATCCATACTTATTAACTAACTCTTTTCTTTTGCTACCCATATAACCCAATTTAATATTACTTTCCATATGTTTAAGTTGACCATAAGCATAGCCAACAAAAGAGTTGTAGGCCTCTTTTGATATAAATAGTTTTTTATTATCTATTAATAGTTGTCCAGCAGGTGCTTTATTTAAGTAGTGCTCAGATTTCAACCATAGCATGCCTAATACATTAGGATTAGACTTTAATAGCAAATTTACAAATTTTCTAAATTCATAAGATACAACATCATATTTATCTTTAAAACATTCTATTGCCCTTTCATGTTTTCTTTCTAACCCTAAACCTATGTAGTATTCCTTAGGTGCCATGTATACACCCATAAGATCTATATCGTCAATGGAGTTTGGATCTGTGTTGGGTATATACATTCCGTGGGCGATACTTCCACGATATGCTTCTATGATGGTGTTATCTGGGAATAATTCTTTACTTAATTCTGGTGTTAACATTTCTTTACGATCCTTATTATTAGATAGATAGAGGGACGTTACTAATTAATGTTTATTTTATATAATTACAAACTATATTCTCTATTGTTTTTCCATTATCATTTAATAAATATGCCCTTGAATCCAGCATAACTATAAATTCAGAATCATTGTTACGCCAACAACTAATTACTGCCGTTACAGTACATTCCGTACAACCCACAGACATACCATTAATTGTTTCTCCTGGACAATTGCATTTAGTACCTGCATGTACACTTGTAAATACTGCGTCAGGGGCTGGATAATTTAAATATGCGGCGGCGTTATTTGCATAATACATTATTTTTACTCTGGCTATGTTGTCATACAACCACCAAGCTACATCGTCTACTAAGGGTAAGTTAGTGTTTATTGTTGCTGTGTAGGCACGTAATGGTGCGCCATTAGCAGTTGTAACACGTGAATAATCGGCTACTTTTAGTATCATATCTTTAATCTCCTTTCTATCTGTTTATCTATCTATCTATCTATCTATCTAATAGTAAAACTAATTTTTATTTCTGTTACTCTTATTTTAAGTATTTATTTTATTCACCAACTCACTTCAAAATAAGTATAATAAAGTTCCATGCCGTCAAAACAATCAGATCCTGATCTACAAACATCCTTTGTATCTACTATTTTTACCTTGTACCCAGCAGCCTTCAATCTATTAATAAATGGGATAAAAGCTTTGTCATTTAGACAACCAGATATTTTGTAATCTTCCATAGGCTGTATTTTTACAACGTTTTCACCCGCATTTGCTGCCTTGGCTATAATGGAGTCGGTGGTTGCATTTAATATTTTAAGTGCTTCCGCTATAACAGAAGCACGTCTCCTGTCTATTTCTTTTTGTTCTTTTTCTGCTTTGATACGGCGATTACGTGTGTCTAATTTAAGCTTGTTCTCAGCAATTTTTTTAGCTTCTGCAGCACTTATCATATTGTTATCCTCCAAAAGACATCATGTCTAATATAAAATTGCTACGAAAATCAAAAATCAGTGCGTGGTGTCTTATCTTAAAATGTATTATCCGGCCACTCCAAAATCTTTGCACATTTATCCATTGATTCCAACAGCCCTCACTGGCGGCCGGATAGGTTTTCCTAAAATTTACATAGCTAATACGAGGAATTAACCGACAGAGATTAACAAAATATGCAACGACTGTTTTATTCATACACAGTCCTCTGATAAAAATTCTAAATAATCATTTAGGTGATCTCGTAATTTAGTTACTTGTTCGATCCACTCAGGCATAGTCATTTCATAAGTTCTATGTAATCTCGCCCTCTCATGGCAACTTGATATTTCAATAAAATAAAGATCTTCTTCTGAGTCTTGTCTTGAACTCCATTTAATTTTCCCAGCCCATGAAACCACAGTACTAGTAGAGGGTTCATTCTCTGAGGTAAGAAATTCCTTTTTACACCATACAGCTTCCATTGATTTTCTCCTATAAAGTTCCGCGGCGGGTCTAGTGCTCGCTTGCACAGACATGTAGGCTTAAATATTAAATACGCCAAAAATGATGGCTAGTGAAACGGCATGGAATTACCCCATGACTAACGTGTAAAATAGCCAACAACAGTTGCCTACCAGCTTCTCTAAGAGCACGGCCAGACACCATTATGTTCATATGCATATGTTTTAAATACTCTGTCACTTGTTATAACCTCGTCATCGTCAAAATTGGTCACGCCAAGAATCCTACCATTTTAGCAATTGTTTTATTTACCGTTTTTACTTTTACATGGCTTCTATGTAAAGTGTTTTCTATTTGTTTAGATACTGCCCAAGCAACTTGGTTGTCAATAGCGCCTTTGGAACACTCGTAGCCTAACAACAGCTCAAAAATTTTAGCCAGTTTTTCAAGTAGTCTGGCATACTTTTCACCTTTATCTGATGCTACAAGCTTTTTACCTTTACGTACCACATTCACATTATACACACCTAATTCTTTTCGTAAAGTTGTGTATAATATTATTCTAAGCAACGGATTATTTTTCCAGTCTATCTGTCGGTATTTCTTCATATGTAATCCTCCGATTTATTTGTTGTGTGTTTTTTTATGACAATTACCACACAATGTAGTCAAATTAGCCATAGGTTCATTCCAAGGATACCTTTTAGTGTACTGTAAATGATGTACATGCAGTTCTGTTTCAGGGTCCTTACATCTTGTACAACGCCAGTTATCTCTTTGAAAAACCTTTAAACGTTTCTTCTGCCACTTAGGATGTTTAAGGGCTTTATGATACTCTTCTTTTGAAAGCCTGTCAACATTTTTTAGTTGTTTAATAACTTTTCCAGGTTTAACTATTTTTTTAGCCTTTTTATGCGGTTTCTTTACCATATTAATTACACCATTAAACTAAATACCAAAAGTTATTCTAAGTTCTGTAGGCTTGGCGTAATAAACCAAGTCATCACCAGAGCCTGACCAATAATCGTCAGGCTTTACACGACTAATACGTATTTCTATATCAAATTTTTTCTTTAGCTTTGATAAATAGTTTTGAAATCCACTACTATGTGCATAAGGTATTAAACCCCAACTGTAAGTAAGCACGTAATAATCGTTCATATCAGCTATCACTTTAGCTACTTTTGTATTAGAGGAATTAATACTAAAAAAGCTTTTTTCAAAAACCTGTATAAGCTCTTCAGAGGCTTTACGTTCTAATGCTTGTTCTGCCAAAAGTTTGTCTTGTTTTTCTTTCACAATTTTTTGTTGTTTTTTATATTCATTTTCCTGTATAAGTTTTTTAGCAACACTCTTAACAGAAGGAGTAACAGGAGATCTATCTTTTTTTATTGTTTTTACCATGTAAGTTACTCCTAAAAAATATCCATACTTATAGAAGCACCATTAACGATGCCTTCATGTTTTTTATGTCCAATTTCACTTACGTATACCATATCAATATAGATTGATTGATTAGTAAAGTATGAACTAGTGGCTGATTTAAAATCTTCAAATATTTTAGTAACCGCAACGGCTATGTCCATTTCCGCCTTTTCTTTTAGCTCTTTAAATTCTTTAACTGATAAATTTATAGCATCCATTTTAATCCACCTATGCTTTTGCTATTAGGCATATTCTTTGACCCCTTTAAAAGATTTTCTATGGTACTCACAGGGTCCGTAGGTGATTATAGCCTCTCTATGATCTTTTGTCAAGTACCCTTTGTTCTTTCTCCACTTATACAAAGGGAAATTTTTATCATACTCATACATGAGATGATCTCTTACTACTTTAGCCACAATACTTGCCGCGGCTATGGATAGTACCTTAGAGTCTCCTTTAATAATTGGGCACTGTGTAGCTGCTATACTTTTAAGCTTTATAGGACCGTCTATAAAAATATAATCGTAAGGGATATCTAAATCATATAACGCCACTTTCATTGCTAATTTGGTGGCTTCCAGTATATTAACGTCATCTATTATTTTTTGATCTATAACACCTACACCTATATCGCAAGTAGTGCTTAATTCCCTGGCTAACTCTACTCGCTTAGCCTCCGTTAGTTGTTTAGAGTCGGTGACTCTACCAATGAACTGGGCCATAGTATTAGGAGGTATATAAACAGCAGCAGCCACTACTGGTCCGGCGCCACAGCCTCTCCCAACCTCGTCTATACCAACAGGGTGGGTGAAGCTGAGACTTAACGCCTCAGCTTCGTAAGTGTAATCAGGAAATGACTTCATCTGGGTCCACCGCAGTAGATCTAATATTAGCCAGACAGTCGGGTGCCACAATAGGCTCTTCTACAAGGTAGGTGTTTTTAGTAGTTTCGCCCACAGCAGAAGAAGCCACTTGTTGTTCATGTAGTTTGGTCAATGCCTTCAATCTTTTTCTGCGGATGGCACCATCTATTACCCAAATAGGTGCATAGGTACTAACAGGTCTTGGCTTAATAACCACCTTAGTTATATCTAACTGGTAATGTAAACAAAATCGGTGTTTATTACTTTTAACTTTATCTTTTTTAATTAGACATCTTGTGCCAGCCTCATTAAGATTTTTACAAGTATTACATTTAATTTTTTTAGTATTACTTTTTTGCATTTAAATCTCCTTATAAACCTAATTCATCGTCTTCGTCGTCGTCGTCTTCTTCTTTAAGTTTTAAATAGGCACTTAATTCATCAATGTCATTAAAAAACTTATCTGTGTCCATATCTATATCTACTAGTCCTTCAATAAACTCATCCACATCGTCGTCTGCCATATTTTCCTCCTTATTGTGCTATAACTAAGCTGCTATTTCTTTATCTATGTATTTAAATATATCTTGTAATTTACTTATTCTTATAACTTTACTATTAATATACCATTTATTATATGGCCTGTCAATTAAAAAATTTACTGCTTTGGTGTGCTCTAACATGGATTCTATATTTACTGCATGGTCATCTATATAAACGTTCAAACCTAACTGTCTACCCAAAAGTCCTTTATTACTACCATGCCCTAGGGCGTGTAATGAAGTATAAGGTATAGCATGAGTATCAAACCATTTTTGCGTAGCAAGTAGGGCAGCCTCAGGACGTGCTGTTATGAAATGCACATCATGTCCAAACGCAAATAATTTTTTTATCGTTTCCGATACCCCATAGTAGGGTGGTGCATTATATAAATAAGCGGTATCATTAACCCAAGCTATAATATCTTCTGCTATACTTTTATTTGTTTCATCACACTCTGTATAGTTATTTGAAAAAAAATTATACTCCGCAAAAGTAGAAATTGTGTTTTTAACTCCCCACTTTAAATGTATGGAATCCAGTATTGATGATAATAAATCACACACAACTTCATCAACGTCTATGCCAATGTTCATATTATGGTTTCCTTAGTAAAGTCATTAAAATGAATAGTATCTTCTTTACCTAAATAACTGCCTTTTTGTATTTTTATAATTTCCAATGGTATTTTACCAGGATTTTCTAAGCTATGCCATTCTGTCATAGGTATATAAATACTTTGATTTTCAAAAAGTAACGTATTATTATCACCACAAGTTACTGAGGCGGTGCCGCTAAGTACAACCCAATACTCTAAGCTATGGTAATGCATTTGTAAGGGTAGTTTTTTACCTACATCTATGGAAAGCAGCTCAACTTTAAAAGTATTCTGTTCTTTTAATAGAGTGGAAGTACCCCAGAATTGTTTTAGGCTGTCAGCACAATCTATGTTATTAATGGCCATACTCATTTTGTATACTTCAAATAAAAGTTCATTGCTTCTATGGCTATTACCAATTCGTATTCCGTTAAAGATAAAGTACCTGGGTTATTCACGTCACTTATAGAAGCAAGGGATAACTTCATTTTATTTCCTATTAAACTAGCAGTGCTTAAACGTTTTACATGAAACTCTTCGCAGTATTGTTTATAGCCCTCGACCGTTGTTGTATCTACCATACTTATATTCCTTAGTAAATGTTAGTTAAACAGTATTAAACAGGGTATTATGCTTTATATAATATCACATAATACCCTGCTTGTCAACAATTAATTATATTGTATAATTAGTCACAACGAGAATAGGCGCAATTAGTACATTTAATACAACTTTCTGATCTAATTAAAGCTACTTCTCCGCATTCTGGACATACATTAGAACTCTTTTCATATTTATATTGTTTTATATATGAACCCAGTACTCTTGCCACTACTGCGCTAAAATCAGTTATTTCGCCATTGGCTTTACGTAACTGTTGTTGAATAAATTCTAACGGGGTACCGTGTCTTAATGCCAAACTAAGAAGACGTGTCAAAGCTCTTTGATTCGACGTCATTAAAACATGAGCTAAGTCTTTATACTCCACTTCTGCTTGCCTAATAGTTATTTCTAAGGAGTACTTACCACCCCCCTTCTTAACTATTTTACCAGCTTTACATGTTTTAGGTACATATAGCCCTTCTTCTACCTCGCCGGCAAAAATTTCATAAGGGTCACCATCCATGAGACCTATAATAACAAGCCATGGAATACCTTTAACAGAACAGTGATGTATACTGCATTCCAAAGAGTCTGGCCTTTTGGGGGCACAAACAGGCATTATACGAGTGGGCCTGTTTTCTGGGGAGCACAGTGATTGAGTTGGCTTACTATCAAATTTATTCTTATTTGTTATTGGATCTTCAAAAAGAAGAATACCTTCCCTTGAACCATCAACATAAACAGAAACAGCCCTAACTCCGTTATCATAAGCAGACATATAAATGTTTTCTACATCTGCCACAGTAGCAGAACTTGGTAAATTATATGTACAACTAATAGAAGCGTCAAGCCACTTATACACCGCGGACATAAGTTTTATTTTACGTTGTGGATCTATCTCATGTGCTGGTTTAAAGAAGCCCTCTGGCACGTATTTTTTAATTATATCTATAATTGCCAACCCGTATTTGCCATCTTCATCCAATGTGGCGCCGCCAAAAGAAACAAACCTTTCGTAATCATTAGATTCTGGGTCCATTTTGGACATGACGTACTCTCTCAATCTATCTGGCATCATAAAGTAGTGTGTATAATTTCCTTTATCAATAGCCCTGGTACGTCGCCAATAATACAATCCCATTACAGGTTCAATACCAGAAGATATACAAGGTGATGGAAATGTGCTGGAAAGTGAACCAGCGGGGGCTATACTCATATGAGCCATATTGCGCATATGTCTTACCTTAGTGGCGTCCCCATCAAAAAACTCATTAACCATATTATTAAAATACGTTGTATTCATATAAAGATTTTTATCCTCAATGAGCCTAAACGCAGCAGCATCTCCTTTCTCTTCACCTAATTCCATAGAAGCTTTAAAAACTTGGTGCGCGTAACACTTCATAAACTTTTCTACTGCTACTATTGCCTCTTCTGAGTCGTACGCTAAATTTTGTTTTAATAGCCAGCCATGTAAATTTGTTATACCCATACCAATTTCACGTAGTTGCTCTACAATCCAGCGTTGTTGTGGTACTGGACTTAAATTATTACATAGCTCATAGTCAATAACATTATCTGCCATACGTACCATTAAAGGCACTATTACTTCCAATTCTTTTGTATAACCCTCTTCGATGATGGAAAAATTCTCCATGTTACAAGAAGAAAGGTTACAAACAGAATAAGGGGCCATAAATTTTTCCGAACATGCGTTCGAAGAATGAGGTAAAAATCTTTCATCTCCTATGTGATCATAAATGGCTTTATACATAATACTATTTTGTAAAAGATTTCTATACTGTATACCAGGTTCGGCTGTTTTCCAAGCGCGTGTTGCTATGTCACTAAATAATTTTTTAGCATTGACTGTTTTAGTTACTACTTCACCGGTACCTTTTACTTCAAAACGTAATTCCCATTCTTTATCTGCTTTAACAGCAGCCATGAAATCATTAGTAATCTGTACAGATATATTAGCATTATTTATTTTTTTAAGATCATCTTTACAAGAAATAAATTCTTCGATGTCTGGATGGCTAACAATTAGTGACTCCAAAAGAGCTGGTTTACGTCCCTGTTGTCCCACATAATCACCGACCCTGTTTATTTTATCCATCCACGATACCACGCCAGTTGATTCACAGGCAGCATTATTAAGTTTGCTACCACGAGGTCGTAGGTTAGAAAAGTCGATGCCTATACCTTGTCTGTAAGCGGCACATTTCATAACATCATATTCGCATTGAGCTATTGATTCTAGGGTATCTTCATACAAAGGAATTGTAGTACAATTACACATTGAACTCTTTCTATTAGAACCAATGCTAGACATAACACTACCACCAGGACGAAACCACCCTTCCCACATCAAGGAGAACCAAACATCTTTATAATAGGAGGCTTTAACTAAATTCTTTTCCATATTTGCCAAACTATTAGCAATACGAAAAAAAACCTCAGCGGGCGTTTCTTTTGTGCCATCCTCTTTATACATTGCATACTTAGCATTAAAAATGTCAACAGAATAAGAGTTATTGGCAAAGTATTCTTCAACAGAAATATTTTTTACTTCATCGAATTGCACAGTTGGTTTGTACATAAGTATTATTGCTCCTCAAAAAGAGTAGTATCAAAAACGTTTGTGCCAGTAGACCCAAAACCACCTCTTTCACCATCTTCTAGCGCATCTACAATCTCAAATACCAATTTAGGTTGAATCTTGCTTAGCCTAAATTGACAAATTCTATCATTCATTTTTATGGTAGTATCTCTTATAGCGTAAGCCATAAAACGCCAAATATCTTTATCACCTGAATAGGTATTATCAACAATACCGTAGTGGTTTGCTTGCAGTATGCCAAATTTAGCGGCGGTGGAACTTCTAGGCACTATATTAGCTTCGTAGCCCGCAGGAAGTTTCATACTAACACCAAGGGAGATTAGTTTTAAATCCCCTTGTTCAAGTGTTATATCTTCGGCCGCACGTAAGTCAATCCAATCCCCTATATCAATTTTAGTTATGGGTATTAAATCTTTTACATGGTATTTAACTTTAATCACTAATTCTTTATCATTACATTTACAAGCTGCCATTATATACCTCCGTGTTATTAATTAATTCATCTTCTAAAACATCGTGACCGATGCCAGTAGATAAGTCTATTACCTTATATATTGTTGTATTATTTAAATACTTACCAGTAACAATAAAAACCGGTAATATATTATTTCCTTTAACTATTGGTTTATTACAACAAAGTGTGTTTATATCAGATAATGTTATACGTTTTTTATTAAACATACACTACTGTTCCTTATCACAATTAGAACAAACCAAACGTTGTCCGTATTTACCACCATCAGCAAATTTAAATTCTTGGCCACCACAGCCGCCTTTGTCTTTATCACATGTACCCTTCATCCAGCAAGCAGATATAAGAGCATCCGTTTCCATTGGAATAATTTTAAAGTACATATTAAAACCATCCTTTATTGCTTGTTCAACTATCTTTGCTACTTCATATCTGTGTTCATAGTCGCATTCAACAATTAATTCATCATGCACAGTTAAAAGCAACTTAACATAATAGGGCAATACTTCTAAGCGCTCTACAAGAAAAATCATGGCCTGTTTAATGGTATCAGCATTCGAACCTTGAATGGGTGCGTTTTTAGCCTGCCTTTTAACGCCATTAATTATGAACTTTCTATCTGGTGAATCATATTTAGGTATGTCATAGAAGCGTCTACGTCCTATAATAGTTTCACTGTATCCTTTTCTTACAGCTTCATTGGATAAATCCTCTAACCACTGCTTAATTTTAGGAAACATCGTAAAGTAATTAAGCATCAACCGCTCTGCCTTCTTTTCTGATATCTTTAATCTACGAGCCAAACCAAACTTAGAAAGACCATATGCTAAACCGAAAGTTATTGCTTTTGAAGCTTTACGTTGTTCCTTAGACACCTTATCATATTCTACATTAAAAACACCGGCAGCTGATTTGGTGTGTAAATCGATTCCTTCCAAATAACAAGAAACAAATACAGGGTCTTGGGACATATTGCCTATAATACGTAACTCAGCTCCTGACATATCTGCCGTTATTAAAGCACATCCTTCTTTTGCTATAAAACAGCTTCTATATATTTGTTTACCTGGTATATTTTGTAAATTAGGATGGGAACTACTTAATCTACCAGTCTGTATTAATTGTTTAAAATCTGTATGTAATCTTCCTGTGGCTGGATGTATTTTATCCAATAAGGGTTGTCCGTAAGTTGAAATAAGCTTTTCAGCTTTTCTATAAGCCAGAATATTATCAATTACAGGAACGCCCGCATATTTTTCAAGTTCATCGACAGCAGTACCTTCAACCTCTACCCCATATTTTTTAAGTGCCTCTTTAAGTTGCTTAGGACTATCTATATTTATCAGGGATACTCCAAATAAAGTTGATTGGTTTTCGGTAGCATCAAGTATTTTTGTAATTTGTACATGGAGCTCTTCTTTCTTTTTAGCCACTTCCTGCATAATTGAAAGCCAGCGCTCGGTATTAATTGTTATGCCATTTAACTCCATTTCAGCCATCGGCTTTACGAAATCGAATTCTAATTGACACACTCGCTCTAATTTATGTTTAGCCACTGATAATAGTTGTGCATCACGTATTACGCCTAAGGTACAAACGTCTAATGCCGCGTATTCAAGTTGATACTTTTGAAATTCTTGTTCGTAGTCTGAAAAAGTACCTCGTGGCTCTTTGTCCATTGACAAGCCTAGATATTTTTGTACCAACACAGATAAAGAAGATCTAACATAGGGTCTGCCTAAATTTAGCAACTGTTCAGTCAGCATTGTATCATATATATTGTTTATATAGAAACTATAATGATGTTTAATCATTTTAACATCATATAAAGCATTTTGAAGTACTTTTAATTTGGTTTTATCTTCTAAAAGATCTTTAAACAACAAAACATCAAATTCACTTTTACCTATGTCTTTTCTAACATCAAAAACAAAAGGCTGTCCCTGCACACCTAATTGTAACAAAACTAATTTTCCATCAAAAGGTGACAGGGAAGTGCCTTCCGTATCCACCTCTATCATATCAAATTGGTTTATATAGTCTAAGGCTGCCTTAGCGTCGGCAAGTTTATTAATATATGTATATTTAGGGGCAGGTAATTTAGCAATATTCTTATCAAAAACACCCATAATTTATCCTTTAAACTCTTTTATTAAATTAACTATTTTAAACATTTTGTGATAAAATATTTGTTCCCCAGGTTTGCCTGTTGTATATATAGGATCTATAATTACATCTAATATTGTAGAAAATTTACGTGCTTCGGCAAACTTACTACTACGTTTCAGACAGCCTACAAAGTAACCGCATATAGCTATCCGTATACGTTCGATAGATACCGTTTTAGCTAAAACCTCATAATGTTTACAAGATTCTAACCATTTACCTGCTAGCAAAGACTTGCTCAACTCAATTATAGCAGGAGTATTTTCTGCTGCTATACCTCCTAAAATAGCACTTGCGGAATCTAGCGTCCAGGAGCCTTCAGTAATAATAGAATCCAAAGCCACAAGAGCATCCCTGGGAATGCCCTTTGTTTCAGATATGATGAAGTTTAAAACTTCCTCATTATAAACAGTTCCCTCAAATTCTAAAACATTTGTTAAAATAGCATATAATTGATCTTGTGGTAAAGCATCAAAAGCCACTTTTGTACAACGACTTAAAAAGGCATTACCACCTTCTTTCTTACTTTGTAATTCTTCTGGTCTGTTTGTACAGAATATAAAATAAATATATGAGTAGCCATCTTCAGCATCCTTTAATAACAAATCTTTTGCCGCGGCAGTAAGCATGTGCGCTTCATCAAAAATGATAACCTTGTTTCTTGAATTAAAAGGTGCGAATGGTAAAGTATCCACGATATCACTCATGTCTGATTTACCACCATCCTTTCCTACGTTATGCTCTGTAACATCCATGCTACTGCCATTAAATATAGAAAGACATGAATTACACTTTAAACAAGGCTGAGATGTAGAGGAGGCTACTGACTCACAATTTAACCCCATAGCTACTATACGGGCTGCTGTGGTTTTACCTGTACCCGCCGGACCACTAAACAGTAAAGTGTGGGGTAATTTACTATTATCCAGGTAGTTTTTTAGTATTGTTTTACTGATGTTGTTGCCCACAAATTCATCGATAGTACAGGGTCTATATGCTGTTTGTAAGCTATTACTTCTATTTTTTGATATTCTCTTTATTAACATAGACGTCTCCGGTCAATTTCGTTTTTAAGTAATTCATAAACTTCATATAAAACACCATCGCCAGAAGAAGTATTCAAGCAAACGGCTACTTTGTTTTTAACCTCTTTATTAGCATTACTTGGACACATAGAAAAAGGTATTCTATTAATGCATGGTACGTCACTATACCCAAAACCAATATAAAGTATTTCATCTAATGTTACTTCATAACGATGTAGTATCTTAGTAACAAATTCCACTTTTTCTTTTTCTGCCCAGTAAAAAGGAATATTCTTGCGTCTGAATAAGTTGTAATTTACATACTGATCTTTGGCTAAAAAAGTAAATTTAAAGGTTTTCTTTAACTCATTTACAATATCTAAATCTTGCATATTGAATGATTTAAATGGTACATTACCAAGTTCATCATAAGTGATTAACCCGTCCGTTATTACACCATCGACCTCACTCACTATAACTTTCAATTTAACTAAGTATTCATCTATGTTAATCATATCTAATCCTATTAATTATAAGAAAACTTTAATTTAATCATTGTATCTTCTGCGCGGCCCCAGAAATACTCTAAGTCTTTTTGACCAAAAACTAAACGCCACACACCCACATCTTTAAACAATGGTTTATACAAAGTTAGATCTTCCAAAGGCTCTATGAGTTTATTTCTTGGTTCTAATTTAAAGTAATCTCCAATGTGCATTAACATAGCAGCGCCATCAATAAGCATCATATCGTAGTTAACAAAGTACATCTTTTCTAAGTTACTATTAATAAACCCTTGCACATGATCTACCCAGTACTGTACTGGGTCCGAAAACATTCTTGGATCTAGGGGATTTTTAGTTTCAGCAGTTTTTTCAAATAAATCCTTATCACTATAAGCCTCTATATATCCCATAATGTACTGTCTAAAAGTTTTACCTTCGAAATGTTTTTTTGTGCCAGGTTGTTGCTTCCAATATTCATAGCAATCATATAACACGTCTCTGCCATCCCTTACAACATATAGAGCTATGTCACTATCCGCAATAGCTTTCACCATACTATCTGAAAAATGCCAGTGATTTTTGTCGAAATCATTACAATAGTAATTAGCCATTATACTTCTAACAACATAAGAGGCGCCTGATTTTCTATGACAAAAAACTCTATTTATGTTCTTACTCATTTTTTATGCTCCCATAATATCTTTGGCATAACAACTGATTTCAACTCTTTTGGTACTATGTCTTTAATAGTGACCATTGTATATTCTATCTCTTGTTTTATACTTCTTGTAGGAGTATAACCTAAACTAGGTAAAATGTCAACAACATAGTTGTAGTAATGTTCTCCTGTATACTCATTTCTTGGAGAAGGGATATGCTGTGTAGAGCTGGGTATCCCTAATTTAGTAGCTACTTCTTCTACAAATTTAGTTATATCAATTATTGAATGCCACTCAGATAACTGATTCCATACCTGTACTTTGCCCGCCGCTGGTGGATTGTTTACAGCTATCTCTAATGCCTGCACACTATCATTTAATGATATAAACCCTCTTTGGTGTAGCCCCTCTCCATAAACAGTCATTGGGATACCTAACAGTGTTTGTACAATAAAGCGATTAATGACAGTGCCTCCTGCTTCGTCGCTATCAAGTCTACTATATACCTTAGTTTTATCTATTTCATCCGTATACGATCCGAAAACAACAGACTGTTGTACGTCGGTGCATCTCAACCCCCAAGTGCGCGTTAAAAAATCTATTATATAAGTAGAAGCGGTTTTTGAACAATGATATAATGATCCCGGCCTTCTAGGGTAAATCATTTCATTGGACATCCTGCCCTTATGATTAATCTTAATGTAACCCTCTTCGATATCTATATTACTATAATGATCATATTCACCTGTTGTTCCTATGGTAATATAATGCGCATCTGGTGTATGTGCCTTCATATACCACAACAAATTATTTGTAGGTATTATATTATTCCTCAAAGTAAATTCAGCCTTCTCTTGTGAGATCTGACTGAATGGGGCAGAGGGTATGTGTGCCAAATTAATGATAGTGTCTGGTTTATACGTAACAAACAGTTCCTCTACTTTGTTACTATCTTGTAATAAGTCAATAGCATAAAATATAAAATCTCCCAAAACACTAAATTTACTAATCTTTTCTACCATGGGTAAAACAGGTGTAGCAGACTTAGAGGTCATTAGATCTTGTATCCAATATCTTCGTAAAAAGTTATCTACACCAATTACTTTAAATCCCTTATTTAACAAACGTTGTGTTAAAGCATTGCCAATGTAACCATCGCACCCTAAAAGTAAAACTGTGTTATTCATATTAAACCCCCAAAGAAATCCTAAAAAGCTGCGATATCACCGTGGTATCTTTTAAAATAATTTCCTTATTTTGCTGTTTAAACCATTCTGGAAATACTTTATTATACAGCTGGTAACACCAAACCGTTTTATCGTGCTCATACAGAACATTAGTAAAGTATTGTTGCCAATGTGAAAAAGGTATAGAACCAACTAATCCAAGTGATTGGGTTATGGCAGAATGTTTACGCACCAATGGTGTGAGTATACGTGAGCCATTTTCCCCCCAACTTAATGTTTTTTTAGTATCGATAAGTGTATCTTGTTGTTCTATATACTCATTGATTAATACACCGTTAGGTATGCTTGCCATTACACCTACTGATGCAAGGCCTTCATGCTGGGTTCTATATAAAAAATCTTTTCTATTTAATAAAGGTACAAGTTCATCGGGAGAACGCATAACAATTGTATCAGCATCGAGCCATATACCGCCATACTTTTGTAAAAGTTTAGCTCTAATATAATCCGCTTTAATACTAATGTTCTCTCTGGGATTATTGGACACTTTTAATTTATTTAAATCTGTTCTTAATTCAGGTATTAAGTCGTGTATATTTAAGTTATCTACAAGTTTAAATACAAAGTTATCTGTATTACAATATTTATCCATAGAATCAAAACATAATTCTAAGTATGATGGTGTTTTTAAGCCGGCGGGGTTTTCCCAATAAGTCCAAACAGTAATAGGAATTTGCATTTAAAGCCTCCATAAACCAAAAATCCGTTTAAACCCGGACTCTTCAATAAAAGTTAGTGGAGCTGATAAATTAAATGGATCTTTTTCTAAATTAATTTCTCTAAACCCATATTCAGATGTGTATAGTGATCGCTTGCTCGTAAATTTTTCAGAGGATGTCGGTGTATTGCTGATCACATTTCTATATGAGGTGGTCATTAAATAAGGTGAACCACTGGCTTTAAATAATTTTAAAGCTTTAATTACAGAAGCATCAGGTAAATGAAATAAACAATCTCTACAAATAATTAAATCAGTCCTAGGTAATGGCTGATTAACTAAATCAAATTCAATAAAAGAAACCTTAGGATATTTTGTTTTATTGACATCTAACATTTCTTTGTTTATATCGTAACCTACATATGTAGCAGTACCTAAATCTACTAAGTTCATCCAAGCAAAATCCCCACAACCGGCGTCACTAATGCTTCTAATATTATAATTTTTTAGTTGGTCTCCGATAAATTCCCTAATTTTAGTAGTAACACTAACTGCAGATCCAATACCGCAAGGTAAATTAATCTTGCAATTATCTTTCCACAATGCCGTAGCTATTTTTTTATTTGCGTTCATTTTACAATCTCCAATAGATTAACAAAATTATTAAATGTGGTTACTTTACCCCAAGCCTTCAAATCTTCTGTACTCCAACCATAAACATGTTGTTCATAAGGGTTACCCGCAACACCACCACGTTTTTGAAATCTATTTAAAGTAGGGGTAGTTATAAAGGCATTCTTACATTTATCCCGGACCAGATTCATCATTTTAATGCCATCTTCTTTTTCAAAATGCTCTACAACATCGCAAAAAGTAATTAAATCATAGTTACCTAATGTAGGTAATATATCAAGTGCATTGCCAATAAAAATTTTATTGTATATTTGTCTATGTATTTCAGTGATGTACTCTTCATATACTTCTATGCCATGTATAACAGTCTCAGGTTTTCTAAAACGATTGTTCCAAATATCTGTGTATTCTCTGGCTAAGAAACCATATTTTCCAAACCCAATCCCTATGTCTAATACGGTTTTTGGTTGTAAGTCGATGATTCTGGAAGCTATGTGTGCTATGGGGTAGGGTCTCGATGTTGGCATGTTATGCTCCTTTATTTTCATTTATTTGGGTATTAATAACTCTATTGGACAAAGGTATATTTAAAAAAGTTAATAACTTAGATTGTGTGGTTTCATCATTCAATACTTCTTCCGTATTAAATAACATAAAATTGTCTTTAAACGCTGCAGCATATTCTGCTGCTAAATTATAATAGTCGTCCCAATATTGTTCTATTGCATCTATTTTTGGTAGATTATATTTTGGATAACAATTATCATAAATTGGATCAAGGCGCCACAAGTTACTGTCCCAATAAATACTATCCCTAGCTGTCCAATGGTTTCGTTCTTTTAGCCCTGTTTTAGTGTTAGCAGCGGTCTTTTTAATATAGCTAGCAACAGTGTCTTTTTTAGTTCGTTTAAGACAAATAAATTTTGAGTTTGGGAATTTATCCAATATGTATATAACATAAGGTAAATGCCAAAAAGATACATCACATGACGAAAAGCCCCAGGGCCTATTTTGCATATACGCAATGGTTTTATCTATGTGTCCTTTGCTAAACTGCCATGGAGTTATTACTAACTCATGAGTTGAAGTAAAGTCGTTCTGCAGACCTAACAATTCTTTAAGAGATACAGTACCGCATCTACCTGTACCAAGACCAAAAATAAGTTGTTTCATTAAAGCACCTCATAGTATTTTTTGTATTTTTCTATGACCCCTTCATTTATTACACGTTGGGTCCAACCTCTATGTGGGGCCTCAGCCAAAGCGTCCATAGTAACACCTATATCAATTAAACTTTTGTTTCTTATATTATGATCTTTCCATAAGCGTTTGGCTAATACACGTGTAGCCATACCTATTACAGGAAGAATTATATCACAAGTTTGTAGTTTGTCAAGTATTTCTTCCATTTTACGATCTAAGGCATAATAAGCATTGTCCACCCCTGTAAAAGATACTGTGTGTTTAATATTAAACATCTTTTCTATAAGGTTACTATTACACAAAGGTTCGCCGGCTACCAATAATACTTTTTTATCATAGAACATAGTATCAATAAATTTTACAAACCACTCTAATTTATGTTCAAAAGCATATTGAAATATTAACGCATGATAACCTTCGTCTGGGTTACCTCGTAGTAACTTCCAAATATGTCTAAGCTGCCCATCCAGAATTTGCTGCTGTACTCTATTTTTTATCCAAAAATAACTACCGCTCCCATCTTCAAAGGAACCGGCAGTACTAGCTACTACATAATTTAGATCGAATATTTGTAAAGCTTCCCTTAATTCCTGTCGTAGTTTAACACTATTTCTATGCCTTTGTTCATTAGGTGCTCCTTGTATAAGAGTTAAATCTCCATCACCAAACCTTACAAAGTAAAATGGGGAACCCCCATTTATCAATGTGTCTAAATGATTACTTGTTTGTTCTATTGTTTTCAATTAAATTACTCCTTATATTAAGGTAAGTTCCCCAGACCAAGCGTCTAATTGCGATGCAAAATCTACATAATCTTTATAGTTAGGATCTAATTGCATCATTTTGGCTGCGTTTAATGCAGTATCTCTCAAAGCCTCGACACGATCTGCGAACTCCGGGTGCTTAAAAGGTAGTTTACCAATCCTGTTTTGACCATAAAATCCTATGTGTATTTGTCTGTCGCACATAGGAGAATAAGATCTTAAACCTTCTTCAATAAAAGCAGTATCTATTAGTCTATTAACAAGACCGTCCCAACCAATATGCTGAAATAAATTTTTACGCTCCGCCCTGTATTTAGATCTTTTGTCATCCCCATTGCGTTTATTAACCAAATGGATGATGGTCTCTCTATTAGTATAATAATCATATGTGGCATAAGGCCTTACATACTTATTAAAAAAATATCCGTTCATTAAACAGGCCGGCGCTTCAAATAGGTTTGTAGCTTGCACACCAGTTATACTTGTATTAGGCACTAATCTACGACTAGCATTAATAACAGAAAATTTATTACCCTTTAATAAGTTTAATGCTGTATTCATATATGTAAAGTAAGTTTCATGCAGCAAACAATCATCTTCTATGTTTAATACATAATCTGCGCCTTCAAAAAAAGCCTGCTTAAACCCTTCTAAAATATTACCCCAACCAAAATGCCTAAATGATCTTGTAACAACTGTTTTTTCAAAAGGATAATAATCTTGAATTAGCTCAACACATTTAGGATCAGCGTTGTGTTCTAATGCAAATAAAGTACTATAATTGTCTGTACTTAGTTGCTTACGTGCTTTTATTTCATACTCCATAGACAGATAAAGCATCTCTGGTCTATTATATACAGCCCTTAATATACACCCATTCATCTACTTACCTCATTTTTTATATACTTCCAATATAAAATTAGATCCTTCAAAGCTATGATTTGAAGGTATTAAATTAGCAGCTATACATAAATTAGATAGCCATTTGACATCAAACATAACAAAGTGAAAGTTACCTGGGTAATCTTGTCCACCAAACATATGGTAAGAAACAAACTTAGCATCACCTGTTTGTCTATAATATTCCACAGCCCATTGCATATTTGGTGTACGAATTTCCATTACACCGCCATGCTTTAATAATCTGGCCCATTCTTTAAGTAGACCAATAGTTTTGCTTATTGGGAAATGTTCTATTATATCGCTCGCAAGTATATAATCAAACTGCTCATTGGGCAGGTCTACTGCCTCAACATTACCTACTATATCAACACCTTCTAAGGGGCGTATATCTAAGTTTACACACGTATACCCTTTGGGATATTCTTTATATATGCGGTTGCCACAACCAATGTTTAAAGTTTTTTTAGTCATAATATATTATTTTAATTCAAGTTCTTTAAGTAATTTTGTACCAATGGTGGTTAAAGAAAAATTAGTATTTATATACTGCTTTAATCTTTGCCCTGTTGTTTTGGCGGCCTCTTTATTGTCATAAACAAACTTCATTAAGTCAGCGCCATTTTTCACATCAGGCTCTGCCCAAAGTTGATCACCTCTATACCATGGACTCCATGGCATACCATAAACGGGTGTTAGTGTGTAATTTACTAAATAGCTATTATCTTGTTTGGCATATTCTGTCACGCCGCCAAACCCTGTAACTACTATGGGATTACCAAAAGCTCCGGCCATAAAAGGCCCAATACCAAAACCCTCACCGCGGTCTAATGAGGCGTAACAATCACCTCTTTTATGTAATCCATTAACTTCATCTTCTGTTAGCATGTCTGGTAATAAATAAATGGGTGGATATTTGTCCATAGGAGTAATAGCTTTTAGTTTTCTTATGGTAATTCTTATGGCATCTTTTTCTTCCTCGCTGTAATCACTACGATAAGTTTTTAATACAAGAGCCACATCTTCATTATTCTGAAACGCATGCCAGTATGCCTTTATTAATGCTGTCGGATGTTTTCTTTCAGTCCATTGAAATATAGCATAAAACATATAGGTATCTTTGGATACTCCTTTTACATCAAAAGGAGTAGATGTGGCTACATGACTTAAATCCATACAATGAGGCACTACACCAATAGGGATTGTAACACCACTGTGTTTAAACACCTCTTTGTTCCATTCACAACCAACTAAAACTTTATCAACAGTACTATTAATGTAGCTCTTCCAGTCTGGATGCAATAGATCTGTTTCCCATATAGTGTAACCAACATTTTTCTTGTCTTTTTCTCTGTATCTAGACCAGAATTCAGGTGTCGTGTGTATAATTACTGTATCGTAGTCCACCTTAGCATCCATTAACTTTGTTAAAAGAACCCCATCAGCACCTAAGTCTGGTTTTGACTTTTCAAAAGAAATTGGATCTAACGTTATAGGTACACCAAGTGAATGGAGTGCCAGAATATTACCACGACAGGCTTTTGCATAACCTGAATTGTCTAGAATTGGCCCTATATATTTTATACCTTTAATTGTCATTTCTAAACCTTATAGAAAAGTGCCTAATCCTGGTAGACACTATTAAATACAATATGATTCCAGGAAACCTGTTTTTATACTTACATTTGTGGACCAGAGGGCATAGGACCACTAGCGCTATCGGGACTAACATCAAAGGATACTCTTGCAGTCTCTGATTTAACCAAACGACTCTCATCCAGCCATGTCCAGTCAGGGATACTTCCATCCGTGTTTATTCTCTGTGGCTGCAGTCCATAATGAATACAACCAGTAGAATAGAAGGCTACAACCATTGCAACACCATCTAAACCTGTTACTTTGTCTTTTAATAAATCACCGTTAGTAAACTTAGCTTCTCTCATAATAATGCTCCTGTAAATCTAATTGTTAATGTTTTACGTACAACTCTGATTATTTTACTTCAATGTGTCTACTTTTATATCATCTTTCCAAAGATGATAAGTAAGAGGCGTCCTATTTTCTCGGGCAGAATAATGACTATATTCATCTTTGGTGTCCTTTATGAATTGTAAATACGCGTGATATTTACAACAAGCAAAACACCTATACTCACTTTCTAAAATTGTCCATGCGCCTATTGATGTTAAGTAGATAACAACATATGGGCGTACAAAATATGTCTTAGTGTTAGTAAAAAGCTTATTAAATAATTTAATAATTTTATCAAACATAATAATCCCCCATTTAAATACTGCTATAATATATTATAGTGCTAAGCGGACGGTGGTTATATCTAACAAAATTTCACCATCGGAACCGCTGGTTTGTAATTCTTCACCAGTAACTTTGTATATTATAGCAAAATAATTGCACAAAGTCAATATCTCTTTTGAAACAGATAACCCAATCTCCACTTTACCTGTTAAATGATTTATAGATGGCTTTATATTACCTGAGGCTATTATGTTTGGCTCGTGTGGATTATTAGTTCCACGATAGTATGTTTCAAACATCATTGTATCTCGTTGACTTAATACATACAGTAACAGCTCATATAAGAGTAGTTGTGCCTTTTAACAACAGATTTAGGTTTAGGACGATCGTAGATGCGTTCTTTCCAATGATCTTCATCACCACAAACAGGACAAACTGCATGATGAAATAGATACCAATAAAGTCTATTTTGCTTTTTTTTACTATTCTTCATCTTGTTTCTCCAAAGAAGTTTTCCACATAGTGTAACCAGCGAGGACCTCCTCTTTGGTGGGGTATTTACCACAACTACGTGCTTTATTTTCTGAACAGTAGCCGGCTTGTTGACATTTAGGACCAACATTTTTAAAAACTACTGGTAGTGCTTCCTTACATAAAGCCAGCATCTCATTGGCTACATTACGAATTTCCCATTGCGCTAATGTACAGCAGCGTAAACCGAAAAAATGTATTAAGCTCACACAATTTTTAGTTGTCACTAATCTTGTGATAGCAGCATTAGGCATAAGGTAACGCGCATCCTCACTCTTGATGCTCAATTCTTTGAGTTCATTATATGCTTGCTGTATATACTCCAAGGCATCGATATAAATTTGCTTAGCAACAGCATGCTTATTTATAGAGGGTGGAATGACAAAATTATTGATATCAAACTCTCCACCATTAGCCACATACCGTTGGGACTGCTGGGAATAGCTAGCCATGCGGTGACGTACATGTTGATGGCTATCCGCGCGGGATATACCGTCAATAGCAAATGTAAATTTTACATGTTCGAGAACACTTGTGTGACCTGATTTAAATAAGTGGTTTATCAACCCCTCTATTTCTTTGTCCGTACACAAATGACCATCTTTGTTATCTGTAATAGACACAAAGCCGTCCTCGTCTTCTTGCCAGGAGTCTCCTACCCATCCTTCGGAGTAACACTGTCTACCGGCAGCAAATAGTAATTTCTCAGCATTAGCTGAAACATCTAGTAGTTTAACTCTTAACATAGTGTCACCTCTATCCACCAAAACCACAGAATGGGCAAAATTTTAAACTTTTAGAATATAGTCTTTTACAAAGATCACACGCGTACTCTACGGTTGTGTTGCTATATGCTTCTTCTATTTCTTTTTCATCAATTTGTACTTGCTCCGGTTTAAGTATAAGCATTTCTTCCATTTTACTATCCTTATAGCTAAGCAGCAAAAAGGGGACTAAGCCCCTCTTTGTTATTAAAAAGTTTCTGAGTTTATGACGTTGGTGGTCTGTGTTGCTAACATTTCTGCCACTTTACTTTTTTGTTCAAGCATTGATTTAGATACAGCGTCAAAAGTTTTAACCCAAGTATTACCAACTGCTGTTTGCCAATCTAGGGTACCTGTAACAAATTTATACGCCTGCTCGGCCTTAGTCATGGCCTCTTCATAATTATTATACACATGTAGCATCTTGTCGATTAGATCTTCTACATCAACTAATGGGCGTCTTACTTCGTTGTCATAAGGAAGTACTGTCCATAGACTGGGGTTAGTACCGCTTTTTACAAGGTAGCCCACATCCTCAGTAATATTTTCTATCATTGCTGTGTTTCTGGGCATAATAACGGGTGTTTTAGCGGCCATTGCTTCTATCCATGAAAGCCCCCACCCTTCACCAAGACTTGCGCTAACAACGCAATCAACACAGTTATACAGCATATTAACTATTTCTCTCGGATAGCCTTGATTAGGCCCAAAATTTTGAGGAAATATGACGTCATCGGTTAAACTAAAATCATACGCTCTACATACTTCTGGCAGATTCCATCCCTGATCTTGTTTAGCCATATGCAGATATAATAAAGTATTTGGTTCTTTTTTACGTAACTCATGGAATGCTTGGATAGTCCTAGGAATATCCTTACGTTGCTGATTTCTATTTAGGTTCATGTAAATAAATTTATCAGCATGACGACCAAAGTAACGTTTTCTAAAATCAGCTACTTCATCCTTAGGTAATGGTTTGTATTCATTGATATTAACCCCATGAGGAATTACAGACATATCACCCACAATTGGGTATGTTTCCTGACATAGCTTTCTACCAAAGTTAGCGAAAGTAATTACTTCATCACAGAAACTAACATTTTTTATCCACTCTGGCTTAGGTGTACCATCAATGGGAAAATACACCACGGATTTAAACGGCGTCTCCCTATTCTTTTTAAGATGTGGAATCAACTCAGGTAAAAAATCCAAAATAAAACTGTCCTGCATAAAAAATAGAATATCAAAATCCATTTTAGGAATCATATTAACTATCTTTTTACGACCGTAGGGATCTCTTTCCGCATTATTACCTACCGGCCAAATCTTATATGGAAAATCATGTGGATCTCCCCAGTAATTTATACCCAACACTTCGATGTCATATCTACCCGTTTTATACAACGCTTCTAAAACATTACGGCTGACTGTTGCAAAACCTGTTGCCAAATATCTTCATATAAGAACGCTACTTCTTATACCGCTTCTTGGGCTGCTGCATGTTTCCATGCAAGTTGAGACTATATCATCATCCACTTGGGATGCTACGTGCTTCCACCCGCTTGGGTGTACTTCCTTATATGGAATAGTCGTTGCACCTTCCTCTATAAAGAGGCTTGGCTCAGGATTGTCCTCGACTTGACGTTAGGAGTTCCCCTGAATTCTCGTAGTTATTCGGTACATATTGCTATGTAAAGCTGCACATTATTTACAGGAGGGGGTGTCCATATAACATAAAATTTTAATCTTTTTTCCCATAGAAACTCCTTAATTGTTTAGTAATCTTCCACGATTACGCATTAAAATTGAATACCAGTTCTCGTGCCAAATTCTATCAGTATTAGCACGAGAATTACAACTTCTACATAGAGTTATTAAATTAATAGGTCTGCAATCCTCCTTGTCATAATTTATATGATGGATAGTTAACTCCTTAGTTATACCAAAACAGTAAGGATTTCTACAAACGTTATTATCTCTATATTTTATCGATTCTTTATAAATCTTATCTTTCCAGGCACCACAATTTAGTGCTTGCGTTTATATAAATGTCATCAATAAGTGTGTAACCATACTTTTCAAACTGTGCTTTTATAAAGTCAATTGTATGTCTTTTCATTTATTTTTTATTTTACGTACATCTAAAAAAGGTGTTGTAAAATTCACAGTCATGCTATCTACTATTTTAGCCTTGGCTGCGGGATTCTTATCCATATATTTTTCAATGTCTGATTTATTTAAAGATACCATATTCAATAGATACTCTTGTGGTACTATTTGTTTAACCGCGCTAATATCGTAAGTTGCTCTACTATTTTGTCTAACATAAACTTCTTTGTCGTCTACTTGTACATTTATACCAGTAGTTTTTATACGATCCATAAGAAGTAAAGATAGTTCTTTCTCGCGCATTTCATATATTTTTTTCATCTTTTTAACTTGTTGCCACTCATCGACCAAAGCACTGTTATCTAAACGATACGCTTCTTGAAATTTGCCGTTCGAATTTGTATATGCCTCTTTATACGCATTACAATATTCTCTAAAATCACACCAAGGACAAAATGTGTTTATTGTGGCTTTTACATCCTGCTCTTTCAAGGAAAGCATGGAATCGTACACTAATCTAAGATATTCAGAAAAAGCAGCCCGTTCTTCTGGTGTACGATAAGAATATAACATCTCATGTTTTAACAAGTCAAGGCTAACTATAATACGCTTTCCAGGCCACAATATACTGGCTACCAAATCATACATAGACAACTGTTTGTCTGTTTTTAGTTGATCCGGTGTAGGTGCAGTTTTAGATGTTTTATAGTCCACAATTAGAATGGTGTCTTCATCTACCTGTAATACTTTATCAATAGCGCCCAACAACGGCACACCTTCTTTGGTGATTACATCTACACCACCTTTATAACCAAAGGGAGTTTCTAAGCTTATTATTTTGTGCCCTTCATGTATAAAATCATTTATTCTATTAGTTACTAATTCTATACCTGTTTGGTGTACGGAAAAATCATCAATTCCTTCTTTTACAGAGACTTCTTTAAACTTATTAATAATAGTTTCTTTATCTTTTTTAGTGAACTTCTCTTTTTCCCGCCAGATATTTCCAGCCAACTCCAAGGCAATGTGAACAGCTGTACCTAATTTAAATACCGGATTATCTATTTTAGGTAATTTATCATAATAGTTAAACCAGTATTTCTGCTTACATTGCAAAAAAGTACTTATGCGTGTAGCACTTATTTTAATGCCCTCATTATTTACCATTATACACCCCGAATTAAATGATTGTGAAGAGGATCTTCAATTTTATAAAAATAACCATACTCTTCCGTAAATCTAAATGCTTTAAGATTAAGTACTATATCAGTATAGCATATGACTTGTGCTAAGGCATCTACTATGTCATTATAGTGTTTATATTCCCAATGCTGTTCTAAAATATCCAGCATAAAATTAAAAATCATTTCTTTCTTTTTAGCTTTATAGTAGGCTTTTACCGTATTGGTACTTATTATGTATGGTACTATATTAACCACCTCTTTACATGTAAGTTTAGCAACACCGGCAAATTCAGCAAGCACTTTTATAGTAGAAGCATTAAGTCCTACAAATATGTCTTCAATAACTATGTTTGTAGGTTTATACGTTTTTAATATTTTACACAATTCTGTTTTAAATGTCAACAATCTTTCTGTATTTTGCAATTTAGCGTTTGTTTTTATGACCCCAAAATATATACCTGTGTCCTGCAATACACACCAACCAGTGGAGGCGGCGGAAACATCCAAGCTTAGTATATTCATATAGATCTAAGAACCTCCTCTTGTTCTGCCGTCAGCGTTTCTTTGCTTGGCAGTTTCATCCGCAGCTGAATAAAGATATTGCCAGCAGGCCCTCCAAAAGTGCCTTTTGGTCCTTGCCCATATAATTTTACAATATCTTTATCTTTGGCGCCGGGTGGTACAACAAAAGGGATATCAACATTATCCACCATCGTCATACCAAGGCCATCACAAGTTACACATTGATCTTTAATAATTCTACCTTTACCACGGCAGTGATTACATGTAGTAGTTGAATGCATTCTCATACCTTGAGCTTCTTGTATTTTAGTTAAACGCCCAGCCCCATTACAAGGAGTACATGTAGCAAAACTAGCGGCCCCTGTACCATTACACGCAGGGCAAGGATCAGGGTAGGATACTTGTATGGATCTTTCCGCTCCTAATATAAAAGCATACAAGGGTATATCAACGACATATCTTAAATCTTGCCCTTGTGTAGGCCTGTCTGGCTGAGGACGTGCGTTTCTAAACAGCATATCAAAAGCATTAGTATATCCATTAAGGGAATTGTCGTAATTACGTCGTTTATTTTCATCTGATAAAATCTCATAAGCTTCGTTTATACGCTTAAAATTTTCCTCTGCTGTGGGGTCATTTTGATTCTTATCAGGATGATGTAACTTAGCTAATTTACGGTAGGCTTTTTTAATTTCATCCGTAGTCGCTCCATTAGAAACACCTAATATTTTGTAATGATTAGACACCTGCTAATACCTCCCATTCAGTAGAGCAAACAGGACATTTATATTTATTTTCAGTCATTTTATAAGAAACAGAATTACATTTTACACAACGAGTTATACAATCCGCCATGGTGTTGGTTGGGATATCTTCATCTAATCCTAAAAGGGTTTCAATACCTTCTATTGCCAGCATCATGTCTCTTAATTCGACATCAGCAATAATGTCAACCTCATCTAAAAGAGTGTCGCCGCAATTACGCCAGAAACTACCACATTCCGGACATATATTGTAGTCAACAATAACAGTATCACCACATTTACACGGATACTCCTCTTTAAAAAAAACTGTTTCTCCTGTATAATTGCATTTAACACAACTCATAATTGATCCCCTCCTGTAGGTGCTAACATACTGATAATTTGCCCATAAATATCCACGGTGCTCTCATTAAATTTTAAAGCTATTGGCGCAAACAATTCACCTTCTTTTAGATCGGGATATTGTGCCGTAGCAAAAAGGACTTTTGATATCGCTGGTAGATACATAACAGCGTTTTTTTCATCCAATAAATTAAATTCCCCATCAGATTCAGAAAAAAAATCTGGTGCTAATTCATAATAACTGCCTTTACGTGGTATGGTTATTTTATGCTTACCATAAACTTTGAAATAGTAATTTCTTGCCGGTAATAAAGCTATTGTAGGCGTACCCACTTGTTTTGATTCTACCGCCCAATCTACCAAAGATATGGGATCTACATCTAATCTATTTACCATATTAATCTCCTTTTAATACTATAAAATTATCTACTATAACTTCTGTCCAATACTTCTTGTCAAAACCACCACAATGCCTACATTGTCCATTATAACTACTTTCTTCAATGTGACCATGTATCTTTACAAACGTTTTTGGCACTACTTCATTTAAAGCCTCAGCCATGCTACCCCAAGCACAGATTTTTATATACTGATAACCTGGGCTATCCGCTGCTGGTAGTGCCAAAGAGGCTTTAAACATAAAGTTATTATTGTCTAATTCTTTAAAATTAGGTTTAGTTATCTTACCCACCAAACTAACAAAATTTTCCCCAATATAAGCATCCATTAAAATAACCCATTTAAATAAGTGTGTACTTGTTCTTTTGTAAGATCTGATGGATCTAACCCTTTACCTTTTTCGTCAATTTCTGTTATAAATTGAGGGATGACTTTTATTTTACCATTTAAATCTTCACAGGCCTTAGAAGTACATAGAATACCCGCAGGGTCATTATCAAAAAATAACACGCAGCCTTGGTAAGCAAAAGACATAATAAGATTTAATTGACCAATAGTAACGCTAGATCCTATAACAGCGGCTACATTATGAATACCATACTCATACAGACGCCAAACACTTTTGAAACCTTCAACCAGTATTAAAGGTTTAATTAACAATAAATCTTTAATATTGTTTAAATTATATAAAACACTGTCCTTATCAAAGTCTGGTGTTAACCTATATTTTTTCTTATTGTCGCTAACGTCATCACGTATATCTCTAAGACTATAAGCTACAAGGTAACCATCAGAATCTCTGATAGGAATTATGTCTCTTATATACGGATCATTCTTATCAGTATAGCCACCTGCTATTTCAAAATAATCCAATGTTTCTTGTTTAAAACCGTCTTTTATGAAACGATCAGATCTGAATTGTTTAAATTTTAATAAGTTACTTTCGGATACAATAGCAGGCACATGTCTTTCTGGAAAAAAAGTTGCTGTGTGATCTTCTCGCTGCTTACGGTATTTATAAGCAACTATTTTAGTATCAAAGTCATCAATACCACCAACCATATTTTTTAAATACTCTACCGCGGCCATAAAATTACAGCCGTTGGTTGCTTTAATTAAGCCTATAATATCATTACCATAAATATCATGACATTTATGACTAAAACATACCCAGGTACGTGTTTCCAGATTAAATCTAAAAGAAGTTTCATTGTCCCCACCATGGACTTTACAGGCACAGCGTAGCTCATGTCTATTTTTATTAAATACTTTAAATCCTAAATGTTCTAATAAAAATTGTGGATCAACTGTTGCTTTAATATACTGCAATTTATCTTTAAAACTATTTTCAAACGAGTGTGTCGTCGTCATTTATATTTCCTGTGGTGGTTGAACCAAAGTTAACTATATTTTTTGTGTAGTCTACTGGCTGCATAGGAGCTAAGGTCTCTGTAATTACAAGATTTTGTTTTTTAAAGAAGTATGTTATACCTTCATCAGGGGTGGCGCCGCCTCTTCGCGTATCTTTAATGACCAATTTAAAATTACCACGAGTTTTGTCTTCGCCAAATTCAATTTTTTCCTGTTCTAATATTTTTTGATCCCTCATGTCCCAATAGGCTACAATATCGGCGTAACGTGCTATTTTATCACTGTCTGCTATATCGGCAGCTCTGTTTAATTGCACTGCGGTTAACACTGGTATGTTAAGCTGCCCGGCCATATCCTTTAATTTGGTTGTTACATCACCAAGTATTTGATACTCTTTACGCTCCCCATTAACGCTTTTTAAGTCAGGTTCTTTTATGTAGTCAAAAATTGCCAGAGCTATATTGTGCTTTAATTTAAATTTTTTATATAAGGCTATAAGCTTATCAACGCTATACCCAGGCATGTATACATGAAATAATTTATTCTTTTCCATGATACGACCAGCTTTGTCCAATAACATGCCTTCCGAGTCATTCCAACTACCATGTTTTATTTTACGCTCTTCCACCCTTGAAAGCCCTGCTATATTACGTGTACGCCATTCTTCAAAAGATAACTCCGTGTCCACATATAAGACAGGTAATTTTAAAGTAAAAGCAACATATCTGGCTATGGCGGCTAAAAAAGCACTTTTACCCATCTTCTTTCTAGCCGCGATCACATGCAGAGCACCATTAGTTAAACCATCGATCTGTCTATCCAAAATGGGAAAGCCTGTACTTAAACCAGTTTGAGTTACAGGATTTTCTTTACGATCTGCTAGGAAATCTACCACACCTTCGGCTAAATCATGTGGTTCATTTAATGAAGGACCTGTTACTAAGTCTAAAATATCAGCCTCAATTTTAGCTACAAGATCTACAGCCAGAGAATTATTAGCCATCAGTAAATCGTTAGCATGACATACACTGCTATATAGTTTGTATTTACCGCTAGCGTCTAGAACTTTTTCTATATGCGCATTTAAATTCTGAGGATTTAAAGCCATACTATGTAACGCATATAAGTATTTACTACCACCAAGCATGTCTAATGCTTGATTATTTTTAGCACAATCAATGACAGCAGGAATATCAAAGGATTTTATATCCATACTACTAACCATATATCTTAATATAGTGTATAGGGTAGAATGTTCAGGACTAAGAAAATCTGTTTTATCTAAACGGGACTCTAATGTATATAAACAGTCTATGTTGTTCATAGCCAATGACAATAAAATGCGCTCATCCATATAAGAACAAAAATGTTCTTTGGCGGCGTGTAAACTCATCATCTTTCCTTGCGTGTCTGCCATTGTTCGTTCTCCCGACGGGTTAGTTCTCTTTTGAATGAAGCTATTAATTCAGATATTGTTTTATCAACACCATCCAATAAAAATTCTTGATCTTTAAGATCATCCATTTCAACCTGTATTTTATATAAATTTTCGGTGTTATCTATTAAATAAGCGGAGGCATCTTTCTTAGTCTTGTATTCTTTTATTAATTCCTTTGTTAAGAGCTGATTAATAGTGTTATCAATAAAACGCTGCTTTCGGCGAATCTCAACTTTATTTTCATTTAGTTTGCTTTTAAAATATATTAAGTATTGTGACAAAGCTATAACATATTGACTTAATATAAGACTATCAGTAATTTCTAAATTACGTACATTATAGGCAAAAATACTATCTATAAAATCTTTATCTACATTAATATGGGTTGAGGCATTTAAATCTTTTTGCATAAAAGAATTATCCTAAGTTATTTTGCAAGTTCATCTGGGTCCATTTCACCCATTTTATGATATATCCCTTGACATAGGTAATCAATAGAAGTTACTTTGCCTGATTTCAAATCTACTATCTCAGCTCGATCAGACTTCATACCAATTTGTCTACAATCAAAACTTTTATCACAGTATTTGGCATCCCCTGAACGACTACCGTCATCTAGAGGTACGAAGTCTTCACAGTCTTTACCACGTTTTAATGGATTTACATCTCCTGGGATTATAATATTACTCATTTAGTTACCCCCTGCTGTGCTTTATATATACGTTGCATTACTAACTCTTTTGTTATTTTATCCAGTTTATCATAAAAGTATACTAATGTCAAGGGCGGTGTGTTGGCTACGTACTCTAATTTAAGATTATCTCTACGCTTCTGCTCCCTAAACATTTCAACACTACCATGAAAATGGCGTATGTATTTAGTGTGCTGTGCGCCCTGAACTTCAAATAATATACTTAGTTTCCTTAAATAAAAATCAAAAAATAAGCGTGTTCCCTTATAATAGACATAATGTTCAGACACCACATCATCATAAGGGAACAATTGTTTGAGCACACTATGTACGTCGTCAGCTATTTTGCTCATAGTACACATTTAACCCTAACGCAATTATAATGCAATCACGTATTTCATTAAACACAATTTCATTTTCTCTTAAAAAAGCCAAAGCATTTATTTCACCTTGACCAATATTGTTGCCATTATACTTATACCATGCGCCGGCCCGTTCTAAAATACCTAAATCTAATGCTAAATTTAGACACTCCCAATATATGTCATAACCAACTCCATAGATTAAAGGAACCATTGCCTTTCTATAAGGCTTACCAAACTTATTCTTTTTTATTAAAAAAGAAGTGTGGTGACCTATAACTTCCCCGGAGGCATCTTCTATACGAGATGATTTTGCTTCACCGCCAGAAACCTTTATTCTACCGGTGGCACTAAAATCTAATGCTACACCACCTGTTGTAGTCTCAGGATCACCGTATGCCCCGATCTTATTCCTAACTTGATTGATAAATATCAATAAAGTATCTGTTTCGCCGGCCAGGGGAACGAACTTGCGCATGGCCTTACTCATAAGACGCGCTAATAAACCCATAAACTGATCTTCCATATCCGCGGTAGCCTCCGCTTTGGGTATTAGGGCAGAAACACTGTCTACCACCGCTACGTCTATCTCACCGGTTCTAATTAGACTTTCTAAAACATCTAAATTTTCATCACCAGTAAAGGCCTCAACAACAATTAACTTATTTATGTCTACCCCCATAGCTTTAAATAGCTTAGGATCTGCTGCTCTTTCCGCGTCTACAAAACAACAAGTCATACCACGTTTTTGTGCCTGAGCAATTATGCTCATAGTCAAGGTAGTTTTGCCGCCCGACGGATGACCATAGACTTCATACACACGTCCTTTAACAAACCCGCCACAACCCAAAGCACTGTCTAAACCTAAACTACCGGTAGAAATTGTAGGGGGAGGGGCATCACTTTTTTCACCCATAGTTGTTATTACATCACCATATTTTTTCTGTATAGCTTTTCTAGCTACGTCTAAGGAACTTGGTGTTTTTTCCTCTACAACTGCTTTTTTACTTGCCATAAATATATCTCCTTAATCAGCATCAGCCAATAAAGCATCCAGATCTAATAAACCGCTGCCTTGTTCATAAGAATTACCAACAGAATCTACTAAACGCATGTACTCATCAGCACTTGTTTTCATTACTTTGTTGTTTATAATACCAAGCACTTTATCTATAATCCATGAACATTTTGCATTATCAAAAATTGATACGCTTGGTGGGGTTTTGAAATTAAACTCATTTAGATTATCAAAAAGAACTTCTATTATTAGAGCGCACTCTTGTTTAGCAGCTTTAAGACTTAAACCTGTTGTTTTCATGCGTTTATTAATAAAATTCTTTATAGGTCCAGCTATATGTCTATCATTTCTATAATATACAAACTCTGGACCATAGTGTATAGCTACCAGATTATTAAAATATTGCAGTAAATCTTTGTAAGTACTAATTTTTAAGTCTTTTTTTAACTCTGGTGATGCTACTTTATACCCATTAGCACGGAGCAGCGCAATGCAACAGTTCAATATTTTGTCTAGCTTAATTTCAGTTGATGATAAAAAATCATTTTGAGCATAGTCAATTAAAGAATTATTTAGATTATTAAGTAGCTCGTCCATAATTAAGTCCTTTTTTCTATATAAGTAACTAAGGATTTCTGATCCCCAAAAGTACCGCCATCTATAATTAACGACCCCTTAGCATTTGAAAATTTTAGCAGCAACTTATCATCATTTATAGCATCTATGGTTTGTGCTATAAACACACCATTTAAATCTATTGATAAATTAGCGTCTACCTCTAATTCTTCTGCGCAAACAAAATTGGCGTAGTCATTATATAAAGTTAATTTATGATCATTAATATCTAAGGTTAACCTGTTGTGATCTTCAGCATTTAAGATTCCCATGAAAGGTCGTAAACTATTCATGAGAACTTCTTTATTTATAAGCAATGTATGGTTAAATTTTGCAAATTCTTTTTCATATATTGGATAATCGTGTCCTATTATTAGTTTGCCCCAATATGTTATGTTATCGAACTTAGTTGCTATTTTACCATCATTAATTGCAAAAGCTATATGTGTTTCTTCTGAAAGAAGGCGTCTGATGCCCATAATATAATCATGGCTTATTATATAAGTGCCTTCTGAAATTTTAGTTGTGTTATCAGTTATATATTCTGACAATCGCATACCATCTGTACCAGCAAAAGCAATTTTATTGTCGCTGAATGTAAGGCACATACCACGTAAAGGTATTCTGCTTTCTGCGGGATTTATTGAGTACAATACTTTACCAATTGCTGTTTTTAGCATATTAGAATTTAGTGTAAAAGTTGCATCGTTAAATGCCGCTGGTTTAGCAATTGTATATGTTTGAAACGTATCAAATTTGATTCTACCAGAGGAGGCCTTACCACCGATGTGTACAGTCTTAACTTTGACAATTAAGTCAGACCCGGTTAATTTAAATTGAAAACCTTTTGTTCCTGTTTCACCGTCCCATGAAATAAAAGGGTTTATAGAAGACTTCAATTTACTATAAAGAAGTGCTACCGATCCTTCTTCCATGATGTCTACTTTCTCGGCGACAATAGTTAGTGACGTGGACGGGCCGACCACTGTGAATAAAACACCCTCAGACTTTGACACTTCCACTAAAATCCTTCCAGAGTTATCAGTGGCGTTTGCTTTTGCAGATACACCTAATTGGTTAACTATCTTTTGTAGTTCCTGTGTTTCAATAAAAAATTCCATAACTTCTCCTTTAATTCTATTGTTTAATTCTTGTTACCCCATAATTATAGTAATGACACTATAACAATTAAAACCGTCATTGTCAACAAAAATAATTTTTAGTTTTAGGTATTAATTATTGTAAATATACCACTATTATTATTTTATGTCAATAATTTTATATAAAGTAATTAATGTGCTGTTAATTTGCTATTATATTACTATTGAGATTTTTTGTCCAGGTATATTTTACTATGGGGTGGATTTCTGAGGTCAACTCAGCGTGTACCGGTAGAATTCCTGTTATGGAAGTATTTAAATTAGTTACGCGTGGTTCTGCGACTCTGGACATCATGTCTTTTATGGCTTGATCCATTGAACTATATTTACTTAAATTAAATATAAATTTACGTTTAATATTTATGCGCTCTACCATATTATCAGGGTCTTTGTCATAGCCTGTTACCCACAAGGTCCATTGCTGATTCTTATCTACTTTATATATTTTTTCATCGCCCGCAACGTAAAAATAATAATGTTCACCGTTAATGCCAGAACCAAACATTAAATCAACAAATCGCTGCCAACGTTGTTCAAACCGTGTTAAATTTATAAACACCTCTGTTGTTTTGGGTTTAATCCATTCAGGGGTTGGATTAAAATTAGATTGTACTTGGGCATTAATATATGAGCTTAGATTTTTAGAAGTTGGGTGACCATAAATAGATGCACCTAATGTAGCATATGCTTTATTTGAGAAAGCGGCCGTCAAAATGTCAATAACTTTATACAGGGTTTTATTTGGATTTACTACTAAGTTTAATTGTGTATGGGGCTTCTCCACATTAAAATGAATATCTAATGTATCTATTACAAAAGCACTTCCAGCATTTATATAAGACTTCAAATCTCTAATATTTTTAGCGTAGTCACCGAACCATCCTATGATGTAACTCTGTAAGTCCAGTTTCATTAATGCATATAGATTGGAATTTAAATCACTATAACCAGATTGTCTACAACCACAATTTATGAATGAAGGTAACTCTTTATATTCAAGCAAGGACACATTAAATACCTTGCTCATTAGTATGGTCATAGGTATTATAGAAGATCTCAGATCAGTTGTTTTACCAATAGAATTTATATATGAATTTAAATCTTTGGGTATAATAGGTTTTATTGTACTTGTTAAATTAAAGGTATAGTAACCTTCTATCACAGAGTGCAAATTATAGGTAGCATTCAGTGCTTTAAATCCAGAAATACTACTTTTTAGATCTAAGGAGGGTATTGGGTTTATTGTGGATTGTATGTCGTTGGGACCATAAACAGCATTAATTGTTGCTGGTAAATCTCTTATATCAAAACCATGTATTACTGAGTTTAGATTAGTGGGTATTATAGCATTTACATAGGCTGGCAAATCCTTTGTAATACCAAAGTACCCCGCATTTATAGCGCTGTATAGATCCCTTGTAACGTTGGGTCTTATTATAGAGTTTAAATCCAAATTTGCCATTAGAGCCCTATATATTTATTCTTGTATATCCCACCAAGTTTTGAGTTTGGCTGAATAGTCGTCCAATACAGCATCACTTGGAATGGTTGTTTTAATATACATATCTTGCCCACTATTTGGTTGTATACTGGATATCTTTATAGGTTTTTGCATACTAATAGAATTGACCTTAGCATTTATTGCCGAATAGTTGGATTGTAAGGTCAGTCTTGCTTGATGGTACCTACTTTTTGGTAAAAAATAACCATTTTTTGGTACTTCCGTCCAAGCCAATGTTGACCAAACAGGATCAGCAGTTTGTGGTATTAATATAGATCCTTGACTCTCAAAGTTTGTCTGTGATGAAGCTAAGTCGCACCAAAATATATCTGGATAACTGACATAATTGGAGGTTAAACTATATGTTCTTAATATACTGCTTGTAGCCAGATCAACATACTTTATTGTTTTAGATGTATCGAAATATAAAACACAACCGTAAGGACACCCCTTCATACCACTAACGGCAAATTGTGCCGTTATATGCATATCCATAGCACCATCTGCTGCATAGTGGTATATATCGCCTTCTGAACTTTCGGCGGCAGCAAAAAAACCACCCCGATAATCACGCGTCATTTCATACAAAGGCTTAGGAGTAGTAACTGTTTTTAATATAGCACCGTTTGTGTCCAACAAATGAACTTTTGAAGTACCTATATCTGATGCCCAAGCAGTGCCGCCGGTAGATGAGGCTACTTGATAGGGTGTTGTAAGAGTATAAACAGATGCAAGCTGCGCGTGACTGCCCGATAAATGTATAACTCTGGATAAATCATCATCGACGTACCACACTCCTGTCCCATCATACTCAGCAGATAAACTTATTATGTTTGCAACAGCTGTATGTAGTAGTATATTAAGGGAATAAGGTGAATAATTGATAGACAAGTGAGCTAAGTAATTACCGCCAGTATACCCCCAAAGTTTATCATCGTAAGTAAATTCTACTAATTTACTAAAATGACTATTTGTATAATCCGCGAAACCATCAGAAGTTGTGTAAAGTGTCACATTGTTAATACTAACTAGCGCCAGCAGATTGTCGTACGTGACGGTGAGGTTTCTATCAATGGACAAATATTTATTGCCCTTTATAGGATTAACAGCTAATGCTTTGGATGTCACTGAAGGAGTTGTTGTGGTAATAGTAAAGGTGCTTACTGTATTTGCTACTATGTCATACTCATTAAAACGTGTTGAATAGTACCCATCTATATTATGTGGCCAATATATTTTTATTATTGGTTTAGGCGCAATATCACTGCTTCTAACTTCTATTGTACCATTAGCAACTGATTCATCTTTGGATATAAAGGACATACCTTCAACAGTAGTTTCGTCTACTATAAAATAACTGGAATTATCTTTATTCTCCACATCAAAAATAGGCGTTGTATAATAACCTATATTGTCTTCTAAAATACTCATAGAAGAATCAACATTATAGCCGTAAAGACCCAATATATCCCCTGATATATTACTTAAAAATAATGTTACTTCTGGATCAAGAGGCCTTTGTGGCGGAATAGCTATTATATTAGGATCTTCTGTGGTAGCCATTGTATAGCCTGTACTTATATGATCTACTGTGTCTGTTGTAATGTCATACGTGTAGATAATATTACCATAACTGTTTTCCGCAAAGTATAACTTATTATTATAGTATGTCATATTCAAGTAATTAAAAATAGTGCCCAACCTATTATAATGATCAAACCATGTAGTATTCCAAAAATTGATTGCTATATCGTAACGCTGTACGTATTGCCCGATGGTACCTCTGCCAGTTAAAAAGTATAAACAATTTCTTGTTGAATCCAACAATAAAGTAGCTCTTATATTACCGGAGGCAGAAAAGTAAGGTAAGGGGGCAGCAAGTTGAGTCCACGTGTTGGAAGCTATTGAGTAGCTAAGTAAATAACTTACTGAATAGGCACCACCAACACCAAAGTATATAAATCCATTTTCACCGTAAACCATACTTACTCCGCCTGCTTGTAATACCATAACAACAGGAGAGGAAGCAAGCCAGGTAAAATTACCTTGAGCCCCTGTTAGATCGTATCTACCAAACCAATTAACATTGCTATAATTAGCAGAAAAAGTAAGATATATATAATTAGCTGCTTTGGCCATTGTAACTAAATTTACATTAAACCCGAGGCTATATGTTGGTAGCCAGCTTATGTAGGTCCAACTATATGTATTTAAATCATATTTGTATAGCTTAAGTGTTCCATCGTAATGTATAGAGTATATCACATTAGCTGTGTTGTCGTATAGCCAAGGGGTGCCGCTTGTTCCTACAAACACTGCTGGAATATCACCTAATTTACCAGGTGTGCCTACTATTGAATCTATCTGTATATAGTCATTGTTAACAATTTCTATATTACTTAATGTTCCTTGTGACCAACGGTATTTAGAAGAGGTGTTATCATCTGTTAATATAAACCCATCAGTTATATCATAATAGGGCCCGTTTTCTGTTTCAGATATTTTTACGTAATAGTCTGATGCGTTACCTGTATAGTCTATTATAACATAAGCATCAGCTGGATATTGTATTGTTGAATTATTAAATATAGTTACAGGGTATGCAGCACTGTCTTCTCCTACGGGTGCGCTGTCTAAATATACAGCTGAGGCTGAACCATCATCACCAAAACCTATAATGTAGTCGTCGTTATAAACAATGTACTCATGTAGTGTAGCATCCATACCACTGATTGTGGTTAAAACATACCTTGGCGCCGATAATCCCGGTATTGTAGCATAGTAATAGTCTGTTGTAACCCCTTTACTACAAACAGTGTAAGAATCTTCTGTTGTGTTTTTATAGTAAAAATCGATATCGTTTAACGCGGTTAAATCATCGGCATACAACCTAATTTCATCTGTCTTTATTCTTGCGGATAAATCCGCTTCTAAATAAAGTACGTCTGTGGAAGTTAGAATTACGCCACCAGAAGTAGTTGTACCATCTATTAGTGTGGCTAATTGACTGTTTGTTAACACTTTATTACCGGTACCAGCTCCGGTTAATGTGTATACTATACCATTATTTATTAAATTATACTTTGCCATTTATGTTTCTTACACCGTGGTTAGCCAAGATATTAATAATTGTCCTGTCTTTCCGCTATTATTAAAATTGCCTTTTGTTTTATTGGCTCTTATATAAATAGCCCTTTTCTCGCCGACAGGCACCTGAGTAAAAGTTATGGGTAGTTCGGCACTACCTATATTATAGAAGGTTATATTATCGGAGGATATCTCCATGTAGTCGTTTGGATCATAAGCTATATCCGTACTTATATCCTGTTTATTTATATCAAAAGTTGTTTTACAATAATTATAAAGTTTAAGGTTCTCGTACACACCCCCGCCAGAAGGGGAATCATAGTTATAAGCTAAGGGCGTGTTACCACCAGCCAAACGTATAATTAAATCCTTTGTATCCTTGATTTCCCACGTGGTTTTACCACTGTATATAAGAACATTATTAATATATAATCTAATGGTATCGTTATTATCAGTAGTAATACCGTTGTTATCCCATACAACAGCCACGTGCATTAAAGTATTAATATCGAAGTAGCCTGATAGAGCAAAGGAAGCATCTGCATTAACTAAATTTATATTACGTCTGATATGCCCCGCGGCAAGCTCAAACCAATGTCCTGATTTAATACCAAGGGATACTATGTTATTATCATTGTTTACTATTGAAAATAGTGTTCTTGAATGCAATTTATCAAATATGTCTCTACCATAGGAGTCATAATAAGTTTTAAGCCAAAATTCAATTGTACCCTTAGTTAAATTAAGACCACTAACTGGTATCTGTAAAAAATCCCTGTTGTTTAAATAAAGCCCATTATTAAACTTAACTACGTCATCAAAACAATTTCGTTCTATTTTTAGCGAGGTCATATAAAGTGTTACAGCTTGCCCGGTGCCTCTATATCTAAGCATAACATAATTAAATCCTTCCTCCGCGTATGCAAAATTAAGATCTTGATTTATTAGGTTATAAAAAGAGTTATCGTTCAATGGGTATAATGAACTGTAATCCTCAAATTTAAGTCTTATACTATTCCATCCTGTTACTAAGGTAATGTCATTTAAAGACCATCTATAATAGTTTTCTTTATTTGTATTAGCTATACCTAATGTTATATCACCAAAAGAGCTATCTATTTTGCTTGCGTCCGAAACATATAATTGAAAAGTAAATAAGTCTTTAATGGACCATTTATCATCAATACCAAGGTTATCCCCAGGGATAAACACCACAGTATCCTCCTCAGTAGAAGCAGGATATGCAATTTTTAGTGACTTATTAGAATCTTTTACAAACTGTAAATCATTACTTAATGTGCTAATGGTGGATGTCCACCACCAGGAGTACGCAGTAGGGGCATAAGAACCTTCGCCATACACTTTTATTAGGCTAAGTGTATCTACACCCTCTTCGGAAGTAATATTGTCGTAGGCGTAATTTGTGGCCGTATCACGGGTAATAGCCAACCATCTTGAATAATCTGATATTCTGTATATACCTACATTTCTAATACCCCAACTTTCATCGGTATTTATGAACTGATATCCCTTTACTGTATAGTAGCCACTGTCGAGTATTGTTATTGACACTTCTTGATCTACCCATATAGCAACACCTGTGTTAGCGCCAGGAGCATCAATTACGCTGTTACCTTCCAAACGTACACCACTTTCTCCTTCGGAGGTCAAATCATATCCCTGCCATCGTACAACATAAGGTCCTTTATCTAAGTATAAAGAGCTCTCTAATAAGTACTCCAATGAACCTGCTTGATCTCCAGAGTCTTCTGCAGTATAGTATATAAGAGTATAATCGCCGTCTAAATTAAAAGATACTTTTTTAGGGTCATCTGACAAACTTTCAGAGTATTTAAAAAACTCATTTGAATTATTCCATGCTATATCTAAATTATTAGGATCGTTGCTGATTAATTCATGCCCTATTACGGTGAAACTGTCTTTTAAATTCATACAAACTATGGGAAAGCGCTCACTATCGATGTAAGTAGTTTGCATGGCAGTGTAAATTTCAATTTCTCTTAAAAAACTACCAGTAAAATAGGAGCCATCCCCTAAATAAATAGGTGTATTAGTATAAGAGTCTATCACAAGTCTAAATCTACGTGCAGTAACAGGATCAAAATAGTGGGTGGTTTCATTGGACATATTACTGGATGTATTAAATACCTGTATAAAATTTTCTCCTGAAATTGTTGTAGATATATAACCAGTAAAAGCACTATTTATAAAATTGGAATCATCCACACTAAATGAGTGGTGTATTCTTGCTTTATTTACTACATAATCATTATTAAATAATATATCTATGTGCGGACTTATTCCATCAAAAGCCCAACAATCCTCTGTATTACCAGAAGAGTATTTACCATCTACTGCTTTATCAGGGGTCATGTAATCTATATAATTAGTTGCTTCAACAGATGATCCATATGCTACATTACTGGGTAAACTATAATCAGAAAGTGTAGTCCCAAGAGAAGACCATTCACAATTATAGCCACCATCTATACAATAGGTCGCTGCTATATTAGGATATATACCCAATTTATCTATAACCTTTAATGTGGTATCTGACGCGGATATATTAATTCGTACCCAACGAGCATCTGTTTTATTACTATTATTAAAAGTAACATTAGTTGGGAGTGTGGTATTAGTATTAGCATAATCTACATTTAAATCAGTTGATAAAAATAACTTATTATCTAACACACCATAATTACGTATTATGTTTAAATTATGTCTTTTTAATAAATCTATTGCTAAATGCACAGAATGGTTTGACGTGGTGCTTGTATAGTTGCCTATTGTGAAATAATTAATATTATTATAGCTAATAAGCAATTCTGGGTTTTGTAACGTTGATGCACCATGTACTAATTTTATTTTATTAATAGGATCATTGGTTATAGTTTTAAACCCCAAAGCATAATTAGAAGAATATATTAAAGCCGGATAAAGTATATTTGTGGCCGTTAAAATAAAATTATCAAATGTAACTACTACATTAGGAAATGCTAGTAATATATGAGTATAGAGTTCAATTTTTAATCTATCATTAGTAAAACCGTCATAATTATAGCCAGAAGATAGAGTAGTCCAAGTGGATACACCCGTGGTTCTAAAATAACAAGATATCAATGTTCCAACTTTTGTTATTTTTAAGTCAAAGTTTAATATAGCATTGTAAATGTAATTTACAGAACTATACCAAGCATCTTTATCGAAATTATAGTACCTTCCTGAACTACTGTATATATGCTTTCTTATACCGACAAAGCCCCCACGTTCTCCTCTAATACCTAGGCCTACACTAAGTCTGTCTGCTTGACTTGGAAAAGATATAAGTACACTCACTTCCGCCGAAAAATCTGAGTCTATTATAGGTATATAATTAAGCACGTAAGTGCCATCCTCAGAAGTAGTCAGATTCAACTGTAATTTATTACTAACTATATGGCAGTAAGAGGCTGAATCATCAAAAAGCATATTATCCTGCCATAGATAAGTATTATAGTTAGCCCCGTCTATACCGTCAAAGGTGTCATTACCAGTTACGAGTGTTGGTACATCAATATCTACACCATTACTTAATAGCGCATTAGTCATGGAGGTAGTACCAATGGTTTGATTTAAATAAACAAGTTCTATTGGTACACGGACATCATCATAAAAAGCTAATATATCCTTTAAAATACAGTCTTTACTAATAGAGTCTAATTGTAATTTCCAATAAGTAGCGGAGACTTCTGGAACGGTTATTTCAGTAATTTGAGTATTTAAATAACCATCTAAATTAAAGTTTAAACTTGTACCCGAAATTAGAGTGTCATACGAAAACCAATCGTGTTCATTACAGGAGTAGTAAGCTTCTTTATTATTAATTAGATTATTCAAACCATAACACGGAGTATTAATAGCACATTGTCCACTATCAGTGTTTAATATAAAATCTTCTGCTTTTCTTAATATGGCCGGCGGCCCAATATCAGGATTATCGATATCCTCTTGTTTGTTTAATTTACTCCAAAATACTATACCAGAAGTATCTACATTGGTTGTTTTTGGTATATCAACTATAAGATCAAAAGGCCTATCATAAATATTTTCTACATAGTAAAGTTTACTATTATTAACAACACCATTTTTAGCATCGTCCAATAATATGCTGTCATCACATTTTGAAGTTTTTACTTGATCCCCTGTTTTACAAAAAAGTTCATTAACACTAAAAGAAGTGGTGGTTTGTAATGATAGCTTCATGTATCTTGGGGCGCCACCTATAAAAGCACTTATTATGTCTGCTTCTTCTACATTAAATACAGCATCTTTCCATTCTTCACCATAAGTAGAATAAATAAGTGACACATTATCAATTATTGACGGTTCAAAGTACATCCTACTATAAACTTCTATTTCAGTTATTTTAGTACTATTATGGTAATTACACCTTATATTAAAGTCGAAACTATTAATAGGATCAAAACCATGTTCTAGCACGGTCCAATAGGCTGCGTTTGCCGCAAAAAAGTTGTCTGTATCGACCATGTAACCATCGCCATCATGCAATATATCAATAGAACAAGGATTACTAAATAGGTAAGCCTCTATATCTTCATTGTTTGTATAATCATAGTTTATGCCGTCTATTTTTATATAATTATATTTTGGTATTAGTTTGTGTTGTGCATCAACGTAATCACCGTTGTATCCATATACACCTAAACCAGTATATAAGGCAAAACTTCTAAAATTATCTTCTTCTTTAAAATATATTATAGATTTATGTATTTCACACGATTTATTGGTAGGAAAAACCAAAGTTAATGTTACTGGATCTTCTACAAATTCGTACACATTGGCCATTACCGTAGGACCAAATTCCTCTGGTTGTAACCATTCAGCGTCACCATTAACGTAAAAGTATGAGTGTGTTCCAGCAGTGACTAAACCAGTTGTATCAGTTGTGTATGATTGTCCAGCTATATTATTTTCAGCAATTATTTTTCCATCAGAAAGAGACTCTAACCCATAAGCTATATTAGTGTGCGTAACTGTATAAGAGGTTGTGGCGGTCCATATTGTATGCTTATGACTACCTCCATGTAAATTTACACGCCAATTTACATCTAAACACATCGCCACATTATATTCAAAGTAGTCTGCTGACTCTTTACCATATATAGTAAATTCTTCAATATTCAACCTATCACCAAAATCAATATCAAGAAGAGTATTTGTTTGATATTTATCACTTCTTGCATATATGGCTAAACCTCCTACACCCATAGAATATGCAGTACCTGGATTAAAAGTACCTGTCGGCTCTCCATCTAATTGGCTGTATGTGGCATCAGGCTTATTTGTTAAAGATATGCCTATTGAAACATCAGCATCGTATATAGCTAACAAATCACCTTTGTTTACAAGTATATCACAGTCTATACAATGTGTAAAGCTAATGTTAGAATAAAAATTACCTGTTAATTGTGGAAATGGTAAAGAGTATATGATGCTAAGTGTTCCATCTAATTTGGGGCGGCAAATTAAAATTTTAGCATTGTCATATCTTGTAGCATATACGTATATATGTTTTATTTTACCGTTGCTATTAAAAGGATGAGACCAATCTATTATAGTTTTACCTCTATTTACTAATGTGACTCCTTCATCCCCTTGTACATATGCGGTTGATGAGGTGTAGCCAATTTCATTATAGTCAGATCTACCTCCTTCTACGTTATATTGTTGTGCATTGTGTGTGTAGCCTATGATATTAGTATTACTATCAATCAGACTACCTAATTCTGTGGCAGTTAGCAGGCGACTTGAAGCATAATCAAAACCAGAAGCAAAGTCTGTCCCATCGACACAGGTTGATATGTTAGCGGCGGAGTCATTAAAAAAACCTAACACCACAGCGGCTTGACTATGAGCTACATAAACACTACTATTAGCACCTGTTGTACCAGAGCGTATTTTTAACTTTCCTTGATCTACTTCAACAGAGGAGTAGCAATAACCACCAATACTTAAAGAACCTAATTTAGTATTTAATATGTGAGCCATTTCATATATAGTTACATTGGAATTATCTCCTAAATGAAATTTAGCTTCACCATAACCATCTATATTTATTAATACAATATCACTACCAGACGTAGTTGTATATTGTTCATACCCTTGCCCAGCCACACAATACCCACGTTCTCCGGCACCAGGACATGGATGTGTATAATTTTGGTAATAAGAGCATTGTGTATTAACACATTTAAACTTATCTGATGAGCTTATAGTTATATATTTTATAGCAAATTGATCTTTCTCCCAACCGTCTATAAAAGGGTATACACGTAGATTACAAATGTCCCCAACCCAGTATTTGCTGGGGCCTAAATTTAATACATATAAATGCCATTGATCGTCTACAATGAGATCAAACTCAAACTCTTTATTGCTGTCCCAAATGTCATCGGTTAATGTTATCCAACGTAATTTACCTTTTGTTAAACCTTGATTACGTTTATCTTTATTATTATTAGTAATTTTCAACATTATTTTTACATAATAATAATCTTCTGCTGTAATAGGTAGCATGTTATCTGTTCTACCAATATAACAGGATCTATCGGCAGCGGTACCAAACAGGACATTATGCCAGCAACCGTAAAAGTACACATTATAATAAACGTCCCATCCACCTACGTTACCGTTAGTAGAAAAGTCGGTAATATACGCGTTAGAATTATCGTATACACAACTTAAATCATTGCTTATTTTATGGGCAGTATTTAAAAAATTATAGGCCATTTTTATCCAACTTTTGTTTTCTTAATTCACATCTTGTTACTATATCTAAAAAGCAGTTACCTAAATTATCATAACCAGGGCATTGACCACAGAATGTTAAACCGTTGTCTGGGTCTATTATATACGGGTCCAAACTTCTAAAAGATATACGTCTCTTTAAATGCATTATTTCCTCAGCCAACTGTTTTCTAATTTGCGATTCCCAATCTTTATATGTCAAATTAAATAATTTTTCACAATTTATGCATCTATATACTAACTCAGAATTTATTGTTTCTTCGATTAGTACCCCTGTATTGGTGTACATAACTTTATCAGAAGTCCACAAGTGTTCTCTGGATAATTCCATATCCACTATTAGCAAACCTTTACATTCTGTACATTTTATATCATACATAAATAAACCACCTTTATTTTAATTATGGAACATATTGAGATGTTTTTGAATCCTCATCCACGGTAGAGGCTGTACCTACTGTATATTCAACTACTAATGGGTTCCAAATACCGCCAGATAATGCGCTAAATACAGCTGACCAAGCGCCATATTCAAATCTATTTATTGCTGCGTTGTATTGTGATTCTATCCAGTCATAGCCACCAAAACTTTCATATGTACATGGATTTATATATTGCCATGAAAATAAATCTGGAACAGTGATTCTACCAAAAGCACTACCGGTAGAACAATTATATGCTATTCTTGGCGTTGTTACAAATGCATTCCACTCATGCCCACAAGGGCTATACGTGTTTTTTGCTAAAACGGAAGTTAGTTCATAATTTAAAGTATTATCAAAACTACAAGTCCATACTGGAAATTTTAAGTTTAATACGTCCAATATACTTTTTAGTCCTGGCGGACATATAGATGAGGCCGAAAAACTTTCAGAACCTTTACGCATAGCTGTATCAAATATATTTTTTTGCTCTTTTTCAAAAGCATAGACACTGTTACCTGGCACTCTGGTCCTATCAGCAACACACTTATCTAAAAATCTACCAGACGTTTTATGCATTGTTACAAATTCTTGTTCGCTATTAGGTACACCTAAAATACCAAAAACTGTGTCTGTTTGCATTGGAGTGGACATCTCCTCTATGGGAGGATGTACTACACTACCTGTGGAGTTATTACCATACGTTGGGAAATCAGCATGATCCCCATAAGAAACATAATATTTACGTTCACTTGTTTTAAAATCTTCTGTTGCAGTTATAAAACTTGTATCATATAAAGTTATTGATTTTATATTAATTCTATGATTATATAAATCATAATAATCACCTAAACCAGAGGAAATTAACTCCTCTTCTGTTATATTAAAATCAAACTCTAATTTTAAATTTTTATAGAATCTACGCATATCCTCAATAGAATATGATATTTCATAGGATAAAGTTTTTACACCTACTACATCAGAGCTCTCTGTGGTTATTTGTCTATTTTCTTGATATATTTGTATAAAACCACTTTCGTCACTTTTGTATACTGTTATTTTAGGTATATGGTAAAATGTATCAAGATCCTCTTCTTCTTCGGCCACTTCTATGCCAAATTTATATGTTATCTCTATTCTTGTTATAAACCTATTTTTATAAATAGACTTATTGGCTGGAATGAAATCAATATCTATAATTGAGGCATTAAGGATGTTTGGGTTATATAACAAGTCCGGGGCTATTTGAGCGGGGTAATATTCGCCCACCTCCACAGAGTCATAGGGAGGTAATAAAGACGGTGCATTAAACGCCCAATTATAAGCACCAGCTTCCAATGCCTGTGTAAATTTTGGTAAATAATAAAACATAGAACTAATTAACGATATAGATAAACCCCTATTATAGTAGTATGCTACAAAGTCACCATAAGAATCAAGTAGAGAATATGTTCTATCATCAGCTACCGCGGCATTTTTTAATGCCTCCTCATCTGTGGATACATAAGTGGTGGAATCAAATAATGTTGCTGTTGTAACCCACGGGGTTTCTAAACATATTTTATATAGATCTAATGAATCTTTTATATATGTTGAGTCATAACCTACAAATTCAATTGTATCAAAAAATATCCATGTTGTTGGAAGGTCTTCTATTAGATTACCATCTATATCAAACACTCTTGGCGGACCATTATCCAACTGTATAAGGAAATAATTGTCTGCAGGATCAGATTCATCTTTATTTTTGGATGGTACTATTGTTATGTAATGATTACCCTCAGAACACACTATCTGGTGTTCTATTTTTTTATAATCAAATATATAATCAGGATGCTCTATATTAATAAACACATGTCTACCATGGCCACTTTCATATGGCAATGAGTAATTAATATTTAAGTCCTCTACGCTTAGTATGTCGTCTCGTAAAGTTTCAGATCTATCTACCTCAGCCCATTTTTCTTGCCATACCCACTGAATAGATTTAGTTTCATCCATAGGGTAGTCGTAATAAGTATACCAAGAACATACTGGGTCCAGATTTTCAGTAACAAAAAACTGGGGCCTTGGTTTTGGGTATACAGCATTAGGGCTGGCATTTGCTCTAAATATAGTACTAAATTTAAATCTGTTTGTATCATCGACAGTTTCTGATATCTCCACATCATCAATTGAACTCATTTTAAGTAAACCAAGTTGATGTATAAAAGGAGACGCATAATCATCAGTTATCAAATCAATATTATAGTAATCGGCAGGCAATGATATGTCAGATATGGTATAATGTAGTGCTATTGGCATCCAACGTTTTGCTCCTACGGATGCGCCGGTGGATGTATCATAGTAAGTAACACAATCCATAGTACGATAAGAGTTTAATTGTCCACGAACAACGTCCCCAAATTTTGGAGGAGAGCCTCCATTTCTTAAACAAAATTCGAGTGCTACATCATCAAGCCCACCTCTATAATAACTTTGACCGTTAAATATATTTTCTGATGTTTTTTTACCATTATAGTAAAAAAAGTCGCAAGTACAATTCCATAATTGTGCGTGTGACTCCTCAAAACCATAAGACTCTACTGGCCCTAGCATGCGCATGTCATGTGATCCATGATTTGATTCTTCATCTGTAAATACTTCCATAATATTTCTATCAGAGATATGGGCGCTGGATACTTCTGTGTAGCTCATAGTTTCGTCGCAAGCACTATAAGGGTACCACATAAAACTTGCTCTCGCATATGTTGGAAGGTCGTGATCACCGCAGGGAGGTGCTACCCCACCCATAATACCGGTTTCTAATATTGTTGAGTATCTTTTACCGTAGCACAGCCCTATTGGATGTAACGTATAGGTCGTGTAGCTAGCTTTCCAACTATACATAATTTCAACATCCTGACAATAGGGTTGTTTAACCCACATGATTGGTTTTGTTCTGGTTGCCCCTTTAACCCTACCTCCTGTGCTCTTATAGGCAGCAGATATTAGTATGCTGGTAGCATCGAATTTACTTAATTCATATTCTATGGATTCACCATCATTCATATTTGCTATATTTAATTCTAAGGGGTCAGTTAATGCCCCGGCTGTTATTTTTTCAAAAGATCCTTCGGGTGTTTCATTAAAACTTCTCTTTTGATAATAACATAGTTTTGGTATATTAAGTTGAAACGAACAAGGTCTTATAAAATCAAAGACCTCTTTTGGCTTAATAAAAAACTGATTAACTTCAAGGGCGTCATTACACCAATCCATTATCTCCATAGAAACAGCTTTATGTTTGCCATCAACGTCTATAACATCTAACGTTAACTTACCTTCTATTTCAAAAGGGCTATGGATATAATTTAAATTGGGGTCTGTATCGGGCAGTATCACCAGTGCTTTACCGCTGTTACCAAAAAACTTTATATTTTCTTCGGTCAGTGTTAGATCTGCAAATGCGGTTACTTTGTATAGTATAAAACTTGTAATATCATCACTATTGGTATCATTATAGATGTAGGCCACATCACCATGAACTTTATCTTTTCTTAAACTGAGAAATTTAAATTTAATGATACCATTGTCGTTAATGTTGGAGGCAAAACGGCTTTCATAGTTTGGTAGTTTAGCAACAGTACCACCGTCACCTTCTATGTAAAAGGCTGTTTGAGCTATAATGCCACCACAGTATTCTTTTTTAAAGTCTACTGTATCAAATTCCCAAGAATCTTCTGTTTTTACCATTACCAGTATTTTATTATCACCAAAAAAAGTTTTCGTTCTAATATAAAAAGAGTTTTCATTTTTTGGTAATTCATTACCGGCAATGCTGTCTGGCATAAATGTAATAAGATTATCAACAATTAGATTTAGTTGCTTTTTCCAAGCATCATATGAGTCAGCACTTTTAGCCTTAGAGATAGCGTAACTACTGACATATTCAAGCAATCCTACCTTTACTGTTGACGGTAATCGTTTATTTATATCCGGATCACTTAAATTTATAGCATAGATATCTGCATTATACGAAAAGGAGTCGCCCCAAATAATCAAATACTCATGGTTAAGATCTCCTACCTCGAATACATTATGCTTATTTACTATGGGTGAGGTGTCTTCGTCCCCCTCTGATATTGTTTCTGTAACTTGATCAAAAACATTTCTTATTATAGGTCTAAGATTGGGCTCTTTGATTTCTTTTATTAAAGTAGGAAAACTTGTTTCTTGTGTTTCAGTAGGTATTCCATCAGTTAATGTAGTACTATCATAAGACACATCAAAGTAATCAAAATGACTAAAATAATTCCTAGCAGCATGAATTAAGGCTGAGGTAGAGTATACTTTTGGATTAATAAATAATGTGTATGTGCCCAACCAAGCATATAAGTCTGGATTATCAAAAGATAGATAGTATATAGGTTGTTTAATAGTAGCACCTAAGGAATTGGTGGTTACTACTAAGTCTGCCCAACGTTCTCTTCTTATATAGTATCTAAGCTCTAATAATTGCTCTGCTAATACTTTATCCCCTTCACCCATTTTATCATCAATACAGTACCTCCAACAAACTCCTGTATAATGAGGACACTCTGGTTTAGCACCATTACATGGAGCAATGTAGCCATAGGAATCATCGTATTTGTATTCCCAAAACTCTTTTACGTTATCGTCTGAACAAGTGCAATACGTAGTTATTTCATTGGCTTCCCCGTTTACGGTATTAATAGAAAAATTCTCTGAAGCTGCTGCCCACCAATAACACTTACTTAGTTTTGCTCTAACATTAAACACTAAATAAGGCAACGGTATTCTGTAACCTAACTGCTGTTTGGTATAACATCCTTCTAAGGCATATGGAGTAGTGTCCTCAGAACCAAATTCTTTTGGTTTAAGTTTACCGAAGGCCATAATAAATGGGGCGTAACCAGAACAGGTTGTGGCTGTCCCGTAACCATCACATTGCCCATCATTATATTCATTGATTGCTTTAAATGACCAATAACCGCTAACGCCAGATATTGTTATTGGATTTAGCTCAGAATCGTACAAATAGACTGGTTTGTCTATATCTGCTATACCAGAACCGCTAGCTACAGTATGCACCCATTTTTCGCATGTAACTTTGTTAGTGACATGTCTCGAAGGATCAGGTAAGACACATCTGGCTGATGATGCTTCACCAGGCTCATATTGTTTACAAATATAATCCGCGGTGCCAAGAAGATTACAATAAGGAGCCATGGTGGCTCTTACAAGAGTCCCTTGATCATTCGTAGCTTTGTATAAACATATGGTTTTGCTATTATCCCAATGTGCACATATAGCGGGTTCAATAGTTGACCAATATTGGCATGGATTTTTAGCCATTTACGACCTTTACATTAAATTTACCAGTAAACTCATCAATAGTATAATGTACTTTTGTAGCGCCCTCATAAAAACCTATTGTACGCTGCTCCACTTGAAAAGAGGCTTGATTACCAGGTACCATAGACGCACGAGTATTGATAAAGTAGGCTTCTTTATTTTCTAAGTGCCAACTTCTTCCATCATAATGTAAGGATAGACATTTTATCTGTGTTTTTGGTATAGAAGCCCAAGAAGATTGCTTTTCATTTATAGTAGTACCATCTTGTAGTTCTACTTCCCAACCTCTTCTAATTGACATGATTGGTTCCTTTTCCTTTTAATAATAAAACAAGGTAAGATACGTTAGTATCTTACCATTAACCTTCAAGCCTTATTTAACTAAAATCAAAAAAAGTTCTTTGATTAATAGTAGAATTCGCCCCTGTCTCACTTGCGCCTAAACGTATGTTAACAAATATTGGGTCGCTTGTCAAGCCAATATTTCCTACACTCTCACTATCATCTGCTGTGGCTACAACCAACATATTAGCTACAGTGTGATATAAGTACGCAGGAGGCGTGTTGCTGTCTATATCAGCGGCGGTTATACCTGGATACCATTCTATACCATTTTCTGGGGCTATACCGGCGTTACTGCCTGGGCCTACGGTGCCAAATCTAAAATAGGTATCATTGTTACCCGCTTCATGGTGAGAAAAACTACCGTGGCTCTGTAACCCAAATTTTATAGAGCTTGACTGCACGGCGCCGGAAACAATTTCAAACATGACACATTTGACTGGACTCTCGGTAGACACAGTGACATTTCCATAATTAAGACTGGTTATATCATAGGACTTTGGTTTAGGACCTGAACATAAAATAGTGAACTCATCGCGTATTCCTAGGTAATCAGTAGGCCCTGTGGGCTCAAATTTAATATATAAGCCTCTTGTACCTAATCGTGCCCAATTACCCTCTGCTGGGGTCGGGGCGGCTGCCCCCATGTCCCCTCTTGTGGATGAGTAAGCAAACATAGCAGAACCTGCTGGGTCTGTAACATTAGTGCCACTAGTATAGTCAGGTTTATAGCAAGGTACTGTCCAATAGCCTGCTGAGAAAACAGCATCTGTAAACTTAATCATAAGCCCACGGGTGCCTATCTTATACCAATGATTTGCATATAAAAGCTCTGTGGCTACGGTGGAATTGTCTGCGGAAGGAGATGCTGACCAAGTCATCATAGGTACATTACCCGTCCCACCACCCATAGTTGTGCCATTAGTTATGTCTATTGTTATAGTGTATGTTGTATCGGCACTATAATTATACACACCACCGGTAGTCATAATACCCCCGTAGGTAATAACTTTTGAGGCTGTACCTATTCCTCTTGCAGCATCATTATCATTAGTTATGACTACTTTGTACGTTTCATCAAAGAAACCTTTATACGTTCCGGAGATTGTTACTGTTCCAGCGAAGTTGTTGGTTGTGGCTAAACCACCCACTTCACTTCTAGTACTAAACCCTAATGTGGCATGCACTGTGTTTGTACCACTTATAACAGCGACAGTTGATGCTACTCCCATAGTACCAGAGTAAATTTGAAAACAATTACCTTGTCCAGCTGTATTAGTCCATTCACAGACAGCTTTGTCCCAACGTTCGTCACTTTTACCTAGATCATGCATTTTCTCTGTAATATCCCTGGCCACAAATCTAGGGTCAAGGCTTGTTCCAGAATAAAGGGTTATGTATGGTGCAGGGTCACCATCCATAGATAAGTAAAGCCTATTATTAGCGGGCCCTATGGTAAATGTGTCTCCTACAGCAGCTGTAGCAGTAGATGAGGCACGGGTGCCTTTACAGCCGGCTCCTCTACCGTCACCATAATCTCCTGCTGTGGACGGATCTAGTTCTACCCATCTAGTTATTGCAGCACACATATTAATTCCTCCTTAAATATTAACATATTAATTACTGATTATCGTAAAATACCAACTAAATGCAGGCAATTGATTGCCGTTATAATCCTTTATACCACTAACTGTTACGGTATATGTATGCCCATAAAAGTATTGCATTGTTTGCGGTTTTATCTCAGCACCAAGATTTGCCCAGCCTGTCGGAACTATACTGGAAGCCAAGTCGTAGTGGTCGTATTCTTTTGTTGTAAAGTAAGTTGTGACTCTTTCTGAATTTGGACATATAGCGGTGTTTGTTGCTGCTGCCGATATTAATATCTCCTTGTCTGCGCCCCAATCTTTATTAGGATCTTTATATAAAATATGATACCCAAACAAAAAGGAATAATTCTCCTCCAAAGCTTCAGCGTCATAGTTTGATATATGTAATGTTAAATCTACGGCACCACTTACACTTAGAGGGAATGTTTCTATTATATAGTAACCAGCACCCAGACCTGATACACTAGTAGGCAAAATAACATCATTAAATATATAATAAGTATTTAATGGGTTTATGCCTGATGTTGTAGTATCGTAAACAGTAGACGAAAATGCTATGGGGTCTTCTATATATACCCAATCATTAAGACTTATTGCAAAATCCATTATTGTTATAGCCATCTAATCCCTCTATTATTTAGATAGTTACATTATTCGTAGTAATATAGGCTTGGTGGTTATAGTAACACGATGCCTATCTACATCTAAGGTAATACTTTGTCTATCTATTCCAGCGTCATCTATTGCATATACATTAAGTGACACCTCACCTAATTTTCTAAATACACCTGATTTACACTCGGAGGGAGAGAGTGATTCCAAATCAAACCAAGGACCGCTACTAGCTATACAGTAAAAACGATAAGTATCAAATAAGTAATTAGCTTGGTCTGATGCGTCTTTAACACGTACAGTTATTTCTACTGTTTGGCCGAAGTGAAAATCTACCTCTGGTATATACTTAATATGATAACCCTGAGTGATGGTATTTATTATTGGAAGCTTTTTTCTATTATTAACATAGAACTCTAAACTGTTTATATCTACTCCTACATTAATATCAAGTAAATCAAATTCTATCTCTGTATCCACAGGTACATCTAGCGCTTCTCTGGCGGGGTACTCATTAATGATAAAAGGTGCTTTGTAGTCAGCAATTGTTTTAAACCAATAATCCAACATTATCTTATTTGGTATTGGTGCTTTATCATATACAACAACGAATACATAAACAACTGCGTTCGAGTGGAAAAAATTTATTGGTGTGACTGTTATATCCAGTCCAAGCAGCCCACTACCGGCGTCGTAAGTATTTACTACTATATTAGCGGTGTTGGCGTACTCTACCAGTCCTGTGTCACCTGCGTAAGATACTTCTCTGACTTTAAAAGATAGCGTGGCCGCATCAAGATCATAACCAAACGGTGCCAGTCTAAGCCATATTGTAGTATCAACACTATTTTTCTCTGACCAGAATTTAGGCACGGCGTCTATTAAAAATCTAAATTGATTTATTGTTACATCATCTTTATGCCCAGAAGACATGTGCCTACTTATGTAAGTTTGACTAAGCTGCAATGTATCTGTTTTAGGAGATAATTGATCTAACAATAGATCACTTTCAAAATTAGCCGCTTGCACAAAGTCAGCTTTGCTTGTAAAATCCAAAATTTGTTTTATAAGCGGAGCATTACCAGGCGGCGATGGCTGATCACCATCTCCACCAGGAAACCAAAATTTGCTCAAAGACTTTAAAACATAAGTTATATAAAGATCTACTAATTGTTTTAAAATGGTATTATTTTCAATGGTATCAAGCTTCTGTGTTATTATACCAGGGTAAGTCATATGAATATATTTTTTTAATAAGTCCAAGGACATAATGCCCCAAACATATTGACTGCCTGTATAAGTGCTTGCTCCCGAAACTTTTGTGGTTAGAATTATTATATCACAACAAGAATCCGCAATATTAGGATCATACCAACCACTAGTATAGGTCAACGAGGCTAAACCATTACTATCCGTGGTATCTTGTTTGTTTATATCGTCGTAGTTACCATTCGAATCACCAGAGACTTTATCAAAATACACCACTATTCCAGATAAAGCGTTGCCATACTGGTCTCTAACTAATGCATACATAGTTGTCTGTTCTTGGTTGTGTAGCGTGCTTGATGGTGCCGCCCACATAGCTAATGAATCCACATATGGTATCACACTGTCTTGTTGATAATTATAGTTTGCCCATGTGTAGTCAGATTGTGTACCATCGTCATTTCTTAAAGTAGTCTCTTTTTGTAGTCTATATATAACAGTGTTTGTAAACTCTATATCATATGTGGTTATTGATGTCATACCATCCGCTTTAACATTTAATATAGATTGTGATTTTTTAACCTCAAAGTCATCTATATCTACATATAGTATGTTATTACCTTTAATAAATGCTACTGTATTAGTATAAGGCACACCATACCTAGATGCTATAATATCTTTGTATAAACCACTCCTATGTCTATCTATTATACTTCCTGAAATTGAGTCCAATCTAAATAGTGTGCCTTTGGTTACATCCCCTGATTCTCCTAAATTACTAAAAAGTAATATATCTTTATAGTACGTTACAGCATCAGAAGAATTGTAATAATTATTGGGAGGTGTCGGCGCACCAGATATAGTGGGTACTATATCAACCCTTGTACCTGATACAGCAGTTACCAAGGCCAGTTCAAAAGCGTTTATATTATTAGCATGGCTACTTGGACCTAAATAAAGTATATCACCAGCAACCATACGTGCAGTACTTGATACATTTATATATCCAGTTCCAGAAGCGGTGGCGGCAGAAAACGTAGTAGTATAATGTTCCAAAGACGCTGTGTAACAATCAAAATTGTCAGAGCCGCTATCTGTTATATTTAATGTTTGCACTAAATCTAATCTATTAGAGGTATTATTTAATTCCCATCGCTTTATAACACAATTAGAGACATCAGTATGCTGTAATGTAAAAAAAGGCATACCATCTGCTAATATTGAAGTATTTATAGGCCCTGTATAAATAAGAGAATCAACAGTGGAATTTTGTGGTATGGTAGGATTTAAAGTATAGTTTCCTTGTACAGCGCCGGATGAATTACGTATTTGCAGAACGGCCGCAGCATTAGTGGTATCAATACTGCCAAAAGTATTAATGATGGGTGCTATACAAAAGTTACCATACTTAAAATCTATATTTTCATAAGCCATAAATTGCCTCAGTCATATTGGGTGGCTGTACCTTCTATAATTACAGGTGTTACATCAGTTCCTGATTTATAAACTGTTACTGCTTTTCCTGTATTATAGTATTGATCTGTATAGACTTGTGGTGTAGTTATATAGCCTATGGTGTTGTTATCTGTAAATGATACCGGTTTATTAATCATACCATTACCGTACTGATCTTGAACAATGGCAGTTATTACGGAAACGCTTTTACCATCTGCCGGAAGTATTAACGGGTTTGCGCCTAGTGATATAAAATCTACAAAAGGTCTTATAGGAGATGTTTGGTAATTGTATGTAGCCCAACTATTATCAACCCCATAATAGGTGGCTTCTAATTGTAATCTATACATAGTGTCCTTATTTATAGCTAAGTCATAAATGGCTATATTAGTTACCTGATCAGCCCTTACGTTGTCCATATTCATAACACCAAATAGTTCTGTGGTTAACTCTCCCACGTAGCCTTTGCCAGATGTATATATTAAATCATCGAAATAAACAGCACTATTTATCATAGAAACAGCTTCCGCACCCAAAGCTAATGTAGCTTGGCTACCATAGTCAGTTGCAATATGTAATGAATTCCAAGTATCGTTGTATATGCCTGAGGTAGTAGTTTTATACTCAAAAGCCAAATTAGCACCATTTTTATTTATTTTTAATAAATAAGTAGGGTACGTAGTTAAACCAGAGTACAGATGCGTTTTTTCAATTAAGGTATCATTAGTTTTAATATAAGCATAAATATTTTCATAAGGTGCCTCAGAATAATCTACCACCTCATATGTTTTTATACTTATGTTATCCAACCCAGTACCAGCATCTCCTGTATACACGGCTTGCGATTGTAAATAAGCCTCTACTGGCAAATCTGCACCAGCAGCTGGACCTATGTAATCCCAATTAGTGGGCTCTAAACTACCATCTATCCATACCTTAAAATATATGAAATCGTCTGAACGAGCTATACGTATATTATACCAATAACCGTAATATATATAATAATTATATTTATAACTGGTGTATATTGTGGTTACTACACCGCTAATAGATTTATTTAGACTAATGTAATTAGTACCTGTTAAATATGAATTAGTGTTCATATATACGTATAATTTATTATTAGCATCAAAGTAAATTGGGGATACTATGTATTGATCAGCATTAACTCCTCTACCGTGGTTCTTAAATTTAAAGAATACTTCCCACTTTGTACCGTAGTAAACAGTGTCATTAGTGATAGATGTAGCACCGTCTGTGATGTGGTTCATGTACCCAGCGGTATACACAGTTGTAGGTATAGTGTCTGTCCACTGTGCGTTAGATAAAGAAAAATCGTCATTAAATACATTAGTAGTTGCATCAGTAGTAACTAAATTTGATATGTATACATTATCAAGACCTGTGCCATTTATTGATGTGTATTGTGCCCAAGAATAAAAACGGCTTTGGCTAGGCAAATTTGAGGCCACAGTACTATCACTGATGTAATCCCAAATAACAGGCTCAGTAACACCTGCCATCCAAACCCTAAAATATATTTTACCATTAGTTACTAGCAATCTAACGTAAAACCAAGTACCATACAAATCATAATAATTATATTTTTGATCTTTATATAAGGAAGTACTACCGCCCCCTATTATTTTAATTAATTCCACATTATATGTAGTAGAACTGTAATTATACATAATTACAGACAAACGATTATTAACGTCGATGTATAGTGGATTTACAATATAGGTTGAATCTCCTATTCCCCGCCCGGCATTTTTAAACATAAAAAGCACATTGTAATTAGTACCGTAGACTATTTCTTCTATGGTCCTAGTTAGTGCCCCATCAGTGGTTTGTTTAAGATATCCTAAGGAATAGTCGGCGGTGCCAGTTACATTTTGCCAATTTACACCACCAGATAAAAAATTATCTTTAAATATGGTGTCTAAATAATTAATTTCCTGAACCACACCAAAATTATACGTATTATTAGATGAGCTATCTATTTCAACATAGTGTTCTAAATAACCAGGTGTTCCTGAAAAAGTGGTTAAACTTCCAACAGTACCACTAACTTGAACTTCAAAATCACCCATTAAATAATAATTAGACTCAATAGAACTATGGCCATTAGCCGAGGTACTACAAGATAACATATTATTTAGTATTTCTGGGGAACCATTAGTAATAGACCATAAAGAGCTGTTTGGATCTGAATGGTCAACACCATTAAAATTATCATTAAAGCTGGACGCAGCTGTTAAATTAACGAGGTTAGACATATCCAATAATTTAGCATTGGTATTTTTAACATAGACCAGCGTATGTGCGTCAGGATGATCAGGAAGCACATTTTGAAGTCTATAAAAGGTGGCTGCAGTTACGTCTTTATAGTCTAAATCAACTGCAGCAGATAAAAGATGGCCGGAATAAGAATCGAATCTAAATAAAGTGCCTTTTAGTGGGTCTACACCATCATAATTATTAAACACAAAAAAGCTATTACACAAACACACTAAATCGTCATTATTATATTTATACAGTGTACTGTCAGTTAATGTTATTTGCCCGCCTATAACGGTGGCTACTTCCACTTCTTCACGCTGTTGGTAGCTATTTGGCCCAAGTATTAATTTAGTACCTACGGTTATTACACTATCATAATATTCATTTATATATAAAACATTGGTGTGTGTGTTGGCTATTGATGTTATATATGTTTTATAATACTCTACTCCAAAAGCTTCCGCGGAATAAGTATATACAGTATTGCTTATATATTCAAAAGAATCTATCAATACACATATAAAATTTATAATTGCCCATTTTTTAAATAATAAACCACCTGATGGATGGTTTTGTAAAGACCACAAGTAATAACCGTCGTACTGTAAACTTTTAACTGCAGTACCTATTATAGTATCGGTGGGATACTCAAAAGCGGTAGAACCGTCGTCTACTTTACATATTAAACTGTTTTTTATATAGTCTAAAAAATAGAAATAGCCATCTATTACTACAAAGTTAGCTTTTGATAACTTGATGTTTTCATATGCCATTACAGGCCTCTTTAATTGGTCTGTTCAACAACAGCGGTTATAGTAACCTCACTGGCAACAACACCTGCTCTATATACTGTTTGGGCCATACCATCGGAGTCTGTATTAATTTGTGTCCCTGCTGTTATAGCACCATCTCCGTTCTCAGAAAAAGTTACTCTTCTGCCGGCAATAGGTTGCAAAAACTGGTCCTTTACATAGGCGGTGATATCCGACGTACTTAGATTATTGGCGGCTATTATGGCCGGTGATGCGGACAACGATATAGAAGTTACGAACGAGGATAGTGGCGACAATTGGTAGTTATATCCAGACATACTACCACCACCGTCCTCTATATTTTGTAATCTATAAACATTATTATTATCTATTGCTAAATCATATACGGGGATAACTGTGATTTCATCACTTTGTATGTTTTCCATAACCATAGACCCGTAAAAGGGTAAATTAGTCGCGGTTACATACCAAACAGATTCCCCTGTGTTGTAAACCAGGTCATCGAAAGCGGCTGTTACTGTACTACCTAATGTATTTTTTAAACCGAGCAAAAGTTTGCATTCGGTATCGAACATTTGTACGGTACCCATAAAACCCCAATCTTCTACCCCCTTTTTATAGTAGAAACTTACATTATCCGCAGCCCTACTAACTCTAAACATATAGTTATCAACTAAACCACCCCCACTATATGTGGCTGGGACACTGTAATCTATATTTTTAGTGGCTTTATATGATGTGACATTAAAATTATTTATACCAGATTGGGTGGCTGTTTCATTATTATTAGCCCTAGCTATATAACAATATCTATTAGTTTCATTTGGAAACCATAAACCAAACATATGTGTAAAGTAGTTAGCGCCAGAATAAGTAGTATTATAGCTGTTTAAAGAACCCGTAACAGTAACATCAAAATTACCTCTTAGATAATAATCAGAAATAATACTTTCTTGTCCTGAGGCAGTACTTGTGTATAATTGATTGCTTTGGATTGTTGGGGTACCTAAAAGTACATCCCATTTATCTGTATCTGGGACAGAACCATTGGCTGCTGTAAAAGAGTCATTAGACTCAGTAGCATCGTATAACATAGCTAAATTTGAGGAAGTATTTACAAATAAAGTGTTTGTACCTTTAATATATGCTAATGTATCCACAGAGCCATAAGCAGAGAAAGCGCTTATCTTATGAAAAGTACATGCTGTAATATCTTTATATTGTCCGCCAGCGTATTTAGTTATATAAGCCCCTGTATGTGAGTCTAGCTTATACAAAGCCCCAGTACTGGTATCCACACCATTACTGTTATTTAGTAACCATAGGTATTTATTAAATCCCACAGCATCATTTGAATCATAACCATACACTAGCGGAGTAGTTAAACTAACACCACCAAATATAGTACCAGATACTGTAACTAACTCATAATCATTATTAGAATTAGGGCCAATGTATAAAACACAACCGTTTATTATTTCTGGTGTATTAGAATATTCATTTAAATAAATTTCAGTAGATCCAGATGTTACAGAGGCTGTTAGCGTTGTATGATAATGTTCGACAGAAAAAGTATTGGCATTATAAGTATGACTGCCGTCATTTGTTAAAGTTATTGTTTGTTGCAGTTTACAAACATAATTATCTATTAGCCAACGCCTAATTATCCTACCATCTGCTTTTGATTCCAAAGTCCAAAAGTACAGCCCATCGTATTCAGTGCTAAGTATAGTTTGTGTTAATACAGTGTCTAATGGATAAGAAAAAGCAGTATTACCATCATCAGTTTTTTGTAGCAATGCATCTTGATCTTCATCAAATGTTAAAAAATAACCATCTAATGTGGTAAAATTAGGTTTTCTTAACTTAATATTATCTGCCATCTATAAACTCCTAGTTAAAAGGATTTTTCCAACTAATCAAATATTCATAAGGATCGCCTGAAATACTAATTTGATCTGTTATATCAAAATCAACTGTGCCGTTATTTAGTGTAACTTTCATAGATGATAGATCTATACCAGAAGAAGGTAAACTATCCTTTATCTTAAAAGAAATTAACGAGTTAGGTAATACACCAACACCAGTGGGCGTTATATCAACAACCTCTGGTGCGTATTTATCTTGCTCAAATTCTGTCCAATCTATATATTTACAAAGAGAAGCTATTGCTTTTTCAATTTCGGCATCTAGTGTTTTTTCTGTGATACCGTAAACTATTTTTGTTGGTACTTTACCGCCGTTAGCGGCGGGGTAAGTGGTTCCAACCTCTAATACCCATTTAGCATCTCCTTCTGCATCTTTGTTTTTAAGGGTGTACTGTTTAAAAGTAAAATTAAATTTTACTCCTTTTTTAGCATTAAGGCTGTGTCTTACAAATACCTCTGCCATAATTATGAACTATAATCTATCAAATTGATTATATTTTTAACACCGTATCTAATAACTGAATCAACTGAGGAACACCAAGCTGTGGGTGTATTATCAGGATCTTGTTCTTTTAAAACTTGTAATTTAGTACCAGACGCTGTTGTATAATTATGTGCTACGCCAGTAAAACCATTTGTAACCAAAGTAGGTATAGTAAGTACTGTTTTTGTAATATCCACAGATATAGCAGTAAAGTAATCTGAATTATTACCGTCTGTTATTATTAGGCTATCACCATTCTTTACGCCAGTTCCGGCACCTATTGTCATTGTAGAAGTATTAGCAGTGTAGTCGGCGGCTAATAACGTTTCACCTACGGTAGTAGATGCAATATCCTCACTTGTAATGGAAAGATTAAAACCTAAAAGCACAGAGCAGTCGTTTGACGTTGCAGGAGCTACTTTTACTGCAGATCTATAATCCCCTGTATAATAACGACCTATTGTACCAGAGGTTATCCAAAAACGTCCGTCTCTAAATTCTACCGCAGCATTTTTATATGCTAATTGATAGCCTGTATCGGCAGTAACACAAGTGATGGCTCTAATTTTAGCCTCAATATCTTCTGCAACAACATCCCCACTAATAGATAAACCGCCGGCATCGTAATTTAATGTAATGGTGTAATAACCTGAACCGTCCTCACCTGCAGAAGTGTTGTCCATTTTTATGCGTAATTTATTGTGGGTAGCATCCAATGCGAACTTACCACTAATACCCGCTAAACCAGATGATTTACACCAGCCAATATCAAAGTCTGTTATGTATAGCGCCTGAATGGCTGTATTAACAGTATTATCGCTATAAGCTGATGTCGATATTTTTATAACAAACTGTTCATCACCATCATACCCGATTGGGGTGATAGTTGCTTGATCTACGGTTACTCTTTTTATTGTCCCTGGATATTGATCTATATCCTGTGTATCAATTTGAATGGCCATGGTAAATTTCTCCTTTTATAATAATTTCAACACTTTAACTCTGAATAATTACAGCCAGGCAGTTTATGTGCTTTTTTATGGCAGTCTTTACAAAATGTTATGCAGTTAGCAACATCGGCAGATTCTATGGGGTTGTTGATTACAGGGTCGATGTGGTGACAGTGTAATTCAACCTCAGTTTTTCCGCATTTTTGGCATGTCCAGTTGTCTCTTTCTAGTACTAATTTTCTTAGTGCCGGTTGTACTTCACGGGAAGTAGCTGGCTTAAATCCTTTTGGGTATGTATGCTGCTTATATATAGAACAAGCATTTTTGCATTGTTCTGAGCAGTAAAATCGCTGGTCCCCTAGCCTGGTCCCTTCTAAGCAACCCAATCTATGATTTATTTCATCTATATTAGGTACAGTTACTTTATTGCAATACTCGCAATGTACACCTAATAAGATAAATCCAGCCTCGTGAGTCACTTCCTTTATTTCATGAAAAGGAGCTAGCCTTTTCATATAAGTGCTATATAAAGGTAAACGTATTTTTCCAATACCCTCTTTCCAAGTTCCGCCGCAGATTCTGCATCTATGCCCTTGCTTCCAACGATCCCAAGTCATGGAATAGGTATGCCCGTTGTTACATATAAAAAGTAATTTTTGTTTAGCATTAATATATGTTTTTGTAAGTAGTTGGTAGCCCGCTTGCTCAAAAGATTTCTTTACTTCTTTAAAAGCAACTGGAGCGTTATGTGCACAGTCTGGGCATCTATATCCAGTAACCCAATTTCCCCAGGTAATACTATTTTTATGCCCAAAAGGACATATGTAATGCATCTTGGTTTTAGCATTTATATATGTCTTATCTATAAGTATATATCCCTCAACTTCAAAATTATTACGCACAAAACAATATTCTATTTTTTTAGGCATAGTAATCACTTATAAAAATAGCTTCTTCCGTTAGTTAGTAAATATGGGCAATTATCGAAAGTACACGCATAGCCCCAGGAATTTCTTCTATCTGGAGACATGTAGTATACTTTACCAGCATCGTCAGTGTGGTCTACCTTAGTGGGTACAATACCCAGCCTATGAGCACTACGTAAGTCGTCACTTTGTGTAGAGTATGGACAAGGGTTCCATTTATTACCTACATGTTGGTCTTTTTTATACTGTGGTAAATTGCCATAAGCAGTGGTACCATGAGTTACTTCCCACAATTCTTGTGCGGTACCACTAAATGTTAAGCATACAGTGCATCCTGGCATAGTTATCCTCTAAAATTATATAAATTTCCAGCCTCATCTACAACATATGATGTATAAACAAGACTAAATGCGTGTCTTGTATCCTCATGATTAGAAGTGTCTATTAAGATAAAGTCATTATGCTTAAATTGTGGCACTCTATTTAGCTCTGTATCATGTACTATTTTGGCCTCTTTGAGTGTTACTGTGTTATTCTTGTTATATACTACATCACCCCAAGACAGTTTAGCTATGTAAACATTTTTTACAAATAACAAATATTGTTTGTAAAAATCTAGTTTTATGAACTCATTGGGGTTAATTTTGTTGGCTATACTTAAAGCAGGCCCTGATAGACGCGCATTATTCAATAAGCATTCCCCATCGGTTTTGTATTCAACTTTTTCCCAAGATAATGCTAATGTGTATTTTTCTGCAATACTAAATTTCATTTAAACCTCTTTAATTATATCCATAGTGGAGTAAAAGGTATGTTGGCATTACCAGAACAAATATCACCTGCTCCGGCAGAAGGGTTACCAACAGAAGTAACAACACCTGTAAAACTTCTATCCGCGGTGCCTTGTTGACCGGCAGACACGCTGCCAGTAATACTTTCCAGAACACTTGCCATATCAAAAGTTATACCTACTATATTGCCGTCTGCTACACCAAAAGCTACGTTAGCTGAACCCTCTGTAACGCCCCTCAGTAAAACAGTTGGAGCTGGAGACTCACTGGGGTCAGACCCATCTATCCATCTGGTTAATCCCCACGTCTCTTGCCCAACCATTTGTGGGTCTGATTTGTTGTAGCTGTAGCTTGTTAATTGCCAATCGTTATAAGAAAAACTAGTAACTTCAACATCACAAGAAGCTGGGTTGACCCCCGCAGTAATACCTGCGGGTGTACTACAACTGGTACTTGGGGTAACACTATAAGGACCTATACCAGAACCCCCTGGCGGACTATATACAGTAACATTTAAAGTTTCTGTCGGTTTTTCAACAGTTCTATATGCTGAAAAACTGCCCAAACAGTATAACCTTGTTGTATTAGGATTAACTCCCCACTGGGCAGACACACCGCAGGCACCAGAAAAAATACCTGTGATGTCTGTACCAAAACCTATTATAACACCCATAAACTGCCTCCTTATTACTTACTTTTACAAAGGTTACTTTATTTTAATCTCTCTAAACAGTTAAAGTATACTGTATAATCACAGGTATAACGTGTAGAGCAATCTTTACAAAATCTGCGTTTATAAACTTCTAACCTGGCTTTAATCTGTCTGTCCGTAAGATATTTATAGCCATCAGTAATGCTTTTACTTTTTTCAATATTATTGTCTTTATTATGTCTTCTACCACAAGCGCCGCAAGCCATTAAACAAAACCTCCATCAGTAGTTGTTATTAATGTCACATGGTTTTCATTAAAGCCCTCTGTATCAACTATCGGATTCATGTCTATTGATGCCACATACCCAGTAAAAGTCTGGTCAGCTGCGTCTATTGGGTGCCAATAACGTATACCTGGATAATTTGATATTAAAGTATAGGATACAGTAGCTATACCCATTACATCATAACTTATGGATAAAGTGGTGCAATCTATGAATTCAATGTACTCAGCCATAAATTAAAAATCTCCCACATTACCAGTAATGGCTTCATCTTCCTCTACATACTCTGAATTAAATGTGGTTTTTCCTGAGAAAACGGAACCACTTCTATCGTTTAGTCTATTAAAACTAGCGGAAGTAAGTTCTCCAAATTGTCCTCTAAAATCTTCACTCTCTGGTAAATATTCTGAATATAAATATGTGTCATTCTGTGTTTTTTCGGCCATAAAAGTATGCACATAAAACGACCCTGCCCCTTGTGCCCCTTTGGACATAGGCGATCCACTACGTAATTTATATGTGTATCCTGTATATTTAACTGTACTAGCGCCGTCTTTCATGATTAATACCTCTCATTAAGTATCATATTTTACAAATTTCACATCGCTCGAACTAGCAGAAAAATTATTAGCGTAAACAAATTCATAGTTAGCAGTAGGTAGTTGCCCTGGTTGGAATTGTGCTGAAAAACTTTGTAAATTTAAATTACCATAATCAGCTATACCTGTATCTATAATTAATGTGTCGCTGTTATTTGTATTAAAAGACCAAGGAGCACCTATATATCTCAAACCGTACCCATCATACTGTATCTCATCTTCATAGATAGACGCCGGCCCAGAAGAAGCAGAGGCATTAATGGTTCTATATGAAACTGCAGGTATATTAAGAAAACCTAAATCCTCTACATCGCCTGCTATACTGGCCTGCCCTTCGCCTTGGTATAAAAAATATATAATGTCTTTGTCACAATTATATTTTCTTAGCCATGGAATAGAGACATTAATTCTACCAGGACAACCTACGTGTGTGTTATTATTTATATACGCTGATATAGATACCACACCGATAGTAGGGCCTATTATCAAATTACCTGCTACTTTTGATACTTCTGTATTTATTCTGGAGCTAATAGATATTAGACATCTGTCTAGTCCTGGAAAAGCCCCAACTAATTTACAACAAGTACTATCAGCCATTATGGATTCCCCGCCGTAGGTGCTGGTGTATAATCGGTAAAGTAAGTACCATATGCCGGGCCACCTTGAGCAATAGAAGAGTGGTCGTGTATTGGTACTGCTACTATATTTACAATATATGTATTAGCGTCATTTAATGCAAAAAAGTATATCCTATTTGGATATGGTTTATTATGTGTGTACCTAACACTTGTTTCATCATAAGTTACTGCGGTAACTTCTCCAACCGCTTCATTCTCTACAACAAAACCTCTTATAGGTAATTTTTTACCACCAGTCATAGTTACCTCCCTAAATTCAGGAAATAAGCCGTTTGGATGATGTTGTGTTTCAGTAACAGCCGGGATTTTAAGGTCTATATACATACCCGGAGTTAAACTTGTAGATATTAAATTAATGGTAGCCATTATTCCGCCTCAGGCCCCACAACCGACGAATCAGTATAACCAATGACCGCCTCCATATTAACACTAGGTATATCTCTATCAGTAGATAGTTTTGCTGGATTATCCTTGGTTGCTAGTGTTTGTGTGTTTTCGTCTATTAAACCTTCTTTTGTAGGAATTAGTCTTGGTTCTTGTGGCGCATATTTTAATCTACTGCTTTTAAGCCCATCACGTACAGAAGTAATAGTGGCCCAAGCAGAGTCAGAATAGGTCTGTCTTCTAGTAAATCGTTTATTCTCTAATCTATATAAAACATCTGTTCCACTTATATTCAACATTAAATATGCTGGGTCATCCCATACTGGGGAAGGAACAACTTTTTTTATGAATCCTGTAAAAATTAATGGCATATCATCCTGTGTTCCAGCATATATGGCTACTTCTCCAGTTACCGCACTTAGATTTTCACCTAATACTTTTAAGGAGGCATTAAAATTAGACGTTGTGCCTCTGCTTTTATTAATACTAAAAGATTGTATATAAGGAGTTACTATTTCTAGTTCAGTCTCTTTACAAACTATTTTAGCCCTAATGTGAATTAAATCTATGGCCATTTATATTCTCCTTATGATTCCATAGGAACATTATATATTTTTACTACTACTTCATCACCAACTCTTATGATATCTGATATAGCGCTGTAAGCCGTTACAATGCCTATCCCAGCTACTAAAACTTTATATCTAAGGCAGTTACCTTCATCTTGTATTACTATACCATTTTCTGTAATAGACTCAACTTGTTTTGTGTATTGTCCACCGGTTACCCCAGATATCAAACCGGTGTTGGGTATATAAGGGCCTTCTGTTACGGATATTGTGTAAGAACCCATATCTGTATAGGAATAGGTTATATTATTAATTACACCCCCTTGTAGCCCAGTACCACCTAATTGTGGGTTACAGTTAGGACCACAAACATAACTTATCTCTAATGTCTTATCTCTATTTAGTATTTCCTTTAATCTATAAGAAAAATTAATTGTTTCTTGTTCTGATAAAGTAGCCATATTTGTTTCAAATATTTGTGTCCCATTTAATGCTCGCATTTTTATTTCATAATCACTGTCTTGTAATGCCTGTACAGTAGTTGGGTCTGAATCTACTATGGCAGATGCTTGATCTACTAGCTCACCATTAATGGCTATTGGGGCTGGATCATCTATAACAACAATTGGTGCTATTTCTAAACGTAAATCTTGTGCTATTTCCAGTGCGCGGCCGTGAGGATCATATATCTCCACAGAAGGTATATTTAAATCAATCTGTGCCCAAAGTTGTTGTACTAAATAACCAGCACCTTCTTTTGGTATTAAAGTGCCTTTACCTACACCAGGATCAGAGTTTGGTTCATTAGCTAAAATACAGTTAGGGTGCAGCTTAAAGGAAACATCTGTTCCATACGTACCCCAGTCATAGGCGTGTGCATTATTGATTACCTGAATACATAATTGACCTGTGTCGATATTATAGCCAATACCATAATCTACTCCTTCTTCTAATACGTAAGCTTTTGGAGTTAAATCATTAGCTATTACAAAAACCTCAGTTTGTTTTAGTAACTCTAATTTTTCTTCATTACTTTGGGATTTTAAAAAATTAGCCACAACTTCGTCATTTTTAGGGAATGATTTGCACATGGACAGCTCTTGCCCGACTACAAATATTTTAGAAACTCTAATTAAATTATCTGTCTGCACATTCCTAACAGTCGTGTATCTTAAACTATTTGGTAAGCTTATAGGTATAGTTTCTGTACCATCGCAACTTATTTCGTAGCTTAATCCTTCATAGCATCCATTTTCTGGTGTAGATTGTGGTTGAAGTCCAATCCACACATCACGTTTTTTTAATACGCCGATATTAACCGAATTATTATTTATTGGTACAGCCTTAGCACTAATAATTCCTTTGGGACCTGCAAGTAGGTATGGCACTGAGGATTGTTGTTTGACCGATACTTTTGTAAGTCTATCAACTTTTGGTCCTGGGTCTAAATACCATAACCAACCGACTACTTTTTCCCAAACAGATTGTACTTCATATATACTTTCAACACCATCATTAACTGCCCAAGCATTTAAATTAGGATCTTTAAATGTTACCACTGCGTGTCTTTTGTATGTGACTAGCGGGCAATCACTAGATATTTGACTAGTGTCCCAAATCAAAGCCTGAGCTAGGCTGTATTCCGACTCTTCTATTGACATACCTTCTTCGGAATTAACTTCTTGTACATTATAGAGTAAATTTACCCAGTCGCGTACTTCTCTTTTTGATCTGGGTTTTTTACCTGTGACTTTAACACTTATCTCAGGAACATCAAATGTGGTGGATACTACACTTGTGTATACATCAGTTATACCACCAGACATAGAACCTATTTCTATTATACTAACATTACCTTCAGGAGTAACTACAATCTCTAATGGGTTGTTATATAATCCCTTAGCAAAGGGTTCTATTAATGACATTTTTATGGCAGACATTGTATCAACATCTTTGATGTCCACACCAAGGAGTTCCCCACTAGGATCAATACCCAAAGCAGATAAATCTGATGGTATACCAAAAGTATTAAGGATAGTACTAACTAAGGGGCCAGTACTTTGTTGTGACATTAAATCAGAAAGCTCTTGATCTAAATCAGCATAATTTACTGGCAAACCATTAATTATATGGTAATTGGTCCAAGTACCATCGGCCTTTTGATGTACATCATTAGGTATTCTATATTCAGTAAGTGCCATGTATTTAGCCTATATTCCTATTAGCATACACTAGTGTCATTAAACGTTTTAATTGCCCATCAATAGATGTTAGTTCAAACTTTAATTTACTAATGTCGGTCCTTTGCCTATTTATATAAGAGTCAATTAATTTTGAATTATTATTCAAAATATCTTTTTTAACTTCCGCAATTCGTACATTTATCTCAGCCTGTACATCCTTTCCAAAAGATTCCTGTAAATTAGTTAACTTAGAATCTATTATGTGTATTTGTTCATCAGTTTGCTCTTTAACAAAAGCTATACTTTCTAATGCGGTATCTAAAATTGTACTATCAGCACCTACGGATTTAGTATTATTTATGGAGTCCGCCAGGTTCTTAAACATAGTTTCTAGATTAGATGTATCTAGTTTAACGTTTGAAGAATCCAAAGATATCTTATCTGGTATACTACTTATTACAGAAGTTAGTTTATCAGTAATACCGTTATCGTCCAATTTAACATCAAATACTTTATCCTCTACTTTTAAGGGAGCTATATCAGCCAACTTTAACTCTTTGTCCTCTACACGTAATACTCTATCTTCTACCTGTAATTTTTTACTTTCATCCCAAGTAAGTGTAATACTTTTTTGTTGGGCATTAGTAATTGTATTGGTAGTAAGTTCACTATTAACAAGGCCACCATCAGCAAAGCGTCTTGGCAATACTACCTCACCTTTCTCTAAATAATGAGGACCAGTAGATCTCGTTACGCCGCCGTCATGCATAATAGGCATGAATCTTCCACCTTCAAGTTGCTTATTACCTTTAAAAGTGTCGCTTAAAAGATTACTATTTTCATCTAAATTACGTGTCTTTAAATAGTCCTCAATAATAGTTTTAACACGTGCGCTGTCACCTTCACTAATACTCTTAACGGCCAGAGCTCTAAATTCATTTGTTGTTAATAAACCCTCCAACTCTTTTGGCATGTTTTGTTTGGCTGCCAAATTACCGGCATAATTCCAAAATGTGCCCTCATCAGTTTCACTAATTTTAGCACCGCCCATAGGCAACATTGCATCTAATTTACCAGTATCCCTAAGTCCTATAACCCTTCCTATATTGGAGGTTAAGGCTATACGATCCTCTACATCAGCAAGTACGTGTCTTAACGCCCGGAGCGCCGGACTGTTTTGTAATGTATTACCAGATGTAACTAATTTATCAAATTTATTTAATGACTGTCTAGCTTGCCATACATATTCTTCCGGAAGATAGCCAGCATTAGGCTTACCTGTCTCTTTATCAATACCATGGGATAAGGCATTACGCATGATAGTTGGATCTTCAAGATAATTTCTAAGTTGCTCTACTTCTGGATAAGCTGGGCCTGCTGCTGCGGTCATACTTGACATCTTAGCACCTTTATATAAGTAGTTAGGTGTAAAAGTCATAGTATTTGTTTGTTTTTCGGTGCCCACATCATTTGCTGCTAAACGTCTAACGTTTTCCTTTATATCTCGCGTGGCAGTAAAATACTCTTCGGCGGCGCCCACTCTTCCTGCATTGTAAGATTCACCAAAAGTAGTTTTTCTTTCTGCCATTTGAGTCATAAGTTGTTGTTCTTCAGAAGACACTCTTGAAGTAGTAGCTCCTAATAAGTCTTCAGTTTTAACTCCTTTTCTTAATTGTTCCTCTTCATTTAAAACTGAGGCCCTTGCTTTAGCCAGAGTTAATACCTCCTTCTCTGTAAACATGGGTATACTACCGCCGTCAGCCAGGTTATTTTCCTTCATGATGGCTTCTAGTTGTTTTCTGCGCTTGGTAAGGATGTCCTGTGCGCCGGACGCAGAAAACACGTTGCCGCCGTCAGCCAGGTTATTTTCCTTCATGATGGCTTCTAGTTGTTTTCTGCGCTTGGTAAGGATGTCCTGTGCGCCGGACGCAGAAAACACGTTGCCGCCGTCAGCCAGGTTATTTTCCTTCATGATGGCTTCTAGTTGTTTTCTGCGCTTGGTAAGGATGTCCTGTGCGCCGGACGCAGAAAACACGTTGCCGCCGTCAGCCAGGCCTGGCATAATACCTTTTTTATTTATATAGTCCAGGGTATCATAACCAAGTTTCTGGGCCGCATGGGCGCGTATTACGTATTCTCCTGGACTAAGCATAGCCGGAACTTTATCCTCTCTTGGACCACCAGGACCTGTAATGTAACCCCCGCGAGCCTTAACAAGAGGTGTAGCAGCATCGACAGCAGTAGTCTCTGTCGGTTTATCCTTTAAAGCTTTATTTAACTCTTGTAGTTGAGTTGTATTATTATAAAGTGCCTCTATTTGTGCTTTAAAATAAGCGTCATCCGCTAAGTGTAGGTTCTCCAAATCAGGCAAATTCAGCGAGGGTTTTTCAAATAAATCACCACGTGATGCAGCATCCTTCTCTGCCTTAGTTAGTAGGTCATTGGTTTCTTTTAAAGACATGAGGTAGTCTGCTTTTGGGGCAGCAAAATTGTACCCTTCTACCCCAGCACCAACTGCTAATGGGGCCGCAGTCAAAAGTGTTGCAGCCTGGGGCCCCATAAAAAATTCAGCAAGCAGGGCTATATCAGGTCCCATAGCAGCCAGAGCAGATGCACCTAAACTTAAAGTACCTTTTGAAACAAAATCCTTAGTTGGGGTATCTGTAAAAACAGATGGTTTATTACGCGCATTTTGACGTTCTTGTTCACTAATAAACATGGCCTGTCCAGCTGCAAATTGGTTTATCCTTGCTTTTATTATTGGATCGTTAACATCAAAACCTTGTTGCTCAGCCATTTTTGTACCAATAAATGTAGCTTTTTCTTTAACAGCTTTTTCTTGCGCTACACCAGGAGGAACTATATTAATATCCTTAATGGCAGCACCTACTGCCCTGCTGGTTAAATTAACAATAGCATTGCCTAATGCATTGTTATATTCTACAAACTTTGGTATAACTCTACCTAATTCTATAACCAAATTCCCCGTAGGCACAGAAAGAGCATCCAAGGCTTTGTTAGCGGCCACTAAACCAGCCATAGAATTTTGTTCCACTTCACTTACATATTTTTGTACAGGCGATTGAAATTTTGCTGTTTCTAGGGTTGGAAGTAGTTTATCTGTTTCTCCAGGAGTTTTAAATAGCTGTCTTAACTCCGAGGAGGGAACGCCTAGTTTTTCAGCTAATGTTTCTAAGATCTTTTGTATGTTAATCAATTCTTTAACCACAGGATCAGAGTTCATTAGAGTTTTTTCAAGGTCATGTTGTATTCTTGCAAAGCCCTCTTTTACTTCTGGTGTTATTGCCACCGCTCTGGTGCTTTCAGCCATACCACCAAATTGAGACATGTATCTCTGGTATTCTATGGTTCCTTCCCCATACTGGGCTTTGGCTTTTTCTTTTACTGCTCCAATAGTAGTTTCTGATTTTATGAAGGTCGCTTGAGAATTTTTAAGTTCCTCTAATTGTTTTAAAGACCCAGCATAGTAAGCTTTTGTGCCGGCATCTTCATTACCAAATGATATTCTTTCAATTAAAGTATCTTCCATGGAATTTATGGCATTAACCATAGTGTCTAAACCTTGAAATTGCTTAACCAAATCTTGTTCTTCACGTACCCTAGCCTTTTCCTGTGGCATATGGGTTATTTGGTCAATAACTTTCTGAAGATCATTACCTTTAAGATTGCCAGAAAATAGTTGTGTATATAAATCAGCTGTTCTTATTTCAAATTCATCAGCAAATTTGCTTAAAGATATACCACCACCCATTAAAGCATCTATTTGCTGTGTAGGTGTGACCATTCTTTTAGCAAAAGGACCGCTAGCACCAACCAGGGAATCCATGGCCAATTTAAGATTTCTAGTACCTTCTAATCCGGCACTAAAACCCTGTACGCTTAAAGATTTAAAACTTTCATTAAATACGCGTAGACTTTTACCTGTATCAAACACGGTTTGCGTTATACTGCCTAAGGATTCCATACTATTTTTAAGGGTTTCGAAGTCTTCTGTTAAATCAGACGTCTCATCACTTAATTTTAATATTTCATCTTTATATGCCTTAGTTTGATTGGTCTCTTTATCGCCGGCATCTAACAGCTTTAATCTGATATCTGTTATTAATTGCTCTCTATCTGCTATTTTTTTACTTACATTTTCTGTTAGAGCTTGTGCCGATTTTAGTTGATCTATCGTGTTTTTTGTAGTTCCTTGTGATGATTTAAAAAAGTATTCTTGATCACTTAATTCGGCGTCTTTACGTTTAAATTGCAAATCACCTCTAAAACCAGATAATTCAGGATTCATGGCAGCAGTCATTGACGTTTTAGATTGAGAAATTGATCTAGTTATACTAGAAAAATCTTCAACTAATTCGGTATTAGCCCGTTCAGATCTAGCCTTCTTAAAGGTCCCTTCAATTATTACAGGCTCTAAATCTATTTTTATATTCTTTATTTTAGAAACTTGTCCTTTTATAGCATGTTCGTACTCGTCTATTAAAATATCCACATTTTTAAACCGCTTCTTTTCTTTACTACTTAACCCTACTGTTTTATCCAAAGCGTCTAATTCTTGTTTTTCAATATAGAGTTCAGTAAGCTTAGACTGCATAAGATCTGTTTTACTTTGGGCCTTTTCTAATGCTTTAAAAGAAGTTTCTGCCTTTTGGTATTTATTTATTGTAAATACTTTTTCAAGTTTAACACCTTTTCTAGGATCTTGTATAGAAGCCAAACTATTTATAAAGGTGGCCACTGATTCAAAATTAAGGTCCTTAGCAAAAAAATCTAGATCAGTGAAAAGTCTTCCTAGATTAGTAAAAAAGTTTTTACCTACCTCTGAAAGATTTTTAGCTTTTGATACCAGCTCCTTATCTTTAAATAGCAGATATTGTTCTGTTGTCATATCCCGTGTACTTCTAACACCTAAGTCAACTTGGGGTGGATTATACTTACCTCCTAATAAACCACCAGGTTGAGGTACAGCGAAATTACTGGACCAAAAAGATGGCCTAACAAAACTTTTTACACCGTAAGTCATGGACTCTTCCACTAATTTACTAAACCTATTTTTAGCATTTGCTGTTATTTCTACATTGGATATAGCGGCAGCCATATCATTTAATTCCTTTTCTAATTCTTCAGCCATTTCAAGTTTAAGCATCTGTTCTTGCATATCAGCGGCCTGTTTGTTTATGACTTGCGCCTGCTGTTTATAGACTTCTTTCATATCTTTTATGGCTTGTTCCACTTTTTTCTTTTCAGCATCAACATCCAATACTTTGGATTTTACTTCTGTTCCTTGAAGTATTTTATCGGTTGTAGCATTTTTAATAGCCTGCTCATTAAGGGTATTAAATATTTTTTGTGCTGATGATGTGTTTTTCTGTATCAAATCCGCTATAAGGGTGGACTCAGCGGCAGATTTTTTAGAAGCTGTTGCTATCTCAGTAAGTTTTTCATTACTTTCGGCTAGATAACCTGCCATAGTAGCCGCAGCTGCTGTGGCTAGTACTTGTGCAGGTCTATTAATGTCTGGGTCTGTTATTGGGCCAGCAACAGCACCGCCTGTGGCGAAAGTTGGTAATTTGCCATATTCATTAATGTAGTCTAGCTTACTTTGACCCAAATGTTTGGCAGAGTCGGCCTTGATTATATATTCACCGTTACTCACCCTAGCTAATATATCGTCTGATGTACCAGTACCTTCGCCCGCTATTGGACCGCCAGTAGCCATTTTAAAATTAACAGCATCTAATAATTTTTTTAAATCATCTGGTAAATTTAAAGTGGCCTCTTCACCCTTGCCTACTTTAATTTTAGACAAAGTAGTTACAGCTTTATGTACCTCAGGATATTTTTCCTTTAATACATCCAAAGCCATTTCCTCGGACCCTTTAAGTACATCAGATAACTCAGGGTAATCTTTAAGTATATCATTAACTTTACGTAATAAATCGGCTTTGTTTTTAAGTTCGTCTTTGCTTTCTATCAAACTGTTTTTAACGGCACCACCAGTAGCAAAACCTGTTAAATCTTCTGGATTATGTGTTTTACTGAATTTATCCAATCTGGCATAACCAGCGCGTCTAGCAGTTGCAGCATCTAGTACATACTCGTCTTTACTTAATTTTGCATTAATACTATCAGAAGTAGGAGTACCTTCACCAAACACTCTGCCGCCATCAGCGAAACCGTACTGTGTTTTATTTTTTTCATAGTCTTCATAAAAGTTTTTTTCAGCCCGTTTAAGTTTTATGGCCTGTGATAAAGAGGGTGCCTCACCAGTGTTTGCTACACCAGTGGCTACATCTTTTAACACTTTACCATAATTTTTAGTGGCCTCTGAAAGATCTGTTCCCAATAGTTTACTAAAAACTAATAAAGCAGCATAAGTGGCTACGGTACCTGCACCTAGTTTCTTTATAGTGTCGTCCGCAAAGCCAAGACTTTTAGCAAATTCCATAATTGCTGTTTTTGACGCAGTCATAGTAGTAACAGCGCCATATAAAGTAGCTTTTGCTGCGGTATCTTCTCTGGATGTAGTAAGTGTTTTTTCTTGTGTTTTTAGGTCTTCTATTAACCCTTTATTTTGATTAACAGCGGGCTTGGCTTCTTCTGCCGCGAGTTGTGCCCTTAATACTTGAAGCTGTTCATCTAATTTCTTAACTGTTGCGTTTTCGCCAGCTTTTTGAAAAGCGGAAGCAACACTGGCTGCGGCAGTGGCTTTCATTACAGTTTTATCATCAATAAACTGTGTTTGTTGATTTGCTGTTTGTAATTTATTTATGGCTTCCACATCTGCAGTGAACGTTGGTTTGTTTGGAACAGTTTTTAAACCAAACCACTTACTTTCTTCTGGTACGACATCCTTCATTTGTGTTACAAAATCACGGAAATCTAGACCAGAAAACATTCGTTGAGAAGCTTCTGTTGCTGTGTAGTTTTTAGCACCAAAAACATTCTGGCTACCTATTTCTTTAAGTGTTCTATCTACCCCTAATTGAGATGTTAAATTTTTAGTCATAACATCTAGAACTTTATTGGCTTCTATCACCATATCGGAATTGCCGGTGGCTGACGCTCTATCGCGCATTTCAGCTACACGCTCTAGTCCAGTTAGTAAATCTTGTGGTGAACTAGCAGACATATATTTTTCTAACTGTTTATCAAGTTCCCCTGGACTACCTAAAGCCATTAAAATGTCTTCAAGCTTAGTAACAGTATCCGCAGTATTAGTAGCTACCCTAGAGGTTTCTATTTTTAATTCAGCGTACCCTGTGTCACCTGTTCTAGCAACAGTTTCAGTAAAGTTTTGCATTTCGTCCTTAGTTAGCACAGAACCAAAGCCTTTTGATACAGCAGCTATGCTATCAAGTGCCACAAGAGCTTTATCGGAGGAGTACATGCCCTCTGACGCACCTTGTTTTTGTATATCTAATTCTTTTAGTTGAGCGGCTAAGTTTCTGTAATCCTCTGAGCCTATTAAAGTACGTTGTTGAACAGTCAGGTCTTTATACTTAGGCCCGCCCGTATCAAAAGTGTCTAATCCCTCAGATATACCTTTTAAATAACCTGTGGTGCCTTTAAATACTTCTTGACGGCTACGTTCAACAGCTATGTTTTCTTCAATTGCTCTTTTGCCAGATTCAAATGTTTTAGTTAAATCGGCCAATACAGCTCTATATTGCATTACCACTTGATTATTTTTTAATATAGTAGTTAGGTTTTCTAACTCTTTATATAAGTCATTAGCTATGGTAACACTGCCTTCATCCAAACCTTCTACTTTTAATTTATCTAAGTCCTCCATGTAACTTCTAAATTTAATCATAGGTTTAGCGTAATACTCTTCAAAATCTTTTTTCCATGATTTTTGGAATGGAGATTCACCAAAACCTTTGCCTGTAGAAGCGGTAGGAGTAAACCCTTTACCAGATTGTAGCAGAGTGGTTGTTGCTATGTCACTAAAAAAGCGCTCCCCTAAATCAAATTCCTTTTTGAAATCTTTTGCAGATATGGCCCTAATACCCGCGCCGGCGCCGGCTACAAATTCATTAAGTATCTCTATTTTGTCTGTGATCTCATCTTGTATATGATTGGCAGGAAAGATGTTTTCAACTAATTGCTGCATGTCTTTATCAAAAGCACGCTCTTCCACTTTTAGTGTTTTTGTATTAAAGTATTGTGCAACCCACTCAAATACACCATCCGAGGTTTCTTTGAGTTTAACTATTGCTTGTTTGCCCGCCATATTATACTTTGCAGCCACGTCATCCATAAATAGTACTATATCGTTATTAAGCACTTTACCTTGGCGTTCAAAAAGACCTGCGGACTCTAATTTACCCTTAGTTAATTCTTTTGTAAAATCTAATGATTTAGCAGAGGGCAGGGCACGCTGCATAACAGTTTGCCCTAAAACATCCTGCCAATTAATTTTACCTTTAAGGCCGGCTATATTTAGTCTGGGTTCCATGTTAAGTATAACATCATACCCTTCTTTTAATCTGGGGTCAGCAAATATTTTAGCAATCTCATTTGGATCTAATCCCTTAGTATTAATGTTGCCTAATACATTACTAAATTCCTTATAAGTAGCCGCGTAATCATTTCTAAGCGCCTTTAATGTCTCTTGATATTTTTTAATATCTTTATCCACAGCAGAAGACATAGGCGATTTTGCTTTTATTGATAGCAAATTGTTTAACTGTGCGGTTACTTCAGCAATAGCTTTGGCGGGGGCCACTTTAATACCCTTAGCAAGCATTTCTCCTATAATAGGCACCTCACTCGCTATATCTTTAATCATTTTTTTAGTGTTTTCAGACCCACCTGTTTTGGTTAAATCCTCTATAAATTTGGAAGCCACGTCTACTTCCGATTCCGCCAGTTGTTTAGTTCTGGATTTATCCAGTACTTTAAAATACTCGTCAAAATTAGTGCTGGCTTTAAGCACCGCATTGCCTACTTTATCATAACCTAACACCAGGTTACTATTAGATTCTGCTAATTGATTTGCTAAACTTATTACATCTTCTTGTGCTCTACCTAATGTAATTATAGGAGCTTCATAAGTGTTTAAAGATTTTCTACGTTCTTTGGTGGCGGGATCATTTAATTTATTTAAATCCTCTATTTTGCTTTGTAAAACATCATAGGAAGCCGCCATATTTTTAATATTAGTAAGATTATCTTCTTGAATACTACGCATACTATACATAGCATTTGCGTAATCTTGTGCAGATTGAGTCATCCTACCATATTGATCCCCTAGTACTTTTATTGCCGGTACTAATGCTGCTATTGTGGTTAGTAATGGGGCAACCGCGGCTATAAAGGAAGTATCGTCCGTAGCTAAATTTTCAGTTAACTTTTTGCCTATATCACCGAGTGAATCACCAAAACCTTTTACAGCCATACCTCCTAAATAGGAACCCATACCAGCTACTTCGGCGCCCATGGCCAAACCACCAGAAACTAATTTCTTTAGTGCTTGATGTATACCCAGCTCTTTAACTGTTTTTTCTATGTCTTCTTTGGTCATACTATTACGTTTTCTAATAGTTTCAATAGTCTCCCCTATACCAGCGGTACTACTAAGTTTAGTCCCTACTGTTTTTCCGGCAGCCCCGAATGAGGCTATTCCTTTACCTGTGGTAGAAACACTATCAGCAACAAAACTATTAAATACTTTACCTACTTCTTGTAGTTTAAAGGACAACCTGCCAAAAGAGGAATGAAAATCTGATAATTTAGTCCCTCTGGTTACGTCAGTCTTTCCGCCACTAGCATCCGTAGTAGTAAATTTACCTAATGTTTTAAGACCGGCAGTGGCTAATTTACCGCCGCCTAAACCAAATAATTCATATTTAGTTTTAGCTAACTCTTTAGTAAATTGTTCTCCGGCCCCAGATATACCTAGAAAGTCCTTACCTCCAGCAAGCATGTCACCTAAGGATTCGGCTAGTTGCTGTCCCTTAGTCATATAGGTCAGTAAGGCCACAAAAGCAGCGCCGGCCGCTTTGATAGGATCAGGTATAGCAGACAGTGTTTCTAAAAATGTTTTAACTCCACTTAAACCTATTTTAAATGCCGGCAAAGCTACTTTACCGATAGACATCTGTAGTTCTACTAAAGCAACTTTGGTTTGTTCGAGCTGTTTTCTATAAGTACCCATTAATTCAGCATTACGTCTTTCTGCGGAGCCTTTGGAATTCATACTCTCTTTGGTGGCACGTAAAGCTTGATCCCAGTTATCCATTAAAGCTATGAGAGAGTTATATTGTCTGGTACCACCAAGTGCTTGGGAGGTAGCCAATTTTTGGGCGTTACTAAGGTCTTTCCATTTTTTGCTTAGATCATCTAAAACACTAAAACCAGATCTTAACTGTCCAGTAGATTCCATGACAGGAATACCTAATTTACCCAGCTGCTCTGGCCCTTTTTCGGCAGAAAGTCTACGTAAAATAAATCTAAGAGAAGTACCTACTTCTTTACCTGATTGTCTTGTAGTTGAACCGATAGCGGCAACAATACCATTTAATTGATCAAAAGTAACACCAGCAATTTTGGCTGCCGAGGCGGACTTTTGAATAGCATTGGCTAAGTCACCAGCAGTAATAGCGCTCTTGGCTTCAACCTCACTCCAAGCATCTAAAAAGCGCATAGCACTATTACCTTCTTCTTGGTAAATTTTCATGGCTGATGTTAAAGCTTCAGTAGCTTCTGATGCTTTTAATGTAGTAACATTAGCAGCTAAGGTAGATACCTTAGTTCTATCTATTATTTCTGCTTGTGTTAAACCTTGCTGTGCAAAAACATTCATAGATTGTAATACATCTGTTATACCAACACCATATTGTTTGGCGAAGGTAACCGCGGCCGCTGATAAACCATTTATATCAGAAGACAGAGGATTTAACATCATTTTAAGTGTGGCTAAACTATACTCTATTTCAGCTAAGGTACTAATAGCTTGTTTGAGTTGCGCAAAACCTCCGTACACTACGGTAGAAGCAGCACCCCATTTAACAGCACGCCCTATTGCACCTCTAAATCCGCTATTAGATCCTTGCATAGCGGAGGCTAAATCTCTTTCTTTTATTGTTATGTCACTTAGTGATTTACCATACTTAGCAAAGTCCACCACAACATTACGAACAACCTGCCCAGTCTGATCCAGAACTTTGATAGGATAAGATCTAACCTCACCTACACGTGCACCACCAGATTCTTGAGGCTTCTCAAAATACTCTTTTACTTTTTCTACATTACTTGTGTGCATAGCCAGTTGCTCTTTCGGCGCTAACCATTTTGGAACTGGCACTGTGCCTGCCTCACCCCAGTCTTTATTGGCAGACTGGTTAATCATGGTGTATGAGTTCTCTACGGATTTTAAATACTTTATGACAGTCTCTAAATTCTTCTTTTGAGCTGCTCCAAAATCGTCCGTTAGATTATACTTCATGTAACGTTCAAGAGAAGCGCGGAGCCTACTTAATTTTTCAGCCAAAAGATCAAAATCCCAAGCATGCATAACATCAGAGCCCATCCTAGTTAGCATCTCGGCATTTTGCATCATGTCTATCATTTCTCTTTTAACATTGGAACCAGTAATTGTAGATACAGCTGTACGTGCTTTTTCAACAGCAGGGGTCATCACACTGTCTTTTTGTAAATCACTTACTATATTTTCAAACATTGATTGTAGTTGTTTATCATCACCTAATGGTGTTGTAGCCTTAGTAGCCAACTCACCTGGTGTTTGATAAACATTTAGTCTACGTGCCATTTCCGGCATTACAAATTTTTTATCTTCTGTGTAAATGTCTGTTCTAGAACCAGCTACCCTACTAACAAACTTTCGCATTCTTGATATAGCGGATTGTGCCTTACCATAACTTGCGGTTTCCGCCTCAAAATCTTTTGAGGAGCTAGCCGCTTCGTAGGCCCTTTTTGCCTCCTTGGCTTGAGATAAGTAGTAATCTCCTTCCGCCATTCTATACAATTTCCAAGCTTTATTTAATTGCGCTCCTGCTCTACGTTCACCTTCAGGTCCACCTTGATCAGTGGCTAGCTGTTTAAATTTATCTGTTGCTTTTCTAAATCTATCCATATCTGGGCCAGTTTTACCTGTGCCTCTAATTATGTCGGATAAATCTTTACTTACTTTTTCGAGACTATTAAGCTCTTCTTCATAGTTGATGTTACGAACTTGCCGTTGGAATTCTTTGGCGGCTGTATGGAATGTGGTGAAGTTCTCTAAATCGGCCCATACATCCTTACCAGCGGCTATTTTAGGGCTATATAATTTGTCTATATCACTAATTGAATCGGTTTCGTCAAGTTTAAAACCCTTAATTTTCTCTTCACTCTCTTTAGGTGTCATCGGTCTGTAAGAAGCAGCCCTTTGTCTACCGCCGCCAGCAGTTTTAACAGATTCAAAATGTTTTGAAGATTCATCTAACATTCTCTTTAAATCAGAAGCACTTATATTTAAAGGACTAGCCTTCTTTGCGGCCTCCGTTTGTTCCTCTAAACTACCTGTGGTTCTAAATTTACCAGCAAACCTTCTAGCTTTAGCTACGGCATCCACATCTTTAGCTAATAAGGCTGGGTCTTGTTTAAATTTCACAACTTCAGGGGTATCTTCACCCTTACCCGTGCTACTATAATACTTAGCCTCGCCTTTAGTTGCACCAATGGCTGTCATATAAACATTTAACTGTGATGCCACATCCAGTAATTTATATGCGGCCGCTAGACTGGGTTTGTCCCCTTTCTCAATGAGTTTGGCGTAAACTTCTGGGAAATCAGATGTACCGGAAGTTTGTATGGCTTCTCCAATAGCTTTTTTAACCCCCTCACCTACTGTCTTTATATCCATAGGATATTTTTCACCAGTAGTTTCATCTTTCATTACAACATCTATATGCCCGGTTATAGGGCCAGACTTTGTGGTTAAAGCCACAAATTGTTCTATGGCAGCTGTGGGGTCCATAGATATTATATCTTTTTGTATTTTAGCATGTATGGCTTGACCAACAAGAGCAGAGGCTTCTAAGAAGTCATTAGGAATGTTGTCACTTTCTCCACGCATTGCTGACACTATGGCAGCTATCTGACGACTATTTAATTCTTTTTCAGAGAAGTCTTCTTTTTTAAACCCACTCTTATAGGAACCGCCGCCGGCTAAAGCACTGGCTCTATATATTGTTGCATATGTTGCACCGCTAAGCTCATTGTGGCCACCTGTTATTTGGGCAGACCATTTTTTAAGCTGTTCTACATCGATAGCAGGCTCAGTAGTTGTCTGAGTTTTAGCTTGTGGGGTGTCTCCTACAAATAAACCTATACCAGCAGCAATGCTTTGTAGATGAACATTTAAAGCACCGCCAGTAAAAGTAAATGGTCCCCCTGGAACACCAGCACCCGGTGTTGTTATACCAGGGGTAGCCGGGGGCGGGGGCCCTCCTGCAGACCCGTAAATACCGGCTTCCATTATAGGAGAAGATACTTTAGCCGCCTCTATACCTGCGGTGGAACGATATGTTGTTCCCCTAACTTTACCTGAGGAGACAGGGGGTAACATAGTAGCCACATCCATACCAGAGGCACTAGAAGTTTTAAATACTTTTAAAGCTCTATCTAGTGAATATAAGGCCTTCATTTTTTCTGAAAATACGTCTACATATGCATCTACTTTGGTTTGTAGTTCTTCGGGAGTTAAGCCTTGATCTTTAAATTTAGTTTCAGCCATCTTACTAAGTTCGCTTTTACCTAGTAGCTCTATTTCTTGTAGCACTGACGGCTCTACTACTGGCAGCCCCGCTAGTGTAGTATAATAGTCTACAACATCACGCATACGCATTAAATCTTTAGCTGAGGATCTATCTTTAAATACTTGCGTATGTATTGGAGACATTGTGGCTAAGTCACCCGTGGTTAATTCAGTAAGCTTACCAATACTATCTTGTATTGATTTAATATCCAGAGGTTCGTAATTAGCAATAGCTGCAGTTACAGCTTGCACGTCTTTCTGTGAATTTTTTAATCTATCGGCAGAAGTCTTTACCAATTCACCGTAAGCACCAGAACCAGATACCTCATATAACTGATTAAGCTCATCTTCCAAATTAGATGCGGTAGCTACTGCCTTTGCCATACTAGACGAGTATCTAGCTTCTTCTTTTTTACCATAAGCACCTGGCTGTAATTTAGATATACCCACATCTAAATCTAACGCGCCTTTACCATGCTTACTGATATAAGCACCCATTTGGCTTTCTGTACTAGCGCCGGCGGTTCTAAATTTATATAATGGTGCTTCTTTACTAGTTATTAGGCTTGAAGCTACCGCAGATGGACTTGATTCTTTTAATCTTCTGGCATATTCTTCTTTGGCTGCCGCTTTAAGGGTGTCAGGAGACATTCCTTGGCCCTTATTAGCGGCTATTTGTTTCTGTAATGTATCCAGAGCCGAATTTATAATAGACTGCTCTAAACGCGTTAGAAAGCCTCTAAAACCCATCTTGTCTACCATCTCAGCAGTAAATTTATCTATATCAGATAAGTCAGCAGTTACACCATAAGCGGTTGCCATACTTTTAACATCATCCGCCATCCCTTTGGACAACATGCTATGTATTCTATCTGTTATAGCTTGAGCATCTGCCTTAACAAAATCTTTAAGATCTTCGTAGTCTTTATTATTTAAAATGTTTTTATATACTTTTTCTCCGCCACCAGGTTCCATTATATCTCTGGTTATATCCGAGGACACAGAAGCGGCGCCGGCATGTTTAACGTCCATACCTTTCTGTAAGCTAAATCGGGTTAGCTCATTCATTCTAGCTTGTTCGTCCCTAGAGAATTTCTGATCGCCCTTAGCACCTATTAAGCTGGATTCCCCAGATACATCTTTATTGTAAGAAAGACTTAAGCGTGTAAAAGCCTCTGTTTCAGGGCCTGTATGAATTTTAAATAACTGCGCGGCCACAGCTGACTTAGTTCTCTCATTTGCCAAAGAGGCACCTGTTTGAAATTTAAATGATTTTTTAAATTTATCATCTAAGGTCTCTATTACTGCCGCAACTTTATCTGCGTTATTTTTTAATTCGTCCGCATTACTAAGATCTTTTATGTTAGTCACAGCCGCTTCTAACTTGTCAGCATCTGTTTTATCGAGTAAGTTGCTTATTTGTTCAAGTACTTTATTTAAATCCTTGGAATCTCCGGCTAAAGCCTGCATCTGTTCGGATAAAGATAAGAAACCCATATCTTCCGTAGCAAAAGGTTTCTGCATAAAACTGAAACCTTTTTCTGTTGGAAATTTTTTAGCAAAAGACTCTCCCATCTCTGCTAAGGTATATTCCGATGCTGGGGGCTGCACCGCGCCATAAGTAAACTGATCTCTAAATACTGATGCTGTATCAGATAAATCCTGAGTTAAGGTATCATAATGTTTTTTAATATCCCCTCTGGCTTTAACATTAATAGCAGAGTGAATTTCTATGGCGTCACCGTCAAAATCTAGTTTTTGTTGATGTGCTATATACTTAGGTAATAAATTGGATATAGCGGCATTAAGCTTATCAATTAAATCTGTTAATTTTTCTAGCTTCTCTGGTGAGGCTGCGGCGCCTTTACTTAACTCACCGGCACGTTTGGTGGATAGATCTTCCCGCTGTTTAGTCATTCTTTGAATAACGCCAGATAAAGCATCCATCGGTAGATTGGGCATACCAGGAACAGCCAATACATTACTAGCCATACCTCCTTTACCTTCATCTAGTAGTCTAGCTTTATAGGGCTGTATTGAAGATGTACCTGTAAAAGGATAACGAAGGCTCTCTATATAAGGAGCTAGCTCTTCTTCTATGTATTTTTTTATAGTGGCTTTTTCTTCCGCTGTGCTCCCTTTACCCTGCAGATCTTGGGTGTAACGCAGCATGTCTAATAGAGTACCTTCTACCTTAGTAGCTGGAGCAGCCTCGCCTTCTTTTGTAAATTTCTTGGTGAAGGACACAGGTATCTTTCTGGCTATTTCCGCAGGGACACCGATCTCATGCTGACCCAATACTGGAAGACCTAACTCACTTGTACGTTTTAGACGCTTGCTATGTTTTTCTTTTATAGATTGTGTTTGTTCCTGCAGTGATTTTAAAGATTTAATACTTTTTTCTGATATCCCCATCTCTTGTTGCATTTCTGGTGATAGGCCCTCTAGATCACCTATGATGGCGGACATCTGTGTATCAAATGTTTCTAGATCTTTTGTCTTATCAACAGTAGCAGAAACAGCCTTAGCCATGACAGCTGGTATTTTTCTAGTAAATAAAGTTTCTGCAACAGAACCACTTTTACCTAAGGTAGTTTCAGCCAAAGTCTCTAAATAATTTATTTTAGCTTTTTGGACAGCAGCAAGTTTATTATTCATCTCTTGTTCTAACATGCCCTTACCGCCAGAAAAATCTTTACTAATGGTATTTAGTTGCTCAAGTAAGTTACCTTTTGGATCTACTTTAAATGGTACTTTACCTTCGCTCAATTGTCCTGAAACTGTGGCGCCGGCATGTCTAAGAGCTTTAAGTATGGCGTTGTATCTTTTTTCGGCATAGTTAGCTTGGGATTGAACAACACCTTCCATAGAACTAGCGTAGGACTTATCCATAGATGCGGACAAATCATCGTTTATATTCTTTTTAAATGTTATCCACATTTGTTCTAATTCTTTTACATATTTAGGATCATAGGTGGATAGCCTGCCCCCTTTCACTCTTATGTCACTAGTGGTGGACAACACAGAAGATTTAAGCATTCCCGCAGCAGCTTCTTTCATAACTGCTTCCGCTGTTTTACGTGAATCTACATTTTTAGCCATATAGTACTGTTCAGTGTTGGTTACAAAATCTTGGTAGTCCTTAGCGGAGTTTATTAAGTTTTGTAATACACGTGTAGGCTCTTCGGGACCAAATTCCCCGGCTACTAAGGGCTCAGGATAAACACCGCGGCCAGCAGGGGACGGGACATAGAAGTCCTCAAACGCTGTGGGCTTTTGACCAAGTTTGGCTTTAGAAGCATCAGATGATGGTAATTGTAGCATAAAGGGCTTGTTGAATTTCTCAACATCCATAACAGTTCCCAACATACTACGCTTACCTTTATCCAGTGTTCCTGTAGAATAGTCAAAAGATTTTAATTCATCTACCGATACTTTTTCTAACTTATTTCTTAAAGCTCCTAAAACCTCAGAGTCTTTATTAGTATTGGCTATTAGGGTCTTTATGTATTCCCAATGTTTTTTATCGGTATCACTTAGCTGTTCTACAAGTTCTGCTTGACTACCAGCACCCTGAATTGGTGTCTGGTTTATTTCCTTCATCAATTCCGAATCTTTACCAAAAACATTTAGATAGGCTGTATAAGCTGGGACATTAAGCTTTGCACCTTTTATACGTTTACGCACATCAGTGGTAGACCATGCCTCGGTAGCGGTAGGCTCCTCCACTACCTGTAAGAATTTTTGACCGACAAGACTCTTACGTTTTTCTCCAAACTCGTCTATAATTTCTGTATAAAAATTAGACATCTCCTCAAGAGCGGCGCCACGTTTTGCCATTACAGCTGCTTGATCAGACTTCTTACCACGTTGCATAAAGATTTTTGTTAAAGCTTCCTCTGCCTTTCCTGGGTCGGTACCCTTAAAACCCAAAGCGGAACTGTATGTAGATAAGGATTCTTTACCACTACCGAGTAATTTTTTATACATATCGGGGGCGAACTTATCCCGTAACGTTGTGTAGGCCTCATCTTTTTCTGATGCTTTTTGGACATTAGCAACGTTATTAAGTATGGTCTCTAATACCTCTGTCTGTAAACCACGTTTACCAGCACCTAAGGAACTTATTCTAACATCAATTGGTTTTAGTTCATACAAACCACCTTCTTTAATCATACTACTATATGTTTGTTTCAGGTTATTTATACCATCAACACCATCGGTTATGGCTATACCAATTGAACTAAATAGCTCCTTGGCTTTATTATAGATATCTTGTTGGACAGAAGCCTCTTCTGGAATAGTTAAACCTGATGTAGCATCTTTAAAATACTCTATCATAAACTTATTACCAGAGTTTATGAGTTGTGATTTTAGCCCTTCTACTTCTGATTGAGAAGCACCTGCTGCTGTAAGCCCTTCTATTTGACTATCTAACAATTCAGCTGCTAACTGCCCCATACTTTTAGGCATTTTGGCAGTACCTAAACCAGCGTTTACCTGCTCTTCACTAGTAAGTACTTTTATGTTTTTATCACCCCAAGTTTTAAGAATGTCTGACATTTTAGATGTGTCAGTAGAGGTCATAGACACACCCTTCGATCCAAAACGTGTGGTAAACTTTCTACCAAAGTGATTCATAAAAACTTCGGCAACTTTCGCTGCTTGCACTTCTACATTCTCAGAACGTACTGTTGCCATGGCTTTTTGTACTTCTGTAATAAAAGCTTTGTCTGCGCGTCCTTTATAGGTATTACTAACTCCTAACATATCCTGAAACTGGCTATATACTTTATTAATAGCCTCAGGAGAATCTACATCTTTTAACACCCCAGGCTTAACATCTGATACCGCCTCTGTGCCTTTACCCGAACTTAACTCTTTTCCCAGCATCCTACCGCCGGCTGCGGGTAAAACTAATGTTTTTGTTAAAGAGGTAACAGCATCAGCAAGTTTACCAGATACAAGTATTTGATCTTCAAACGTGCCGGCAGTGTGGCGTAATTCAGCAGTGACGTTAAAACCATAACCTTTCTCACCGTAACGGCCACCTTCGATTAAAGATTTTTCACGCTCTGTTCTTAATGTTGGTGTTGTAGTACCAATCCCTTTTACACGGGCTACATCAAATTTATCTGTAAGGCCGTTTATTTCATCAATAGAAGAGGACATAGCGTTAGTAACACCCGCTATATTACGTCCTAATTGTTGAAATTCACCAAAAGGGGCCATGCTTGTTAAGTCATCAACAAACATCTTTATATTAGTTCCACCAAGTGCTTTTAAGTAAGATAGCCCTTCTTCGTAATCTTTATTATCCTCGTCGGCTCCTCTTACTTTATTAGATTTAAGGTAAGCTATGGAACTAGCCTGAGACTCGGGTATACCTAAGGAGGATAGTTTTCTTCCTTGTGTAGGCAGTTCTTGTAACCGTTTAACAATAGGACCAGATTCCGGAGATTCTGCCGCCAATTTAGCGAGCATGTCCCTTTCAGCGTACATTTCCTTAAAACGTAGGTTTAAATCTTTAATATAATTTTTATGTTCTTCAGGTTTTAATTCATAATCCCTTTCAGTAGGATATAAACCTGGTGTACCTCTGGAAAGAAGATTAACCACATTAGATTGCTGTAAACCACGACGTGGTTTACCGGGCTCTATTAGCGGCATCAGTTGTTCTACTTGTTTTGTAGCTGATTCAAAGCCCCTGGCACCACTCTGGTATGCTGGTTTTTCTACCAACTTTTTTAGCGGGTCTGCTAAGACCTTACCATAGATATCATATATGTTTTTAAATTCTACTTTATCTAAGGCCTTTGCAAAATCATATGCTGACACTTGTGCGGTGTTCATCATATTAACAAAAGACATGATCTGCGTTTTAAGATCTTTGTTGGGGTCAAGGGTAAACTGATCTATCTGATTAGTAATGTTGGTTAATGCAGGTAATATGTCTAAATCAGGATCTATACGTTTTTTCTGCACCATTTTGGAAACAGTGGCTGCTTTGTACCCTTCTTTGATGCCGGAGAATTCTTTAATAACACGTGCATATTCAGTTGATGCAGGTGCACCCTGTTTAAAAGTGCTTATATCAGCTAGCAATTTAGTTACTAAATCTGATACAGCATTTTGTTCTAAGCGTGTTTGGGGATTAACACCAATAGTTTGTATTTTAGAAGCATAGTCTTCTTCGCGGCTTAATGTGCCGGCCTGTAGTGCCTTACTGTACAGCTTTTCCAGCCCTGTTTCAAACATTGCAAATTTAGATAAAGCACGTTCTGAGCCATGAGCGGTTTCCAAAATAGGGGTACCGGAAGGAGTCATCCTAGCCGCAGGTAGTGCCACATTACGGATATAAGGGGCTGGATGTTCTTTTCTTGTAGTGTCCACATCAGATAAACTTCTGTTGACCTCAGCTACCGCGTATGTTTGTCTAGTAAGTTGTGTTAGTGGCCCTAATTGACTACCAACAGCTTTTTTTACACCTTCAACTAAATTAACAGTGCCTTTGGATGTTTCATAAGCCGTTTTAAGATCAAGAAGTGCTTTTTTAATTTCAGGATCTGCCACGGTTGTCCAACCAGCTATATTTTCTTTCGACGCGGACTTCATCCACGTAGCTACTTTACTAGCCAGTAACTCCGCATTTTCATCAGCACTACCGCCATGAGTTACATTTGCCATTAACTTATCTAACTGCAGCTCTTTAAAGGCAGAAACTATTTGATTTGGATCACCCGTAGCAGTTCTTTTGTTTTTTGTAAGTTCTCTTTGCATAGATTTTACATCCGCTATCTGCATGGTCCACATTTTAGCGTTTGTTTGATTTAAGCTATTACTTACATTTGTAAAATATTTGCTACTTTCAGGAGCTCCGGGCATTTCTAAAGGCTTCCAATCAGATTTACCTAATTGCTCAGTAACCGTGTTAGTAATATCTTTTAGTAATGCATTTAATGAGCTGGAAAGCTGTCTCTCCATAGCATGGACGTCGAGGGAAGCTCTGGAAGCGGAGATACCTTTAAGAATACCTTGCACAGAATCAGCCATCTGATCTTTTGCGGTAGCTACTTTATCGAACTCCTGTTTTATATTATCAGCACTATAACCACCTACTGCTGGTTTTATTACTTTAGATCCATAAACAGCTTTTTGTTCTGATGTACTACCGATCGCTTTAATTCTGCTAATATTTGCTGCCGGTGTGGTAGGAGCTTTGGCGCCGACATTAGTAGCAACTTTTGTAGTTGGTGCAGCCAACACAGTGTGTTTAGTACTATCAGCTAATTTAGTTAAAGACGCAGCTACTTCGGCTACATTACGCTCTAAGGCTTCAAACTTGCTACTTAAATCTTCTGTTTTTATAGCCCTAACCTTAGTTACTAAATTATCAGCAATTTGAGATCCGGCCTTGGCTTGACTTACCATTGAGGCCTCAGTTGTATTTTGTAGCTCATCAATCAAAGATCGCAGGGCGGCAATCTCACTGGATGCTTTTTTTACTTCTGGGCTATTAAAAGAACTCGTCCTTAAGGTCTTATTTATAGATTCAGTTTTAACACTTAAAGATTCTGTAAGAACCCCTTTTAATGATTCTAAATTCTTTTTTAAAGTAGATATAGCTTGTTTATAATTATTAAAATAGCCACTTAAAGCTTTGGCAGCCTCGTCGGCGTTTAAATCAAGCAGCACGTCTAATTTAACGTTATCTGGAAATTTAGAAGTTATTAAACGTTCAATGTTTTCTAACTTAGGGGCTATTACTATCTCAGCAGCACCTGATGAAATTTCCTTAATTACAGAATTAAGTTCTTTTTTAACATCCGCAGTGTCTATTGTAACATCTAGGGTGGCGGCTTTATCTATAATATCAAGTAGTGTAGTTATTTCCTTAAGTTTTTTATTAAGTGTTGTAGCTACACCTATCTTAATATCTCTATCTTTTACTAGAGTATCTATGTCTTTTTCAGCTAATTTAGTATCGGCAGAAACTTGGACAGTTACTTTACTGTTAGAAGCATTTATTATAGAATCAATTGTTTTTCTAAATGCTTTATCATCAACATCTACTGATAGTACCAACTTTTCAGAAAGTTTATTGAGTCTAGTAATTATTTCTTTATCATTAAGGGCTACATCTATTTGTTGCTTAGACTTTTTAGTAGCTGTTTCTAGATATTTTATGTTGCTGGTAGATCCACCAGATTTTAAAAGTTTAGGTAAGTCTTCTAGTGCTTTACTTACAGCACGTAACTCAGAAAGTGTACTAACTAAAACTTTATCTGTTTGTTTAGAAGGCTCTTTACTAATTATACTTGTTTTCTTTGCAGCGGATAAAGTAACCAAACCTTTTTCTACTGATTTAGATATGGCTGAGGCCAACGCATACGTATCGATACCGCTAGCAGCAGAAGAGCGTTGTTTTGTAGTTTCTTCTTTTACGGCTTTTTTTATTTGATCTAGTTCTTTTATAATGTCAGAACTAGCAGCTGGTGAAGCCTCTACTGCTTTGGATAATTTTGTTAGTCCGGAAGTAAGTTGTTTAATCTCTGAATATAATTTTGATAGTCCAGCACTTACTTCTTTTACATTTGATGTATCTTTGGTTGTTGTAACAGTAGTTTTGTAGGAATTATCTACGCTCTTGGCTAACCCTTCTATGGCTGTTTGTAACTTAGTTAATTTACCAAAGTCAGTTGATGCAGGATCTTTTTTAATGGCAGTAAGGATAGAGGTATTGAGATCTTTTATACTTTTGTCTATGGCAGTTTTATCTGATTTACCTGATATGGCGCCTAATACTTTTGTTAGCGCACCTAATTCTTTTGTTATAATTGATTCTAATGCCTTAGTATCTAATGTAGTTGTAGGTTTACCCGAAGACGTGGTTCCGCCTGCAGTGATACTTCGTTGAAATTCTTTGGCTATTGTTTTGGAAATATTATCTGCAAGGATCTTTGCTTGCTGGGCAGTATCTTTTGTAGCAGTGCTTGACTGAGCTTTACCATACGCATCATTTAGCCCATCCTTTATTGCTTTTTTAACAGAAGACGCTAATCTATCGGTTAACCCATTAAATGCTTTTGCTAATGTGCTATCTAAGGTAGAAGCTATATTGTCGGCCTTATTGCTTCCTGAACTTGATCCACTTATTATATGAGATACTGTGATGTCGTGCTTAGCCAAAGCGGTGCCTCCTAGATGATGTTGCTTTAATCAATTAAACATTCTTTTATTCTTAATAATAGAATGGTTACCTTATTACTTAACTCCGGCGAGTGCGCTTTTTAATGTCCGTCCTATCTTTTATTTTTTGTGCTTCTTTGGGTTTATCATACTTTATATCTTGGTATAAATCATTAGATTGCGTTATTATGACCTCTTCTTTACTAAAAGCGGACATTTTGCCTTTATTAAACTTATTACTTTTTTTAGCCGCGTTTTCTTTGGTACGCTCATTATAGTAATCAGTCATGTAAGCATCTAGTGCATCATCGTCCTCTATTATACTATCTGGTGGTCTATCTTCAGGCATCATTTCGTATATGTTAGAATAATAACTTGACCAATATATTAAATTAAGCTGATCATTAGAGTACTCAACTGTCGGTATACCAAATAAAGACTCAGTAACTTTTTGGCTATGTACATAACGTATACGCCATAAATTGTGTCTTGCAATAAATCTAATTGTCTTCATTGGGATGCCATGATAAAAATGTAGAAAAGCATTCATAACTTTAATTTTAAAATTTATATTTTTTTCTAAAACTAAACTATCTACATTATCCCAATAATGCTTATCGCCTTGTTCTGTGTATGCACAAGCCCAACATAAATAATGATGTCTTTCTTCATCTGCCTTTGTTTCGGCGGACATGATTAACCTAGAATTCTTTTTATACTCTATTTCATTTATCTGATCTTTAATTTTATTGATAAGCTTTTTAATTCTATCTGCATTAGCTTTTACTTTGGTAGTTTTAGACAGAAGCGCTTCTTGGGCCTCTAATTGTGATTTTAGTTTGGCAACTTTTGTTATATCTTCTTCTGTATATAAACCACGCTCGCTTAGTAATTTTTCTAATTCGGTTATAGAGTATAAGCCTTCATTGATTGCTTGCTTATAAGATCTCTCATAAACCAGTGTAGCTCTAAGACGTATTTCAGAAGTTGGTTGCTTAAATATTAAGTATACCTCTTCTGAACCTTTAGTAATGTTTACTATTTCCTTTCCTGTGAAAACCTTAAGTAGATAACTATCCACCTCTTCATAAGATAGTTCCATGCGTGGCCTTTATATATAGTTATGGGGCTGCTTTTATACAGCCCCTTATAACAAGCAATTCTTTATTTTGTTTTTTTACGATTTGTTTTTGGCTTTACAACTTCAGACTCAACAGAAGTATTGTGCTCTTCGGTAACCAGTTGTTCTTCTTTAAGTTCGTCAACAAGTTCTTCTTCTGCTGCTGCTTTAGCTGCCTCTAAGGCAGCCCTAGCTCTGGTCATGAGATCTTCTTCTACCTCTTTCATAGCCATAGCTTCCGGAGACTTTTCCATAAAGTTTGAATCAAGTCCTTGCAGGAACAACATTACTTCGAAACGTGCTCTCATTGCTAGATCTTTATTCTTTGACTTTAAAAAAGCATCGTAGTTTTCCCACACCCTTTTACCATTAGCGTCTTTGGTAATACTTGAAGTTAGATGTTCCAGTCTGGAATCATCAGCCATCTGTTCACAGGTATTTGATAACGGCCCGTTTAAACGTTGGTTCCATTGGAAGAGTTCTTCTCTGGCTATGGATACTTCTACCGCCAAGTTTCTTTTGTCTTCCATTGTTTCTGCTGAGTCAAGTTGGTCTATCTTGGAGCGTAGGTCTGCAATAAGCTCTTGGGCTCTTTGTTCGAACTCAGGACCAATAATGCCTCTACGCATAAGAATGTCTTGCATTTCTGCAGCAGTTGTTATGCCCTCTACCAAACATTTAGTGTATGTTTTGCTGTATTGCCAGTCGGCGCCGCGGATGTCTTCTGCGGTGGGGGATGAGATAAAATATTCGGTGGTGCCATCAGCACCCTTGAAGTTACGATCTATGGTGTTATCGCTCATAATAAATACTCCTTTACCTTTAAATTAAAAACCTTAGCCTTTTACTTCCTATTATTTGAAACTTCTATAACATCCTCTGAATTGATTTTTAATACCATCTCGTATTGGTCTGATTTGTTTTTCAGATTCCTAATACAGTTATTACCAACTCTGAGGATTTTGGCTCTAAGTGCTTTGAACGTCCCTTGATGTTCACAAGCCACCTGAGCAAAGTCTAAAGCAGATTCAAATAGTCTTGTCACTTCTTTTTCTATTTCTCTTTTGAATCTATCCCTGCTCTTTAAATTATCCATTCCTTTAATCCTCCAAATATATAAGGGGTGAGGTATTACCCCCACCCCTCCCAGTTAATTAAAAATTAACCATTACGTCTTACTTTATAGTCGCCGGTAATATGTGTAATATCGATATCACCTTTAACTACATAAAGGTCATTGGTTGATCTGAAACCAAAAGTCTGAGTCATATTAGCACCCATATCAAGTGTTGAGCCCTCATCAGTAATCTTAAGGTGTTCAACGATAATGGTTTTAAGTGCATACTCACGGTCGCCCGCAGCATATGTACCCATAACACCGTTATTCCAGTAATTCTGACCAATAAGATCGGAGCCGGCTCTAACAGTTCTAACATAACCTGTACCCTTAGCTTCCTCATCGGTTTGAGCATAAACTTTAACAACAAGTTTAAGATCTTCAGAGGCCATAAGGTCAGCTAAATTGATGTCTTCCAAAGAGTCCGCATCAAACTCCGCAAGACGGTTGGCTACTTTTGACCAGTTCTCCAAGTCACCGGCTGTAGAATCTACAGTTACAGTGATAGGAATAGGCAGCGTAAGGGGTCTATCATAAGGCCCTAAATGACCAAGCTCTGATAGAGGCTCACGTGTAAGGTCAGAAGAAATAGTACAACCAGTCAAACGCCAAGCAATATCCCACTCAGCGGCATCATTGGCTACGATATAAACTGCAACCTGACCCTGACGAAGAGCGCCCAGAAAATCAGGCCTTGATGTAGCGTCAAGTACTTGGAAATAAGTATTTTCGGTTGTATTGCCATAGCCATTGGCGGCGTACAACATTTCTAATCTGTCCCCAGCACCAAATGTAGTGCCTGTCGGAAAAGTAATTACATGTCCTGTACTGTTATATACAAACTTAGACGCTCTAGCAGCTGCTTCTTCAGCCGCAGCTAAGGCAGCTACCTGTGCTTCAGTCATAACAGCTACATTTACCATCTCGTTGGCGCTAGCATCGTACCAAGTTACCGCTGGAGAACCGTTATCATCTTTACGTAAGAACCCAGGGTTTGCCGATGAAAGCTCGGCTACTGCATAAGCTCCAGCAGATAAAGTTGTGGAGGTCTCTGAACCGGTTGTAAAAGTGAAAGTATCCATGTTTACAAAGCGACCGGCATTCAGAAGCCACATCTTGTTATCGGTTTCAGCGCCGTAGTTCTCAGTAGCGTTAGCACCGGTGGTGTAACTAAATTCGAGGCTATTAACATAAACTTCGTCCATAAACAGAGTCTGATCTATGTTATTAGCAAGTGTACCAATAGAGCACTCGTCCTGAACAGGAGCCCAAATTGTAACACCGGGTAAGTTACCACATACGATTGAAAAGTCAGCCAGAGAAACACCATGTAGATAGGTGCTTGTTTCTGCAAGCTGAGTACCACTTACAACAACTAAATTACCATTTGTACTTGTAGCAGTAGCAGACATTGCTGCTTTTGCAGGTGAAACCTGTGCTAGTGTAGCCAGTGTTTTGACATCACCGAAGTCATTTGTGTTCAAGGTCACTGCCACTGCTGGAACGTCATCGACAACGTCAATGATATCCAGATGACCGAGTTCAAAAATATCTTCACTGGTAAATGTCGTGGTGCTTCCTAAAGATTGTACACGGTAAAGAACCTCACCGTTACACCACACCGATTGGCTCGCATAAATTATTCTATTCCTTGCCATATCGTTTTTTCCTCCTAGAAAATTAATTTTTTTGAAGACTTACTTTTAAATAAAGTGTAATTCTATAAATTTTTGGTTGGTATGTTTACTACTTCCTTTGTGTTTAATAAGAGCTGAGGCGGCCCTATGTTAAACCAAAGCCGTGTCCTCCCACATCCTGTGGGAAATTTAAAACTTCTACTATATCTTAATAGGTTAGTTAATTAGTATGTATATATAATTATTTACTAACTACCATCAAGGTAAGAATACATATCTAACGATATCTTACTCCGGTACGCATTTAAGTCACTCAACATTACTTGATCAACACCTCTTGACATTACTAATGGCAGATTAACGTGTCTTGATGTTACGTTATCAAAATATAAATTACTTACTCCTAATACTACTGATCTATCAAATAAATTAGTATCTTTATTAAGGTTGTATTTCCTATTATAGAATGTGCCATCGTAATCTAGTACAGACCCATCTGGAAAATCCATTAATGGTATACTTTTTAAATACAATGCGTTGTAAATAACTTCTACTATGTCATTACGTTCAGATGTGGATGAAGCAAAAACATGTATATCCACTTTTCTAGCATCTTTATGACCGCCACCTAATTGATAGCCAGTTTTATCTGTACCATTAATGTCAATGACAACTACTGGCGGATCTTCTGCTTGTATAGCTGCCCACTCATCAACTATACCGGCGTAGTGCCAATAGTAGTCTACAGAATGAGGGGTCACGGTGCCTGACGTTACTATTCTACCATCAACATAGTCTACTATATAGCTGTTTTCATCTATTATATTACCATTAATGTCATACACCACAACCCGCTCTGATTGTTCTCTAGTTGGGAGTCCTCTATAACAGTAAGGACTTGTACCGGATACAGTATCGAAATAAAGCCATCCTCGCCCGCGGGCGGTAGGTTTAGGTATCATCTCAGTCAACGCTTCGTACACAAAACTGGTAGCTGAGGATATTTCTGGTATATATTCGAGAGGAATATTTTCTTCACGTTCAATAAAATCTACTAACACTATTTCTTTAAGATAGTGATATAAACTTAGATCTTCTTTACGTAGCTTGGTCATTTCTGAACTCATTTAATAAACCTCTCCTAGCTTTAATTGCGCATCTATTACTGCTTCTTTTATCCACAGAGGTAATTGTATAGCAACATAATCATTTACATCTTTAAATATATCCATAGGTCCAGCGTTAGAAAAAGGGTACATAACAAAATTAGTTTTTAACTCTTTTTCTTTACTTCTAATAAAAGCATTATATTTTAATAAATATATCTTTTCCTTAGCGGACAAAGAACTATCGGCTACGTGCTCTGTTACACCACTTTTGCCGAATATTTTAGCATATTGATCACCATTAACTTCAACATATTGTCCTACTATACCTTCTAATATATTTTCTATAACCCTTAATTTACCACTAAAATCAAAGTTGGACATATCAGGAACAGTAAAAGATACCTGTCCATTGGTAACTGTTACGTATTCAAAGTTATCTAATCGGGCTATAAAATCTTCAATATAATCTTCAGGCCTAGTTTTACTACGCTTATCTGTAACCACATTAGTTAGCTGTTGAGAGTAAGAGTCCACAATAACATCTTTAACCTCATCTATCCTAGAAGTCAGTTTAAAGAACAGTTCTTTTTCTATAATATTCTCAAATTTATACGCTATTTCATGTGCGGATTTAATTACTTTTAATGGTGCTGCCATTATGTGTAGTCCTTAATTATCTCAGTAGTGTCTACTTTGGGCTTGTCAGTAGTAAAAGCAGTAATGATTAATAAAGATTGATTACCCAAGCCTCTTAATAACGGAGGTTTTGATAATTTACAGTCTACTCCATCTACTATAATTTTAACACAATTTTTAAATAAATCAAAGTATTTAGGATCTGTTTTTAGTTGTACTATCGTAGACCCTTCTGTGCCCGCTGGGGTGTATGTCATCGTATTACCAAAACCGCTAGCGGATGGGTCCCAAGTAATTAAGCAGTCTGCCCAAGCCCTACGTTGTGTTTCCAAAAATCCTTTACCAGTACAAACTGGACACCTACCACGTAAAAAGTATTTATAGTGTATGGTGACATTACCAGCAGCTTCCCACTCTGCTTGTTTAGCCAAAGCTTCTAAGGGTGTCCAAGAGCACTTGCCAGTACTTGAATCAGTCATTTTATCATAGTAGCAATTTGTACATTCTGATTTTATTGGCTGTTTATACACCTGTACTTTACGTGATAAGCCTTTAATTACATTACGTATTGCTTTCTGGTACCTATCTTTTGTAAAGGATTTAATGCGGTTATCTTTCATTACTTAATTTCCCAAAAGTTTAAGTATGTAGTATTAATGTTTGTCATTAATCGATCCTTACTCCACCAATACCTAACATTCTTACTGAATGTATGGCGTCATCTAAACGTTTTCTTATTGCATCCAATAATTCTTTTCTAGCCCGTATACCAGGTGATGGGTCATACTTAGAATTTTCATCAGTTATTATTGCACCATCCTCACTTACGTAATCCCAGGTTTCTGACATTAGTAAATCATAAGCACAAGCCAGCATGTATATTTCCGCATTAGCGTTGGCTGCTGTTAACGGAGGAGGCGGGGGTGTGTTATCATAGGCTTCCATAATTTCTCTGTCTGACCATCTAAATGTGTAATACCAGATGTCTACCCCGCTTTGAATCATACGCCCACCTGATATAACAGTAACAGGAGTGTCAATATAACCATTAAATCTTAAATACCTATAACCATTTATGGAGGGATTGGCAGTTTCTGTATATTGCACCCCGTTCATATTTACAAAAGCGGGCCAGCCTTTTTCATCCAGCACGTAAGTCCGGCCATCCGGCATTATAGAGGATTCTGCCTCATCACCATATTCCCTGTCTAAACCTATGGGGTCACCTATAAGTAAACGTATACGTTTTATTATTAACTGATCTGCTGTACCATATTCGATCTCAGGAGGATAGGCCGGGTCGTAGTATAAATCTTGTGCCTCTCCAAGTATAGGGTCTGTCCAACCACTTACTGACCCGGTAGATGAGCTATAGTATCTAGATGTATACCAATCCGCAGCTGCTCCACTTGGGTCCATAAAGTAGTATTGACTATATTGTGGTAGTAATATAATCTCATCTGTATCAGTAATATTACTTATCTGGTCTGTACCAGATACAGCAGTGTAGTATGTAACATCAACAGGCGTCTGTGGTATGCCTATACCAGAGTAACGCATTAGCTGTATTCTATCAAATACTGATAATATTGTGGCTATGGAATCTAGCGTAAAGGTGAGATTGATCATTTAATCCTCCAAATAACTACATTTATAATTCTTATGTTGGTTTCTGTTACCCTTGGCGCATGACACCATATGGGCCGGGTTAAGTTTATGCTCCCTACAAAAAGACGCTAAACAGTCTATAAGTATAATTTCGCCTGTAGGTGTCTCTATACTGTATTTCTTGGCATTTGGATTTAAAGCCCCAATAAATCTACCTTTTAATGTAGTAGCTATTTTACTTTTAGTTTCATTATGTCTTGGTTTACCATAATTAGGGTTGTTAGCCCCAACATACATCCCAGAGTTCTTCCTTGTTTCTGACATCTTTCTTTTGGCGGACTCTGTATGTTTTCTGCCTTTTTTAGACGCACTAATCTTTTGTCTGGCTTCTTCTGATAGAATGTTACCGTAAGCGGGATGATCGGAGCCTTTTAATCCGTACATTGCATTTAACTCGCCTACAGCCCCTATACTATTAGTTCCACCTTCAGTCATATTGTACCCTTTGTTAAAACTATTATACTCATTTATATAGTATATTTCCTTTTCATTCAGCGCTTCTTTATTATAAGCACTATCTAACTTAGACCAAATAAAATTGGCCGGGCCGTGTTTTAATAAAGCTTGATACAGTTTATACGATTTACGTTTCATGGCATTTAAATGTTGTGTTTTACGTCTTGCCAAAGTATGCGTAGTTTGACCTATATATACTTTACCATTAATTACATTAGTTACTTTATATATTATACCGTAAATATTCATAATATACCTATAAATTTGTAGGCCATGGAAACACTACATTAGTTTTTTGTACACGCATACTAGGTTTAATTTCTATTGCTTGCGTTGACTTTTCACCAACCTCATGAGCATGTGTCTCAGGATCTTTTACGGCAACAACCCTGGTTATTACAGAACCTATACCCATTATCACGTCATCTAAATAGATACTTAAAGGCCTGGTGGCTTTAAATTCTATCTCATCTATATACACCTCGGTCATATTAAAAGAATCAAACGGTATATAGATTCTTTGCCATTCTTCTATCAAACTACTGTTTAAATAATGCCTTAAACTTACGGCATTACCATTAATACTGCCTACACTTTTTAAAGTAACTTCTATGTCCGCAGCTGCTGACCATTCTTGTAGGTTTAATTGCACCGCTATTAAGTCATACTCCTCAGTACTTATTGGGGGACCTATACGTATAAAACTAAATGAACTATTGGTTAACATACCAGAAGCGTCTAAACCATTTGTTCCTGATTTCATGGCATCCGGTGATTCTACACCAAAACCACTATGCAACCAGTCGCCCCCTATATCTGCTACGCCAGTACCATTCCAAATATAGTAGTAGGCCTCTGTTGGACAAACAACATCAATTTCTTGTAATAAACTGTCATTAGTTGTTGTGCCTGTACCATGTACATAGCCTATTATTCTATAAGAGCCTAATGAGGTAAAACATACCTTTTTTTCTTTTTGCTCTAAGCCTACAGGGCTCTCCCATGTTAGTTCCCAAGAACCCTCATTATCTTTATACACTTCCCAATGATAGCCTGTCGTTGTTCCATCAGAAGAAGTACCAGTTATTTCTAATAAATAGTAGCATTCTACTGTGGTAATAGTAACATTTGTAGTAAATACCACATCATAACTTATAGTAGTGGTTTGGTTGTACCAACCATCATTCCAATAGGCTGTTAATGTCACAATACCAGAATCTATCTGCGGGGTGTATTCAAAAACGTAGTCATGAGTGACATTGGTCGCTGTTGTTAAGTCCCCATCTTCATTATATATCCAAGTATATCTATAACCATTTGGAGTATAAGTACCTACCCTATCGTAAGAAGTAGTTGTGTTAAGAAACTGCGCTTCTTCCGCAACTGTAACTTGGGCGGGAAACTGTGTAAAATCTACTAAGGGTCCGCCGAATAATCCTTGCTCTATTGGTATACTATAACTTATTACATGATCTTCAAAGTAGTCATTCCAATGTATATCTATACTTATTGTGTGTGTTCCTGGATTAGTAAAAGCACCTAATACGTTTGATTGTCCATACCAAGAAGTACCTAACCCCTCTGTATGGCTTATCACATCGTCTCTATTAGCAGAAACCAAAGTAGTTGTTGAACCAAAGGCCCCTGTGTCAATTATAGCCCAGTCTATACTAATTATTCTATTGTCTACATCAGTACCTGTATATTCAAATGTTACTGGTGTATTTGGGTCCAATACAACACCTGATACTGCCTGATGACATGTTATAGCTGGAACAGGGGCATGATATAATATCTGTATACTTTTGGTGTCACTTGTTACTGTGGCACATTCATCTTCTATATTTATATCTACATTATATATACCAGCAGTAGCCCATTGGTGTGTGGAGGATGCTACACCAGAAAGGTCTAATGTACTTGCTGTGTCGCCCCAAAAATAATCAGTATTTGTTATGGTATTTACTAATTGTATGTTTTCTCCATAACGGGTTCGCCAATGATTCATAGTGACGCCATTAAAATCCCAACTATGCACGTCATAAGAAGTGTTGGTAGTGGTATAATTAGTATTAACTAAACCCGTGGTTGGTAAACTCCATACAAGATTAGGTGCTATATTACTTTTTACTTGTATATCTAACGTATACACTGAACTACCATCTAAGGTAATTTCTGTTGCGCTCCATTGTTCTAGTAAAGAGCAGTCAGCATTTCTATCAGTAGTTGTGCCTTTCCAAAAAACTATTATTACTTTTGCATTATTTAGTGCCGCACCTTCTTGCCCTAAAAAAGCTTGATCTCCTAAATTAAAACTCCAATAAGAAGTAGATTCACAAATTCTAACATCATTCCACGTGGAAGCTGATGAAGCGGTACCATTGTTATAAAAGTATGCTTGGTATTTTATGGTAGCCCCTGATAAAGTAGCGTCCTCTAAGTAGGAAAAACCATTTATAGTAATGTTTAAAGCCATTATTCACCCCAAACTATTTCCATAGAAATAGTATTCAATGACTTTATCCAAAAACCAGAAATCTCCTCGTTATCTCCATCCACAGTTACTAATTGAAAATTATGCGGACTACTTTCTGGAGTAACGCCTACAATATATGAATAGAATGCCTGCACATCCCCTATATAAGTATTACATACTTCTACTTTATTAGCACCATAAAGATCAATAATCTGATCTATTACATAATTTTTAATTTTGGCCGTAGTAATCCCATCATGAATGTGTTTATGCTCAGCAACCGACCAGTAACCTTGGCGAACAGGGATAGATATGAGTTGCCACCCTGGCTCTAGCTCAATCGTGCC